CCTTGATTTACCTTGATTTACCTTGATTTACCTTGATTTACCTTGATTTACCTTGTCTGGAGGTGTCCCCTCCCGCAAAACAAACCAACCCCACCAACTCCCAGCATAAAACCCGAGACCTTCCTCCCGATTGTTCCACGTGGAACTCCCGATTAGTCTAGGATGTCGAGGTCTTTGTTCTTGATTGCCTTGTATATTTGCTTTATGCAATGGATTGATAATAAAGCCAATAAAAGAACTATGATCAAAGGCAAGGCGTCGCCCGTAGCTATAACATACCGCCCCAACTCAAACGCCATATACCCACAAAACAAGGTAAGCACCAAATATATAAATACACCCATAAAAATATACAATAAGTAACCGTGATTTAAAAACAATACCCAAATAATACAAATAATTGAGTATCAACAACATAATATATATCAAGCCTTAGAGCTTCCTCTAAAGAAAGATAAGCCCAGACATAGATAAAAAATATACAATAAGTACCGCCTATTATATACCTTTTAGGATCGATTCACGCACGAAACCATACATAAGGGCACAATATACCCGCCTGCATGGATATAGATATATACAAAATAATACATAATAAAGCATTTTACTTACACATTTTCGGTCAAGGCTTAAAATTTACCGCCTTAACACTTTTATGTGTAAGCAAAAGCATTGTTATGATATCATATTGTAAAATATAGGCACAAAAAAGCCCTTCAGTCATATATCACTACATTACTGAAGGGCACAAACTTTAAAATCAAATAAAAACAAATGACCTATTGTCTTAACTTGTTAGCCATGTAACTAACACGTTTCCGCCTGCACTTATCCGACTCCCTACTGCAATCTAATTTATTAGACTTGTGTAGTTCTTTGATAATCTCAACGTAAAACTCAATTTGAGACTTTCTTACAGCCTCTAAAGCCTTTTCTTTTTTAAATGCTAGCTTTCTATTAAGATTATCAAACTTTCTCCTATACATAATTTATTCGTTTTAAATGGCACCAATAAGAAACGGTAAGCCGGGAACGACACGGCCGGCGTTATCGATACGACCAGCCTAACGCCCACACGCCCCCTATTCCCTTTGGATTAGTCCCTTTGCCGGCAACGAAGCCGACCATATACGCACATACGTTACCCGTGATACGTACCGACAAGGCGCATTTTGTCCGTCAATTTAACCGCACAAAACACCCTTGTAAGGGTTGTTATTTTGCTACTACATATAGCGCATAAGTATTTAAGCGACCTTAAACGCTATTGCCTTGATATATTGGCACGGTAATAACCCCGTAATACACTTAGTACGTGCTACTCACGCACCGTACCAACATACGCCCTATACATGCGTATATACACCAATATACCCCGTGTTTTACACGGCCTATCCGGGAACCGGACGTATTAACCCGTCTTGATACAAGCCCAAAGAATAACGGTCCGTCTTGCGACTGAAAACGGACCTAAACCACATTGTTAAGCGGCGGCCTATTTACACAAGCTATCGAACGCCAACGGCTATACCCCTACCCACTTGTGTATGCTTATATCAATATGTTAAATATCATGTCCATTTAGTCTAGATCAGTGGCACGGCGTGAACGTATGGACATTGCCACCATAATGCCCTCTATGTGATTAAATAGAGGGCAAATCGTTTGTTATTTGCCATTTTTAGGGTGCGTTAGGTAGTAGGTAATACATTTGGCTATCAAATTATATGTGTATCGCTTGATAGGTATAGCTACTTTGACGATACGTTTATCTGATCCGTTAAACACCTCATAGTAAGGCACGCTACCCGTGTCGTTGTATGCTATAGGCTCACAATATCCAAAGCGTTTATGCGTATCACCCAACACGGCTATATCGTTTACCTTATCTGATGGCAACTTGCTGTTGTTTGCCTGATCTTGCTTGTCGTAGTATTCTCTTTCAACCTCTTTGTAGGCGCAAAAGGTATCATTTACACGTGGTAGTATCTCTTTACACAATTGTATTACTACCTCTTTATCCTTTGCCAAAGCAACCAAAGCAGGTATAACAGCTTTGTCTACTTTAATATCGTTATCCTTTAGTATTTCATTTATCTCTTTTCCTGATTTAAATAGTTGACACCACGCTTTGACCGCTCCTGTTAACGTTTTTTCACTTGCTTTTTTTACTTCGTTTTGTACTTTGTTTAAATCTTTACTAGTCATTAGATTTACCCGTGCCCTTGGGATTTATATTGGCATCTAGCACGCCTGTTTGTTAATATTGTTATCTCACATTGCAAATATAGCACATGTTTTATTATCTAACAAATATTATGCAATAAAAATTCAACGATTATATATAATAAAACTAATCAAATGTAAATGTATATTAAAATATTGGTTTATATCATTGATAATCAACAATTTAAATTGAAAATAAGCATTCCTTTTTGGTTGGCTGGTCGTTTGCCGTTCCTTTTTTCCGCCCTTCGTGGATTGGGGGGGGCGGTCCAAAAAAACGGCAGACCCCACGGCCCGATTTCGGGGAGGTGGTCCGTCCCGCATATCCCTCATATCCCCATCCCTCCACCACATATCCCGCATACCTCTACATGTAATGCGCATTCCAGCATATCCATCATTCCCCAACAACTTAACACATATCATTAATTTTATTATATTTGCGATATAATTAAAACATAATATATTATGAATAAAGAAGTTAAATACATGGGGGGGGGGTATTTATATCCTTCGTAAAAATTTATTCTTATGATAAGGAGGAGATTTTATTCAAGTTATAAATCCCCTGTTGATAATGGCGTTTATGCCGTTAAACAGGATGGTAGATTAATACCTTTGTCAAAGGCGGATTATCAATGTATATCCGTAGCTATTGTACATGATGATCATAAGATCATGATTGAGAAGAATGAAGATTCTAATCAAAGCTACAAAACAGCCACGTCCGGTTTGCCCGATTCTTCTAACAAGACTTACTCTTTTTATTGGGGTGAATATGGTACGGATCAGACCGGCATTACAAATTATGACAAAGTAGACGGGAGCAATGATTTTGGTTTCCTGAAACCTGAGCAAGATTCATACAAAGGTACTCCATATCTTCCGGATGATGTTAGCTCCTGGACGAATGGGGCTTTATCTGATTGGGATGGGAAAGCGAATTCCAATGTATTAAAAGGGGTGACTACTGGTGGCGGTTCTTATACTTCCTATGCGACAGCCGGTCATGTACTTAATACGTTCTTAGCTAGTGCTGACGCTAAAGGATATGATGATTGGTATATCCCATCATGTGGTCAGCTTTCATTGATATATATGTACTTGATTAGCGTCAATAACGCGTTATTGGCTATTGGTGGACAGCCGTTAGATACCAGATATTATTGGTCTAGTTCAGAGCATAGCTCCAACTCCGGATGGATCGTACTATTCAACAATGGGCGCACATTCACCCGATACAAGCGCCTAACCTCTTCTGTTCGATTTGTACGTGACATCGAGTGATCATACACCCTACTGACCCAATAGAACGGGGCTGGCTCCCATCCCTTATAGCCTTCCCGGCGGGTATGACGCCAGCCACCTTCCTTGGTATCTTCCCTCCCCCATCTAATATAATTTATTATATTTGTACGTAACTTAAATTATTTAATCATGTATCAATATATTACATATAACTTCGTGGGGGGGTATTTTAACCATCAGATAAGGAGGGGGTATGTTTAGGCGCAGGACTTCTTCTCCCGGTAAGATCCACTACCGTGTTGATATAAACAAGAATATGTGTCTTGGCGTTGTAGATATATATATTGATGGGAAGCCATATAAACATGGTTTTAACGGATCTCATCTTGATATATATCGCGATAAGAAGATAAAAACTATAAGCATAAGTGGCCAGATATCATATCTAAATCCGAAAAATGAGTACAATGTTATTTTGGGCATAAGTGGAGGTATTATAGAGGGAACCCTTACGTATCAATATAATTCGGGTATGCATTGCGAGTTGGCTAATAAGGTGATATACGGGAATAGGATAACTAATTTTGTTCCTGTAACGGTGATAAAAGATCCTGGGAAGATCATTAATTTCACTTACAGATCTGAATTACAGACTCAGGTTTTAGATGAAAGTTATGTAAGTTGGGATGGTGATTATGTATTAAACGATAATTGTATAGTAACTGATCTTTGTTCGGGATGTGAATCTTATGCCTATGGGAAAAGTTCTCGTGGTAACTATCGAGTAACGGTAAGGATAGTGTAATCCCAAGGGAAGGAGGGAGACCTCGTCCTTCCGGGCCTCCCCCGTCCTACCACCGCCTCCCGTTCTTTTTGGCTTCTCCATGTATTGTCTTTGACCGGATATCAAAAATTTATATCTTTGGAACAAAACTACAATCATGTTTAGAGACACACTACATAAAATCAAGATCTTCTTCTGCGACGATGATGTTGAGAAGATATATGTAAGGGACAGTACGGTCATCCGCAACAACGAGATCCATAGGATGTATAATGAGATACTGGACGAGTTAGGTGATTTGGCTACGGTCGTATCAAGGAACTACGTATATGGTAAGATAAAGGACAGGACGGGATTAAGTATCCGTCATATCAGCAGGATAATAAACCATACTAAAGTCGAGGAGATATGATTAAAGACGTAATGGAGAGGGATATGATAAATGAGATATCCACGTTGTTTGTAATGATATTCACGTCAGGGTTGATGTTTGTCATGCCGATGTTAGATATAGAGTGCGATGATATTGCTATCATAATAGGATCAGGAATAATACTATCTTTTATACTAACCATAATACCGATCTTGCTTTCTTATGATATAAGGGATGAGATCATTGAGTTGATTGAGGATCTGGATAACCAGATAGTGGTAGACACATCGGTATATAAAACGGATCTGCCCTAGGAATTACCTAGGGCAGGTGGTATGCTATTTTCTTTTAACATACTTATCTATCAGATCTATTGATAGTTTAGCGCCCAGTTCTTCCTCCAACAGGTTAAGGTAGTTCCGGTGCAGGCATCCGCCCCTCTCCACCTCCCTAAAGCCGGCCCCGTCCCGGATCCTGACCAGCCCTTTCCTTGGATCCATGTCGATCAGATCCCGAAGCTCGTTCATGTTCTTGAACCGGCTCTCTATTACCTTAAATACATCGATCTTAGGTCTCTTATCCTTATCCTTGGACTTTATTTTAATTCTTCCACTCATATCAATTATCCAGTAACTTTACATGTAATATGATTCATATTATTATTACCGCAATAAGCGCACATAGATACGTAGGGAGAATATACTCTTCCACATACCGGACATCTCCATCCATACATAACAGGATTTGTTTGTTTGTCAATTTCTTTCAAGCCCTCATTAGTAGTGGATGATGTATTTTTATTTTCCATATCATTCATTACCACGGTGGTTTCCTAACCGACGTTCGCTGGTCATGAAGCCATCCTTATTTATCTTATCTGTACTTCCAAATCCATTATCACCTCTATCAGATTTTCCAAGATCTTCTAATGGCCCTACTTCTTCCCATATGATACGTTCCCGTCTACGAATAAGAAGTTGTGCTACCTTACCACCTACATTACAATAATAAGGACTATTCCTATCCATTTTTCTGTGAACTATCATAATTTCCCCACTATATCCTTCATCAATGGTAGCAGGGGCGTTTTGCATAATTAGCTCGCTATTAGTAAAACCACTACGTGGACGGATTTCCATCTCATAATCCTCTGGCAATGCTACATGTACGCCAGTATGATATATGATCCTGTCTCCGTCAAGTTCTATATCCTTAACGAACAAATCCATACAAGCATCCTGTTTATGAGCGTATTCAGGCAGCTTAGCTCCTTCTTCCAGCCATATCTTGACCTTACACGTATCTATACCATCAAGTAACTCAACTGCCTCTTTATAGCTCATAGGTTGCTCTGAGGCTAACGAAATGGCTCTTGCCAATAAATCTTTAATCTTGCTCATCGTATCTTGTTTTTAAATTCTTTCCCTTTCGGGCATTGTAATTTACATTCCTCACCACAAGCGGAACAGTTGGGTCTCATTCCGGGCACCCCTCTTCCCCCGTACGGCCAGTAGGCGTAATCGCAGACGCTCCAGAACGCCTCCATCGCCTTGATCTTGGCATCGACGGTTATCTTCTCCTTCACCTTTTTCATGCTTTTCCTGAACTCGTCTTTCATATCCTTCCCTTCTATCTGTCTGGCCTTACGTCTCTCATTCCACCAATTATAGTAGAATTTATCTGCCATCTTATAAGCTTCTGGGTCAAATTTATCACGGTGCAGGATAGGGGCATCCTTGACCTTTCTCAAATTCCTACCACAAACATAAGCAAGCCCGGCGTACGGAGGTATGTCCTTAGGATCAACCAACCCATCTGGCACGCAGTAGTAGAAGTAATTTGGGCGACCGTACCTGACCCAGTCCCCGGTCTCGTATAGGGCTTGCTTCCGGGCCTCGAACCATCCTTGCATTACTTGGTGCTTACCCTCTTTCTCGAAATCCTTGTTATAGTCAGCTAATGAGATCTTAACCTCAACCTCATAGGCGTACATGGATCTAGTTATAGCCAAATAATCAGACTCCCAGTTATAGACATATAAGTTGTTTATAATCCATCTGGGAGACACCAAGAACTTTCTGTTAAGGATATCCAATATCCCTCTCTCAGTATATTCAGCACCTTTATTTGATCGCCGTGTTCCCATCTCCAGTAAGAGGATTATTCCTATATCCTACCGCCATTATAGCATTACCTATCAACATCCTCAACTTATCCATATCTTTATCATGGAACGAGAAAGTGGTTAAGATATGACCATTGGTCTTATCATAAGACTTTATCATCAACACAGCCACATATTCCCCCATCATCTTCCCGTTCATAATATCAAGATCGATTATACCGTGATCTATTAGATCAACCACATCCCATCCTGCTGGTAGATACTTTTTTATTTGATTTATATCCATATGATTAAATTATTAAATTTTGTATAAATATATTTTATACATTTATTATCGCTCATTCATATATGAGCGATTTATTAAATACAATATTCATTGTGATAAAAATAAATTCGTTTTAACAGATACCAAGCCATGGCTGACATATTTTAATTTCTTGCAAGATACATCTTTCTTATTCTCTCCATTAATATCCCGAATATTAAATTGCCCAGAAAGCCTTCTTGCGTAAATAAAATGCTCTTCTCCTTGAAACATCACTTTATCAAATAACCTAAATCCAAAAACTTTAAAAGGAGCCTGGTTTCGCTTTCTAATTCCTCCTTTCAATATTTTCATCTTATGAATCTGACGGTTATGGCGACGAACTAATTTACGTTTGTAATAATATCCAAGCCTACATGAATTAAAATTCCTTGAAATCACAAAAGCGTCGGATACATGGGATTTTTCAATTCCATGGTTTATACGATTATATTTTGTTATGTATCCGAACGTCATCGAAACGTTATCGTATCTGGATTTTAACTCCTCGTACAACTTCCATTTCATGATTCCCATGACGGCTGCGTCACGAAGTGACTTGCCTCTGCTTACTTTCAATTTGATATTTCCTTTATGAAATTCCTTATGACAAGTCTCACAAAGAGTAATTAAATTGGATGGTGAATCTCCTCCTATCTTCCTTGACTCAATATGATGGATATTAAGGATAGGATCTTTTGACTTACCCTTACAATGCTGGCATTTATGCCCGTCTCTTGCTAAGACATACTCCCTAACATTCCAAAATCCTAATTGCTCACCTTCCTGATACTCTTTACCTGATATCTCTGGATTCTTGATCTTTTGAGTATCAAATTGGGCTACCTCAACAATCAATTTTGAGACAGGTAGTATAGAATATACAAAACTGATAATTCTAATATGAGAATCAATCTTATGGCGGACAGATGGAGCAATCCATCCATCCTTCTTGGATTTTACCCTATTATTGAATCTTTGCTTTCTATACCTAAGCCTGCTTCTTCTAGTCCTCCTTAATCCCCTTCTTGTTGATAGAAGATCAACAACATCACTCCTTAGAATAACCTCACTTGCGTAAAGCTCCTTGCTTTTCGTCGTAGCTGACAAACCAACATGCTTGGTTCCCGAGTCGACGCCTAACACAATCTCTTGTTTGTAATCGGATGTCTTGTACGTTAATTTGATGGTAAAAGGACATGTGTTTACAACGACCGCTTTGTTGTCTTTTAGCAATCGCCTAACCTTTCCATGCCTTGTCGTAGGCATCATCGGTTTTCCATCTATGTCCTGTACATACACCATTTTACAAACTAATTCAATGTTTATTCAACATAAGTCAGGGCAAAACCCTGTTAGTACCCATCGCCAATGTTATTGAAGGTTTTATATAGGCAACACTGGAACCCAAATACAATCCCTGTTTAATCACCTACCTTAGAGCTACGGACTTGGATAAACATCCGTAGGTAACTATATATTCTCCAATAACGTAGTCTTTATTTCAAGACTTAAGCTAATAACCTGATCCTATATAGATATATATAAAATATTAAATGAATTTCAACACCTTATATATTATTTGAGGTTATTAATTACCGACCTACAGGAATATGTTTAAGAAAACACCATGTACCCCAACCACGACTCGAACGTGGATCCCATCTTTAGGGGAGATGTGCTACTTTCCTCTTGAGCTATTGGGGCGTATACCCTGATCCTCACGGACAAGGGTATCAAACAAAATCTAAACTCTAAATCTAATGACAAATTATATTAATCCAACTGTGGACCCGGCCGGACTTGAACCAACAACCTGCTGGTTATGAGCCAATTGCTCTTACCGATTGAGCTACGGGTCCTAAATATACCACATCGTCTTTCACAAGAGGATGTGGGACGGAATTTCTCGAAGTTTATATAGTAAAGTTATGAAACTATTGTCCAACATTCTAGCATATAGCACCAATCCTCGAACGGGAACGTCTCTATACCAGACCTACCCCATCCCGTCCCCCAACTGTTCTGTAGGACGAAGCCGGCCTTGTCCCAGCCGGTGAGGATAACGGCATGACCTCCCAAGTTCTGTCCTTGGCCTTGCCAGAATCGATTACCATAATTATAGCAATACAGACCTATAACCAGAGGCCCATTCAGCATCAAAGCTACCTTAGCCGATACTGGGTCTATGATCCTAGCGTAACTGTTTATTTTCTCCCCATCTACGCCTACGTTCTTGATAGACTTGATAGCGTCACGAAGAACCATCCCGTCTTGATCCTTATCCTCTCTCAGATCATATATATCGTAGGGAGAGATCTTAGCCGGTCTTTTAATAGCCCTTATACTCTTTCTCCAGTTAAGTATCTCAGCTAAGCTTACCGCAGCGCAAATAGGAGAAGATCCTTGATCCACTACGCTATCAACGTTATTGACCTTATACTCATCAGGGACAGCCTCATGCTGCATGTTCATAATAGCGTCCCTATCATCTGCTGGCGATGGTATGTAACCTAGTCCGTATTCCATTACTTATCTTTTTTTATGGTAATCAATTATCTTGATATTAAACGTATCGGATCTTTGCCTTACCTGTATAGACCCTCTAGCCTTTCCCTTGGCGTCGTATAGGGCGGTGAAGCCAAAGTTATCGACCCGGCCGTCGTCCAGCGTAAACCGCCACTCCTTCCATTGGCCCATCACGGTCCCGGAAGACACTATGGAATCCACCACATAAGATATATCAGTAGTATCATATTCCGTATAGTAGGTTCTTGACGTACTGCATCCGACAACCGCTAAGGTAAATAACGTTAACAAGAAAAACAAGATCTTATTCACTTTTCTTAGATTTTTTACGTTTCTTAGATTTCTTCTTATCCTCCGCCTTATTCTCGACATTTACGTCAATACCGGCATCAGCGACCTCAGAGGCGTTATTTTCAGGTATATCAATATGACCTGAGTTAGGATCCATCTTATCCTCATCAACAACAACCTCATTAGGAACATCGATGTCTAAAATCTCTGCCTCCAGATACTTGATACGATCTGACATAATTTTATTCTGATCCTCAAGTTCCTTATATCTTCTTCTAGCCTCATCGAGTAATTTAGATGATAGTTTATGTTTCTTCTCGATATCCATATAAGCCCGTTTAAGAGTCTCTTTATCTTTTACCGACTCATTATATATCTCTCTTGATTTACTAAGCTCATTACCCATCTTAATTATAATAGAATCCTTTTGTTCTATATCCATATTAAGGGAATCGGAAAGAGTTTCAAGATACCCTACTTTCTCTTCTAATTCCGTTATCTTCTTGAGGGAATCCTCATAATCTCTTTTTAATCTACTTGAATAGCTAATAGCCTCATCAAGATCCTGTTTTAGAGTATTTATATAGCTACTCTTTACTATCTTCAATCCGAACATGTTCATTACTTTTATAAGTTCTAAAAATATCGGCTTTTATCTTGCCGACTATAATTAACTCAGCTATATGTTTGTCTTTCTCGACTATAGCCATATCCTTACGGACATTAGTGACCCTGATCATGATATTCCCGTTATTAGACGAGACGAACGGTGATCCTACCAAAGTAAGTCCCGTATCTCCGGTAAACGACGGCAGCATCATCAACACCCCTATGGTATTATCCGGAAACGACGCCCATACCCCTGTGTCTATATCAAGGACATCACCCTGTCCTAATGGGAAAGCATTACCCTGCTTGATAGGAATATCCTTACCCAACGAGTTCCATGCTTTCGAGAATCTTACGGAGTTAAGGAAGATCTTCCCCTCTTCCTCCATCATCCCTACCATAGGGTCGCAATTCAATCTAACCTCGTTTTGTTTATCATCCGGCTTCTCCTCAAGCTCATCAAGGTCTCTGGCTGATGTAAACGACTTGCTTTCCAGAAGCTTTTTAATATCCTCAATACTGGCCATTATAATTTGATTATTAAATAAACGATCTTCAATCCTAACTTCAAATCAGATGTCTTCTCGAACATCTCCCTAAGAGGTAAGATAGTAGCGTCAAGATCTGACGCTACCCATTCTCCATCCTTATAATACATATCCTTTTCCTCGGAATACGCTATACAAGATCGATGCCCTAGGTTCTTCATAACCGTATCTACCTTATTTTGGGTAGGCATCGAGACACGATTCACTTTAGTAGATATATTGAAATTACTCTCCATTAACTTTCTGATTTTTAATTAGTTAATTAAAATGGAAGATCACTGTCGTCTCCAAAAGGAGGATATTGAGGAGGTTGTTGTTGACCTCCAAACAAAGGGGCTTGCGCTTGCTGCGGAGCCTGCTGGTATGATGGAGGAGGCGTTTGCGATGGAGCCTGCGTTGCATATGACGGTGGGGGCGTCTGTGCGGTTGGCGTAGCGCCCATGCTTTGGCTTCTATCCTGTTCCGATTTTTTGTTTTCAGCCTTAAACTTTTCAAGATATTGTTTAAATACTTGAAAAGCGAAAGTGTCTTGAGCCGTATAATCGAATTTCTTGTTACCCATTATATCCGTGCTCTCTACCCTATCAGGCCATCCGTTCTGTCCGTTCTTATAATATTGCTGGATAAGCTCGTCCTTTCCATCTGGAGTTTCCCTAGCGTATGAAATGAAAAAATTACCGGGAGCATATTGATCCCCTTTCTTAGCATGAGCAGGATTTATTACCACCTTACGTTTTAGGTCAATATTAGGCAAGTACCTTACCAGTGACTTCACGTAATTATTAATACCTCCTTTTTGAGTCATCAAAGGAACGTTTATGAAATAATTACCATCCTCATCACTTATCTTTATGGACACGTATTTGGCTTTTATCCCATTGAACTCCACTTCTCGCACATTGATATCAGACAAATAACCTTCGATACCGTTCCAGAATACCATCCAATAAGAAACGGCTCCGGTCTTCTCGTTTATATGCTCCTCGAAACCTTCCTTTGGCTCTCTTGATGACTGATATAATAGTCCGCTACCACTTACTTTAAAGTAATGGTTATTACCACCTGATGAATTTTCTCTAACTCCCATTTTATATATTTTTAAATATTAAACAATAACTGATGATGACAAGAAATACTCGTTCTTATTATCCTCTCCATAAATCTTATTGAAATGAGATTTATGGTCATGTTCGATAACCACCCTATTACACGATATGCTTTTTATGATACCAAGATATCTTCCACATAATACGTTACATATAATATCTTCACCATGATAAGACAAAGAAGCAAGTCTCTCCTTACATGATTTACCGGAAGACGGGTTCTCTGACATAATACCGCATCCTTTATCGGTAAATATCAACTTGCAATGATCGAACTCATTTACCTTAAGATTGTTTTGGAGGGCTTGGACGAGTAGATCCTTATCAAAGACATAGGTACTTGTTTTGACAAAATGCTCGTCCACGAACCTCCAATTTGGATAATTACCCTCAAAATGGGTCTCATACATATCCATATCAGGCGTAGAAAAATAAGTCTTAGTATCGTCCACTTTTATAGACAACATATCCGATGACTTATTGATATGCTTATCAAGCAATATCGCGGATTCGTTCGATACCGGTATAAACATCTTCTCTACCTTATCCTGATTAGGGACAAAATACCTGTAAATAGTATTTCTATCCGTACTTACTATATTAATATTAATATCATCAATATCAATAACCACATTCTCGATGCATGGATAAAAGTCATCTACCTCCGTATAATCGCTGGCTTTGTTAAGAACCGAAACATAATCGCTCATCTTAACCTTAATTCCTCCATCAAGTATCTTATGTACCTGTGGGAATGTATTGATATCAAAAGCCGGACAACTATACTCACCAGAAGCGTAGTGGATCGTGATCTGATCTTTTCTATCCGAAAGCAGTATCGTAATCTCACAATTCTTCTGTTTTTTCATGAACTTAATAAAAGAGCTTGCCTCTACCAAGAAAGAGAAGTTAGAGTCAGCCTCTACCTCCAATCGCTCTATAACACATACCTTTGCATTTACGGAAGTGATATAAGCCAGATTATTGACAACATCTATCTTAAGATCCTTATAAAGGGAGTTGGGACCGGCATTCTTAACAACCGTCTCCAATTTGCCCAACTTCTCATTTAATGACTTCGACAAGCATCTTATAAGCATAACGAACAACTTTTTATTACATCGCAAATATAATCATAATTATATTAATACAAATACAATAAATACTTAATAGTATTAAAATAGTTTAAACTTACGTCTAATATACTCGGCTATAAGCGTAGCGTCACACATGCCGTCTTGTATCTTAGTAGGTTGTACTCCTTTTCCTGACCATGGTTTCACGAAAGAAACCAAAGGGAAAAGGCGCATGGCACATCGGATGGAGGTAGCCTTCGTGTCTAACTTCGCCGCCGTATACACCCGATCGGCTGTCGTATGAAGCTCCTTCTGCCAGGTCTTTGGTTGCACCTCCTCGAACATGAACCTAACATCCGGGTGAGATCCGTATCGCTCCATCATCTCCACCATCATAGCGAATAGGGCGTTCGGTTCCCTGCGTCTCCCGCCAAAGGTGAAGTTGCTGGCGGCCGAGCTGTTGTGGATGCTGTGGACGTCCTCGACGGCGATCGCCAGCGTCCCGCCTCCCTTTTCTTGGATCTTGTCAGCGGCATCGAGGAAGAAGCTTGATATAGCCCTAAGATCTATATCCCCCTTAACCGATATCCTTGGAGTCATAATTACCTTAACCTCGCCATTTTCTGGGATCATGGACAATCCTCCGGTATCTATACCCGGATCTATTCCTATCGCTATATTCATATTTTTAAGGTATATAATGAATGAAAATCCTCAGGTCTAAACACCTGTATTGAGTTATCCGGATACATACCTATATAATAACCGTAAAAAGCCCGTAGAATGCCATTTTCTAGGATTATATCCAAAGCCTTTACCTTGTGACCGTCAACCATCACATCAAGCTCCTTGGTTCTTTGGGATATCTTATCAAACCATTCAGGTATAGGATCAATCCCGTACCTGAATGCGTTTACTGTTGATTTTATAGAGATATACGTACCCATACTATATAAGATTACAATCATCACGTTTAACAACCTTAAAATCACCATTGCGAAGGAATATCGCCACATCAGATCTCGTATACGTAAGAGGTGTATACGATACCAAATGATAAGATGCCTGCCCGACGGCGGGGCGAACCGGTCTCAATACGGCTATGGCTATATCTCCGCCAAGTTCCGTGCCACCGGTGACACCCTGTAGGCACATGTATATGAATCCCTCATACTCATATCTCTTTCCAATAAACTCACTCATGGGAATACCTACGAACAGATAGTTCTTCACATCCCCTTTCTTAACCTCGACAGCGTTCTCTACACTGGACGGTATTACGTCTACAAATTTTACTCCTATTGCCATGATTACAAATTCAATTTAGTTCTTAATTCTTGACACAATTCTTGATTATCCCTCATGATACTTAACGTATTATCGACTCCGTTCCCTACACGAACATCCCCGTACCAGTACCATGATCCTTTACGGATAAAGATACCGGTTTCCTCGCATAACTTCAAAAGTTCAAGTTCCTTATCAAACCCCACGCCATAATACAAGGCTGTCTCTGCTATTTGGAACGGAACGGCTGTCTTGTTCTTCAGCACCTTTATCCTAACCTCATGACCTACTGAAGATCCGTCCTCTCCTAATATAACCTTCTTTCTCGCCATCTCCATACGGATAGAGGCATAGAACTTAAGAGCGTTACCTCCGGTCGTTACCTTAGGATCGCCGTATATAACACCGATCTTCTCCCGATACTGATTGATGAATACCAGAACACAGTCGCTTTTGTTTACGATTCCTGTAAGAACCCTCATGGCTTTGGACATCAAACGAGCCTGCAATCCCATGTTGCTGTCTTCCATATCGCCCTCTATCTCCTTCTTCGGTACCAGATTGGCTACAGAATCTACGACAATAAATCCGACCTTCCCGGACTCGACTAACTTGGCTGTGATGTCAATAGCCAGCTCCCCGTAGCTTGGTTGGGAGATCAAAAACCGGTTTATATCTAATCCCATTTTCCTAGCGTACTCAATATCGAAAGCGTTCTCCACGTCTATTATAGCTACCAGCTTATCTGGATGTTTTTTCTGGAACTCGATCATACTTAACGTACACATCATGGTCTTGCCACAAGATTCCATCCCGACCAGCTCATGGATCCGACCTACCGCCCATCCGCCGCCGAGGGCCTTGTCCACCACCAGAGAACCAGTGCTTTCCCTTGGTATGGATATTATAGGCTTATCATCGCCGAAGTTCATTATCGAGCCTTCTCCAAGCTCTTTATTTAAAGATGATACTAACTCATCTACGTCTGAAAAAAGTTCTTTCTTAGCCATTATAATCCGTATTCATCGAAATTAAACAAATCCTGTTGTTTCTTGATCATATCCTTACCGATATCAGATATCTTTTCTGGATTCAAAACACCCTCATTCTCATCCACCTTCTCTATAAAGTCAGATATCTTATCGCTTAGCAGTACCATATCTTCCTTAGGCACTGATTTCAGATAAAGACCGTCTATAGACCTACATCTTGAAAGAGCGGTATATATCTGTCCTATCTCGAAGGCTCTGCTGATGTCTACAAATATATTATCTAAAGTCATTCCCTGGGATTTATGGACAGTTATGGCGTATCCTAACCTCAATGGATATTGTATTATATAGCCGCAAGAAATGCCTTCAAGGGAATCATCTACCTGCTTATACTTCATCTTCTCCCACTTCTCTTTGGTTATCTCCACCTCAGTATCGTTATCTAGATGAACATATATCGTCTCATCAACAGTATCTATGCTGGTTATGATACCCATCGAGCCATTGACATACCCGTTGCCGTTTCTGGTTATTATGACCTTAGCCCCTACCTTTACTATAAGCTCATCCTCGCAAGGCGCTACAGGCTTCTCCCCGAATACAGTAGCATCGAACTTAAATACCTTATTATTGATCTTATCAAGATTAGTCTTATTTATCTCATAAGCTTCTTTGTTAGTTGAGCATATAATTATAGTATTATCCATATTATCTGGATACTTGACCCTACTATCCAATATCTGTCTTGACTCGTCGGTAATAACCCCACATCTTATATCCTCAAGTACGGAAAGAAGCTGAGGATCTTTTTGACGGAATACGTTCTCGAAGGTAATGACCGAGAATCCTGACGCTCTTAATGCCTTTGATGAGAAAAAGAACCGGCTCTCATAATATTTGTCGATAAAATCATCCGCCGTCACCACAGGAGGTAGTTGTGATAGATCTCCAAACATAATCAACCTAACTCCACCGAAAGGCTCCTTGCTACGCCTACATTGTCTAAGTATGTCAGCCACCTCATCAAGCAAATCAGGTCTTACCATACTGATCTCGTCAATGACAATAGTATCAAGATTCTTGATCTTCTTCTTCATAAACGGACTTACATCCACCTTATTCGACAACATACCTCTCTCGATAGAAGGGATATAAGGATCGTTCTTTATAGAGAAGAACGAATGAATGGTCTGTCCACTGGCATTCAACGCCGCTACTCCAGTCGGTGCTACGATAACGCACTTACCCAAGAACTTTACGATACGTCTCATGAACGTACTTTTACCACTACCAGCTCTACCGGTAATGAACAGATTCTCCCTAGTGGTGAAAATCTTCTTCAAGGCACGACCCTGCTCCACGTTTTTATCCACCGTCATAATATGACGAAGGAGGTCGTTTTCATTTCTAAAATCCTCTTTTACCATATCTTTTTAAGTTTATGGTACAAAGATACGAATAGTTATAATTAACTAATTGAAATAAATGTAAATAATATATAAATATTAAATTTTGTATCTGATACTCAAATCATCCAGCCTTACTCATCTCAACCCCTTTTACCCCTAAGAAAACGTCTTTTATAAAATATTCGGCGATAATTATATGCATTATCGTTCCTCTGTATGATAGTCTTAGGTGTCCGATAGTTACGTTTTTCCTGTCTTTGGTATTGACTATTCCATTGTTTTTCTTTACCTCATCATATAAATCGGATATAGTCTTACAGCACATACTAAGAACTTCTTTTATCATCCGATATACCGTTCTTTGGGATATTAGCATCATACCTTCTTTTGATAACTTTATATTCAATCTATCCATAAGATATGACACATTGAATTTGACAGTTCTTTTTTTAGTTACCTTATATATCTTATTTATATTTCTGTTTCTAGCTGAGAATATTATTTTTGATAACATCTTGACTCTATTTAATTTACGACTTTTGTTAGCCATCCTTCTTCTGGTATTCGAATCAAGATTTTTATCAAGGCAGGTATATACAGATTCTCCTTTCTTTACAAACATATCCTTTATCCTTGGGGTCTTACTAGCCTTATGCTTGTATTTTATGATATCCGATAAAGCTATCATAATCTCTCCTTCAGCCCAAGCCTTTAAGCTTATAAGCTGGTAGTTCATATCCTCATGAGAATCCCTTAATACATGTCGGTAGCAGAAATAAGCGCATCCATCCGATAGGATATCAATAAAATCATTGGTGTTAATCTCTATCTGATCTCTGTTTCCATCTTGCATCCTTTTTCTTAGAAACACATGTTTGGATACGTTTATGATAATAAGATATATCATTGCCATCTTACATTCATCGCTGATCTGGATTCCCGATCCATGATACTCCTCATGTTTCAATGAATATTTTATGGCTGTCACTTTCTTGCCTTCCTTATTGGTAACAGGCTTAAAATCAACTGGACATATAAGTGATCCGGCTGGAAGTTTTACACATCCTAGCTCATCTTTCTTGGTCTGAATATTACGTGGAATATATCTTTCGGTAAGAATCTTATCGAAATTTGATTTCATTATATGTAAAAATCTTATCTTTGTTCCCATAAGAGATTTTATTTGCTGCGAATATACGAGTTCCGTAAATACGAAACAAGTTATTCGGATGGATGGGTAGCCTGTGAAGGTCGCCCATTTGTTGTTTATACGAAATTGTCGTAATAAAATGGGGGGGGTAAATATCTGTGTTTCTGTATGATCATTTTTGACATCATACTTGTTACGCGCGCATTAATAGGTATATTTATTAATTATAATTAACTATATTAATATATCCTATTTCCTAATCCTCCATGTTTTGTGTAGGGCATATCATGAAGTCAAATGTCTATATAGCTAATTAATATTTTTACTGCCAAGGTGTAGTGCCGTCAGGCAGGACACCGCAGGCTTATAATAACAATGCCATATGATGTTACCGGAGTCCGGGATCCGGAAGGGGATCGGGCGGAGCAGAAGCCAAAGAAGAAAAAGTGAAGTCATGTGCAGTCGCTCACGCTCCGGCCGCCCGTATCCTCTACGGCAGGCTCCATCGCCCCAAGACTTCCCATTTCCTTTGGATTTATATCCCATAGCACGGCAGGAAGGCATCCAAAGGGAAAAGGTGTGGTCATGTCCCGTGAGGCAGGATAGAGCTGTCCACCGCCGCTCGGAGGCATGTATGGCCGGTGCTCAACTGGCCTCGTTGCCGTGGCTTACGGTGGACTCATTCGGCCTTCCTCCGCCATTTCCACCACCTTTTTCCTTTGGATGTTCGTAAATACATGCTAATCAGCATATATTATGTTGATTATGGCATAATTTCTTGACAACGATATTTTTTTTAAGTAGTTTTGTCGAAAACTAATTTTATATGCCGGAACAGAGGAAAGCTTTCGTATTCGCGTTGCCTTACGACACTAGGCTGGATATGATCCAGCAGTTCTTAAGGATATACAACGGCTATCTGGATTCCAAGGGTAGGAGCTTGATTACTGAAAGGACGATAAACTTACTTTCTTTCTACATCAATTACGGATACTCGGATGATACCAGGGCCAAGTACATGGATTGTTATGGACAGAAGGAATCTTATATCGCTGTCCTTAACAATGAGCTAAAGCGTGGCGGTTTTTTAGTAGATAAGAAGAACGGAAATTTCCGTACCCGTGAGCTGTCTATTGAGATGAGGAGCCTACGTAATTATTTTGTTCTTGACGGGGAGGGTGATGACACCCGTGTAATGGGATTCGTATTCAAGAGAAACAAATTGAATATCGATGGATAGGAGTCTTATTTCGTTCGACAGGGATATTGTCGATGAGGTGGTGAGAAGATCTGGAGGGAAGTTTACCAAGCAGCAGGTCGAATGGTGCATGAAAGCATCCGTATCTTATATCCATCATCTCGCCAGATATACCGATAATATATCTATCAGGATCCCGTTTATCGGATACGTTATCTGCAATCTCCGTGAGATGCGTGTAAGACGTGATAAGATACGTCGCATATATGTCAAGGAGGGTAATCGTTATCCAGACGAAAGGATGCCTATTGAGCTTGATTGTCTGGATAAGAAGATAAAGGTGATAGAGGGTATGGAGGGATTGAAGAACGGAGATCCCCTTATACGTGACAACCATGAGGCTATGTACCAATGCCGGTATGGTATGACATGGGAACAGTTACAGGATTTTCAACAACAACAATTTAAAAAATAATATGCAAACAATTGGTAAAGCCCAGGTAATAGCCCAAGCTTGGGAAGATAGTTTATTGGGCAGGATTCCTAAGGATGAGAAGGATTATCCGGGGTGGTACAAGAATCGTCTTGATTTATGCAAGAAATGTCCTAAAAACTCTTCTAATATAGCTTTCTTTAAGTTACCAGCTAAGGTATTGCTGCAAAGATTGATGGGAAGACAGGCATGCTCGCTGTGCGGTTGCTTTATCAAGGAAAAGGCTTGGATGAAGACAGAGGTATGCCCGTTGAAGTTCGTGGAGGGTGAGAAAGCTAAATGGAATGCTATGGAGGTGATAACAGCCGATCATAACGATTTTAATATTGAGTGCCCTAACGATTCCTTTGATATAGGACTGACGGATGATGAGAGCGAGTTTTATCTAAATATTTTTGATCAGAAAATAGGTGATAAGATAGAAATCGTGTTATTTATCACCCATAATGATGGTTTCCATGTCAAGGAGCATCATCTCGGATGTGGATGTATGGGAGATGTATCATATAACAAACATCCTGACAATGAGAATAGAATTATATTTAGGATGACGTTAGATACCTCAAAATATACGGAAGGTCATTTTGAGAAACATCTATCTCTTATGGGTTATACTAAGGACGATCCTGAACGTAATTTCAAACATTTCCCGCTACGTATTATAGGGGAAGCTTATAAATAATGCCATGAGGAATCTCGTAAGAAGCAAGATAGATGACCGTATCCATGCCCTTATTGTCATGGAAGTCGGATGCCGAGAGTTGCCTGAATATTCATTGGGTGATATACTTTACTCCGCTTTAAGGAGGATAGCTAGGGCTAATGGTGGTAATGTCCGCTTCTTGCGGGATGTTAGTACCAGGGATTTATTGAGGTCTATAGACCAAAGCATCAGTGATGAGATTGAGTTAAACAACAATGATTATAATGCGTAATATGGAAGATAAAGATATAAAAACAGAGATTAGAGATTATCTTAAAGAAGAGGCGGATACTCATATAAGGCATTGGATAGCTATAAAACGTGAGAGCAAGCGTTTGTATAGCGATATTGAGGATAGGACTAAGAAGATAGCCCTTAAATCATCTTCATTGATAAAAGAGGAGGATTTTGTCGTTCTTCATGAGATGACCCATAAGATACAGATGTTGAATATAGAGGCTGTAAAAGTCAATTCTAGGTTGATGTTCATAATCCAGTTGGCTACCAGCTTCGGTATGGATCTGGATTTAGATACGACATATGCGTCCACCGCCAAGAGTATTATAGAAGACAGAACGTCTGGATTCGTGTTTTATGATGACAAGGAACGTCTTAGATATGCTGACAAGGAGCTTGAGGATATGTTCCATGACATGAGCGTGACGGAAGTAAGTAAGATCGGGGTTGTTCAATCTTATAAGCTTCTTATGAAACAGTATAACGAGTTTAAGGACATGAAATCCAATGCCACAGGGAAGACGAAAGCCGACGAGTAAGGACGTCGATCGGGTAAACGATAATCTTGAGGTCATATCCAAGGCCGTGGATGACGCCAAGACGTATATCGCCAAGCATCCATGGGATAAGGAGAAGCCTGAGGATATGGCTAGGGCGTTCGATTTCATATCCAAGCTGATCGATAAGATCAACGTATGGAATGACTCGTATATGGAGAAGAGTGGGATCATGGATGTATACAGGAGTGTCAGCAATGTCCAGAAGAAGGAACGTAAGGGACAGGTTTCCGGTGGTATAGAATCCGTATTAAAAAATATGCGATCATGAGTTTAAGCACGAGTCCAGAATTTTATGTAAACATGAAGAATCCCCCTATATGGAACGATCTGTTCGGATGGGAGGATCAGGATGATGATGTTAAGCAGTTCTTCACGGAGGAGGCTTATAAGGTCAAGAACGGGGTGACTATCAACGGTACGTTCATCCCGCCATGGCTTTATTGGCATGTTAATTTCTTTCCCGTATTTCAAGACCTTCCAAATGGAGAGCGTGTTCCGGCTATCAGCCGGTTACGTGATAATGAATGGTTTTTCGCCGAGATGTACCAACGTGCCCGTCAGGAGAAGAAAGGGCTGGGGATGTTCGGTACCCGTCGTTTTGGGAAGGCCCTTCTGGACTCGGAGCTGATATATACTCCTTATGGACCTAAGAAGATAGGGTTCGCTGATATCGGTGATATCATATATGGCGATGATGGTAAGCTTACGACTGTAGTAGGCGTATATCCTCAAGGGTTCGTTGATATGTATAAGGTTACGTTTGAGGACGGGCGCAGTATAGTATGTTGCGGTCAACATCAGTGGAAGGTTAAATATCATGGTGATTATAAAGTCATGAGCACTATGGGTATCATCCACTCTGACTTCCAGAAGATGACTATAGACATAGGGGAGGCCGTGGATTTCCCCGAGCGGCGGTGGCTGATGTCGCCCCAGCTCCTTGGGTCTCTGACCGCCTCTTTCCTTTGTGGATCTACCGACAGGATCTTCGAGTTAAGCAATAAGGAGATGGATGATATTATTTATTCATCCAAAAAACAGAAAGAGTTGTTTATAAGCTCATTCATGAAGATAGCTTGCGGCATAAGTACTGGTGACGATCGTTTTAAGGTCGTTTACAAAAGTGAGTATATTATATCCTTCGTAAGAAGAATATTCTGGTCTATGGGATATTATTGCGTCATGGATGGTGATGATATGTATATATCTAAGACCCATAACAGGCTTAGGATATCCGATATAGATTATTACGGGAAGTATAAAGCTACTTGTATTGAGGTCGATAACAAGTCCCATCAGTTCCTTACCACTAATTTTGTCGTATCCCATAATACGACTATCATGTCATCCCTTCTTCAGATGAACGCTACCATGACGATCGGGCTTAGTCATTCCGTGGTAGGTTTCAGCGATAGCGATTTATCTAATATAGGTGAGTATTGTGAGTATGGACTTGATCATGTGCATCCTTTTTTCAGGATTAACAGGACCAAGACCGATTGGAGTTCTGGTGTCACCTTAGGCAAGCGTATGTCCAACGGGGTTCGTGATGTTCATGCCATAATATCCATAGCCAATATCAACATGGGTAGGAAGACATCCACGCAGAAGACTGCCGGTCTGACCCCAGCCACGGCTATTTTCGACGAGGTAGGTAAGGGACCTATCAAGAAACCGTACACGGCCGCCATGCCGTCCTACGACACTCCTTATGGCTGGCGTCTCAGTCCTATCTTGGCTGGTACCGGTGGTGAGGTGGAACTATCCAAGGACGCTCAGGAGATGTTCTCTGATCCTGATACATACAATCTCCTGGTCATGGACTGGGATATTTTAAATCGGAGAGCCATGAAAGGGAAAACATGGAAAGAAAGGAAATGGGCGATGTTTGTCCCCGGTCAGATGGCTAACTCCGGTGTTAAGAGAACTATAGGATTGGGCGATTATCTTGGTAAGCCTGATGACAAGAAGCTTAATAAGATCAAGATCGACGCTACTGATTTCGAGGCTAGTACCAATAAACTTAATGAGGAACGGAAGAAACTATCTACAAAAGATAGGGTTGCGTACACTTCTCATACCATGTTCTATCCATTTACGATCGACGACTGTTTTTTAAGCTCATCCCAGAACCTATTCCCGGTCGAGTACGCTATCAAGCATAAGAATGATCTCCTTGAGTCGGGGCAATATAGCGGTATGCTGTGTGATGTCTTTCTTGAGTCAGGTAATAAACTGGGGACTACTAAATCGAATAAGCAACTGGCTGGATTCCCGTTTAGCGGCGGTGTTATTGACGCTCCTGTCCAGATATTCGAGATGCCTCAATCCAATAGGTTTGATGATTTTATTTATGTGGCGGGCCAAGATCCGTATAAGCAGGCCAAGTCTGATACTCCTTCATTGGGATCCTTTTATATATTCAAAAGGCGTGTTGGTATCCGAGATCCTTATGCCTATAGAATAGTTGCCTCTTACGTATCCCGCCCATCATCTATAGACCAATTCTGCCGTACGTGCGAGGTGCTTCAGAAGGGATATGGTGCTATATGCCTTATGGAGAACGCTGACCAGATGTATGAGCAGTATCTTAATCGGAAGAGCGGTATGCCGGCATCTTTCTTCTTATTCGCTGGTGAGGCTATAGCCAATAAGTATGTGAAGGCCGGCTCCCGGCAGAATAGCAAGCTGGGGCTATATCCTACCCCCGGCAACCAGAACCTGCTCTTCTCCTGTGTGGTGGATTATTGCTGGCAGGATTTCGTTATTGGTTATGATGATAGTACCGGTCTTGATATAACGGTTAAAGGTATTGAGTTGATTGATGATATAGCTCTTTTGGATGAGATAATACAGTATAAGCCCGGATTGAACGTCGATAGGATAATAGCCTTCGGGCATGCGTTGGTTCTCGCTAGGTATTTTGATGATAATAACTACATGCCTAAATCGAAGATAGATGAGATGAATAACGCCCGTAAGGAAGATGCTTATAAACACCATGAGATATATGCCTCTGCATTTGGATCGGTATCTATAGGAGCTTTTAGGTAAATGAATGTCAATTAAACGCCTATCTTTGTTGTAAATAAAATTGAATAATCATGGAAGTGTTTAATAGAGATCATTCGTTTCCAGCAAAAGGAGCGTTATTAGGATTACCTCCTCAGGCTATTTCCACGAAGAAAAAGAACAGAAAATGGAAGGAGGATTGTATGGACGCTCTTGAGACGATAGGATTGAAACAGTATGATCGTAACCAGATGTACCGTGACTATTATCTGATGGCGGATGGTAAGTTATCTTTTATGGAGATGGCGGATGTTATCCCTCAGTTAAGGAACGTGCAGAAGCTAAGGAGCGATATAAGGATACCTTCTTTCTTGAAGCATTATGATATCATAGGTGGTATCGTAAACGCCTTTGAGGGATGGCTGACAAACCTACAGGATAAGTATACGGTTAATGAGGTAGGTGATATGGCTATAAGTGAGTATGAGGATACGATGTCAAACTTACTTCATCGTCATATACAAGAACAGTGGGATATTATCGTCAATCAGCGTCTTGTGGAGGCTGGTCTTGATCCTACGTACAATGAGTTTAACTCTGAGGAGGAGCGTCAGGCTTATGTTCAGCAAATCCAACAGGCCAAGACGTCTATGACCCCTGATGATATCCAAAGATTCATGAGCACAAGATGGAAGACGCAGGCGGCTGTATGGGGAGATCATACGATCGAGGCTGATCGTAGCCGGTTTTATATGGATGAGCTTGACAGGGAGAATTACCGGGATCGTCTTCTTAGCGGAAAGATGTTCCGGAATCATTTCGTTGGTTTCGATTACTACCGTCCGGAGGTATGGAGTCCTATGGAGGTTTTCCATCCTGATGTAAAATACCCGCAATATGGATCTTATGTAGGTCGTCTTCATTATTACGAGGGTGTCGAGTTGATATCAAGATACGGCCATAAGATGACAGCCAAGGACAAGCGTCGGATTATGGGAGGTGATGATGATTATGAGGGATGGATATCTAATGACGGCGCTAGGTATGATTGGAAGAAAAAGAAACCGTCTATTACCGGTATGTATGAGAATGAGGTTATTCCATGGAAAGGATACCATGACTATGAGTCTATAGTCGCCGCTGAGGACTATTATGGTGTGCCGATGGGAGAGTACCATACCTTCGGACCTGACGGGGAGGAGCACACCCAGCCCCGCTTCTTGCCCCGCTTCCATCCCTTTGGATATTTCAACTCCGGAATGGCCGATGGCAAGAGATATGAGATAGACTCTCGCCTTTTTAGGGTCATGGAGGGATATTGGGTATCCATGAAACCGATATTCTTAATAACTTACATGACGGAGACCGGAATGGTGGATCAGGAGCTTGTGACAGATGAGCTTCTCCCGGAGTTCTTGGAGAAGAATGGTATAAAGAAAGTGAAGAGGGTCATGGCAGAAGCCGTCAGTGATCCTGAGGTGAACACCTATATCTTGGAGTATGTCCCTGAGGTTAGGTTTGGCGTTAAGATCACCGGAGGTAATTTAATGGATAAGCCTATATATATTGGTGGGGATCCAATACCTCATCAGATACATGGTGATAGCAGTCTGTATGATTATGTCATTCCGGTTTCTGGATTTATAGGGTCTAGTCTCGCTGATCGCATACAGCCGTTCCAGATGATGTATAACCTTGCTATGAACCAGCTATACAATAACGCCGAGAAGGAGATCGGTAAGTTCTTCTTAGGCGACTTAGGATTCCTGCCTACGGAATATAAGGATATGATGGACAATAAGGGAGCTTTGGCTACTTTTATGCAGATCGTTAAGTCCGTCTCATTTATGGGTGTAGGTGGTAATGACACAAACAATCCTTACCAGAATCCGCAGATGAGCAGCATATATAATCAGTTCGGTGTATATGATCTTACTAATACGGATCAGATAAGATCCCGTATGGAAATGGCGTCTTACGCCTATATGATGGCTTATAGGATGATAGGTATATCCGAGCAAGCGATGGGTCAGTCAACTAGATACGAGAGTTCTACGGGCGTAAAACAGGGAGTTAACGCTACTATGCTACAGACCCAGACTTACTTTAATGATTTCGATGACTTCAAGAAACGGACATTGGATATTCATCTAGCCGTGGCTCAAGTATGCCAGAAGGAAGGATACGATTGGACCGTGATGTACAGGAACAGCGATCTGTCCTTGGCTTACGTCAGTCTTACGGATAATAGCTTGTCGTTACGTCATCTTAATGTTATGGCTGTCTCTAATTCCAAGAAACGTCTGGAATTGGAGAATTTGAAGCAATATATATTACAGACGAATACTTTGGGCAATGACTTGCTTGATATCACTAGAATGATGAATGCCAACTCGACGGCTGAGATGAATCAGATAGGAAGGGATGCCAGATCTTACGCAGATCGTGTAAGACAGGAGGAGTACCAGAATCAACAACGACTTGTACAGCAAAAAGCCGAGGCCGATCAACAGGTCCGTAATGACGAGCATGAGAAGGAGAAGGAGCTGGCTTATATCAAGGGTAACTTCGATTTACGGGGTAAGAGCATAATGGCCGCCGGTCAAGCGGCTAGGACACAAGATAACGAAGAGGGTATGGATTATGTGGAAGCTATAGCGGATCGAGCCTTGAAGGAAAGGGATCTGGATATCCGTGAGGAGGATATGAGAACCAGACAGGCTAACGCTGAGGCTGAGCGAAGATCTCGTGAGGAGATAGAGAAAAGGAAGTTGGAATTAAAAGAAAAGGAGATAGACGCTAGAAACAAACGTTCTGATACAGATAGGTTTACGTCGATAATAAACAAGAATTGATTACAAGTTTTGTAAATATTTTTACAAAATCTGTAATCATTTTGGCGTAAAATTCTGTCATATACTATAATGGGTTTGATTTAATTGGTAATTGGATTAATAATACTTTTGTAAAAAGCAAAAAAGGAAATTGTATGAATGACATGGGTGATTTCGCTAAGGGTTTTAAGACCATGAGTGTCGAGGAGCTTTTTTACCGTGGTGACGGTGATGGCGATAAGAATAATATCGAGGGTAAATATGATAAGGATGGTAATCCTATAGGTGATACCAAGGAAGAGCCTGCCGACGGCGGAGCGGCTGAAGGTGGCGGGGATAAGGGCGGCGACGCTACCAACCCAGACCCAGATTCCTTTGGCGAAGGCGGTACTGATAATAATAACGTGGTATCAGTGTTTAACGGGAAATCTTTCTTGGAAAAGATGGCCGCCAGAGGTATCATCGACAGTATCGATAACCTTGATATTATGGTAGATGATAAGCCAGTCGATCTTTCTACTATCACAAAAGAAGATGATTTACTTGATATAGTGGAGGGATTGATCAAGGATAAGGCCGATGAGTTGTTGAAGGATAAGGTTGATACCGGTTCTATGTCTGACTTCATGAAGAAGATGATAGAGGTGGATAAGGCTGGAGGTAACGTAGGTCAGCTTCTAAACCAATATCAGAACATTCAGGCGCCGTTGGACAACCTTGATATGAGCAACAAGAATGATCAGCTTGCGGTCATCCAGCATTATTATAAGATGTTGGGTATGCCGGAAGACGAGATAAAGGATAATATGGAGATGATGATTGGCAAGGGCGATGAGTTCATTGAGTCCAAGGCCAATAAGTTCCATGATATCCTGAAAAAGGAGATGGATAACCTTATCGAGGAGGAGAAGAAAAAATCCGAGAAAAGGAAACAGGAGTTGATTGAGCAGATGAAGATCTATAAGAAAGGTCTTAAGACGTCTATAAGCTCAGGGTTCCAGTTGACTGACACGATGATAGGTAAGGCTGTCGATTTCGTTACCAAGCCGATAGACAATCAAGGTCATACGGCTATAGATAAAGCTTATTCGGAGGCTATCAAGAATCCGGACATGGCCGCTGATCTGGCTTTGTTCTTGATGAATAAGGACGAGTTCCTTAAACAGAAGACTAACAAGGCTAAGATGGAGGTCAATAAGAAGACCATCACTCTTCTTTCTGGCAATAAGGGAGGAAAGCAAAATAAGAATAATATCGATAATGATACTATAGAGGCTAACTTCCTTGATCTGAGTGGATCAAAGAGTGTATAACATTAAAAGATAGATAATTATGAATCCTTTTTTAACAAAAAGTTTTCCGGCTACCGTGAATGGTGATAACGTTATCGCCTTCACCGACGCCAAGAACTATAAGACTTCGCTCGTGGAGCATAACCTAGGCTCATTAGCGAGCTGGTATTATGAGAATCCGGACAAGAATTTCCTTGGTATGTTGAACCTGTTCTCTAACATCGCCAACTATCCTGTCCCAATGTATATGGGTATGATTAATAACGGCGCTACGATCTCCGTTAACGGTATTGGAGCTTCTTTCCGTTATGATTTACCTGTTACAAAGACATTCGCTGTCGTTACGGCTGAGGATACTTCAGGTCATCATCTAAAACCGGGTATTGACGGTAGTTTGTTTGATATCGTTTTGAATACTTCTGAGTTTACGGCTTATGATGTCATTACCTATGACGCCGCTAACGGCTGTAATATCCTTATCTCAGGTGAGATCCCGTCTAAGACAGAAGGAGATTTGACACGTTATTGGGGTCGTGTTATTGGCGGTAAGGCTAAATACTTCCCTAAAGAGAAATTACGTCCGGGTATCCGTTATTGGAAGATCGGTCATGCCCTTGGTGAGTACAGTACCCAGTTCTCTAAGGTATCTGGAGCTGACAAGGCCGGTTCCATGACTTGTGAGTTCCGTTTAGGAAACCACCGTGGTGTTGAGGGTGAGACAACTATGTATGCTGGTATGAAGTCCATGCAGGCCGCCCAGAATAGCACTTCAGAGTTCGTGGAGACTGCCCTTCGTCGTATGAATGCCATGAGAAGCGAGTATGAGGGTAATATTCCTGATTTGGCTATTATCGGCAAGACTGTTAATGGTAGACTTGATTTACGTACGGCTAAGGTAGCGTCCACGCTGGAGGTATTCTGTATGGCTGAGTTGGTTAAGCTGGAAGCTAGACAGTTGATGTGGCAAGAAGGTGGTATTATTATGGATCAAAATGGTCCTATCCATTTGAATGAGGGTATCTACCGTCAGCTTCGCCGTGGTTATACTATCTACTATAGTCGCCCGATGGGTATTACTAAGGATACTCTTATGGCTGCTGCCGCTTATATTTTCCGTGGTCGTCAAGATCTTCCTATTACGGAGCGTAAGATTAAGTTCAAGGTAGGAGCTATGGCTATGGTCAACTTAGAGAAGTTGATTAGAGAGGCTTTCTTTACTACGTTGAGTAATTTGAGCTGGGGTATGGGTAGTGACCGTATGTTGCCTTCTAATCCTATCTCTGGTACTAATGATGCTATGATCTTAGGTCCGGTACAGGTTAAGGGAGCTTTCCTTCCCGGCATCGGAAATGTAGAGTTCGAGCACGATCCTTCTTTGGATTACGCTGACATGACAGATCGTAGCGAGTTAGTGAATGGCATGTATCCTAGATCCTCTTATTCTTGTATTATTGAGAATATCACTGACGCTGGATCGACTAACGCGTATTCCGCTATTCCTAATACGGCTAACGCTAAGTTGGGTAATATGAATAACAACGTATTCTATATCAAGCCAGAAGGCGTAAGCATGTGGTGGGGCTATGAGTATGGTCGTTGGGCACACAAAGCTAACGGTAATGAGATCGTATCATCCTTGCCGGGCATGAAAGAGCAATTCTGGTGCCACTCAGCTTCAGCGGCTTGGGTTATGGATAACAGCAAGTTCTTGATTATCGAGCTTCAACCGAACTACTTCGGCTAAGTTTTTTTTCATATGTAATTTGGTTTTTAGAGGGGAGGATATTCCTCTCCTCTTTTTTTAGGAAAGTAACGCAAAAATAAGGAAATGAAAGAGATTTTAAAATCAAAGAAGGTATTGGTCGAGGTAAACGGCTTCAATATCATGTCAGATACCTTGTATGAGGTAGTAGGTAAACACGACGGAAGCGCTCCGCAGGCCTTCCAAGACGCCAATATAGCCAAGGCTCCGTTCCCGGAGAATGCTACTCACGTATGTTGCCCGTGGGATGATTTCTCAGAAGTTTACAATACCGGTTTTTATCCAAGATCAAGATGTTATAATGGCATGGATAAGGATGAGGTTGATAAGTTGGTTGATCAGCGTGTCAATAATATAATGAAGCCTTTTGAGAATATTTCCCAGAAGGATCTTTCCCAGACCAATTTCGAGTTTTGGGATGATGCTAAAGACAAGATCTATATGGGTAAGGTTTATAACACGGCTAATACCGTTGAGTTATTTTATTTATATCTGGCTGTATTTTCTGGCATGTTGACTCCTCAGGAAATGGATGGTGATCCTATTTTCATGAACTCCATGTTCTGTTTCATTGAGAAAGACAACGCCAAGGATTTCGTTCAGCAGCGTGAGATCAATAAGATGAATATCAGCTATAAGTTCATCAACGCCCTTAAGAAAGATGGCAAGGAACGTCAGGCTGTCATCGACCTTCTTCTGTACATCGGTATCGTGACCCGTCCTGATTTTACGGAGGATGATTATTACACCGGATCACTATCAAACTGGATGAACGAGAAGAAGACCAACATCGATTATCTGCTTGATATTTGGGATCGTTCATTGGAGGGTGATTTCAAGGAAGTTCTTGAGTTCTATCGTATCGTAAATGTCCTTCAACGTAACGGTCGTATCAACATGACTCCATCTGGCTTGCAATATAATGGTCAGATCATAGGTCCTGACACCCGTACGTCCGCCGAGTTCTTGGCTACCAAGAAAGATCTTATCAGTGTAAAGGCTAATGTCTTGGATGAGTACGAGGAACTTATGTCTATTTCTAATATAGACGATAAGACCAAGAAGGTTAAGGATGTCAAGAAGAAGGAAGACGTAGGTGAAGGTGATAAGGTTAATACGGAGGAATGACGATGACGATCCAAGAAGCGTATCTAAGGTCTTTGCAGAAGAATGAGCAGAATCTCGCCAATGGTGGGATTAAGCTTGATCCCGGGAGGTTCGTGCTTTTGTTCAACGAGGCTCAGGACAGGTTGATAAGATACTATCTTAATAGGAAGGATGATGAGACCATCCGATCTATACAAACTCTTCTGGTATACTGGAAATCGCTTAATGAGGTTAGTCATATTGATGATCCCGAATCTACATCATTCGGTCTTCCTGATGATTATTTATGGTTCTCAAATATAAAAGGATCGTTTTCTTATAACGGATGTGAGGTTGGAGATTTTGTCATGTGGGAGGCTAAGAACGAGAATGTCCATGAGCTTCTTGGGGATGATAATAATAAACCTTCTTTTGACTATCGGGAAACGTTCTACACCATAGGTGACGGGAAGGTCGTGGTGTATGAGGACGGCTTCCGTACAGAAGAGGTCAGGATGACCTACTACCGGAATCCGGTACGGGTGGATCTGGCCGGGTACATCAACGCCGCCGGCGAGCGGTCCACGGACATCGACCCTGAGCTGCCCGATCCTTTGGTGGAGGAGATTCTGGATATGGTCGCCAAGCAATTCAACCTTAACGAGAATGAACTAAGTAGATATAGGATGGATAAGGATAATGTGGCTTCCTTTAAATAAACACCGTTAGTTTGATCATTAAGCCTACTCGGAAACGGGTAGGCTTTTTGTTTTACATAAAATGTAAACATCATATTATGTCGTATACTCACGACCTCATTTTATTGAGGTGATGTTGTTTATGATTATGTTTGCGTTAGGTAAATGATTTTTGAACTAAAAAGTTGATAATATGTTGCACAGACCGCAAGACCGGGTACTTTTCGTACCCCCGCACGCTAAGATGGTGGATGTTGATTCCATCTTATTAAAGGAAGGACAGATCGGTATTTACGATACTAAAGATACTTCCGAGAACGGTTGTAAGGCCGTGATTGATTTTACCGGTAAGCCTCGTAATGATAAGCGTTATGAGATCCGTATCGGTCGTAATGAACAAGCGGCTTCCCGCTCTATATATGACAAGGATTTTTCCACGCCTTTGTTCTCGTTGAATGAGATCACCGAGATTTACGCTTCCTGGCCGAAGAAGGATCACGCTTATGTCGATGACGTTATCTTAGGATACAATGGTGTCTCTGACGACACGGCTTTCTCCGTTTCCAAGGGCGACCGTATCGTTATCCGCTTGATTCTCGCCGGCAGGGCTTTCGAGCTTCTTGGCTACGAGGGAGGTCGTGTTGAGATCTTTGACGCTATCCTCTTGGATGATTGCGACAATACCCCTAATCAATGCGAGGAATGTGATCCTTGCGAGGAGGTTGATTTGTTACCCGCCGTATTGAAGTGTATCGAGCGGATGAAGAACCAACCTATTGCCGGTGGTGGTAAATTATCCGATTATATTGATATCATTCCGGTTACAAGATGTACTAACGAGGCTACTGAGCCTGATACGGAGGATGTCAATTTCTATTGCATGGAGGTATGCGATACTGGTGATGATCTGGCATTAGCTGAGGTCCGCGCTCAATATCCAGGATTGAAGATCGTACGTGAGACTATCGAGGGTAGCATGTCACGTTATAAGGTGATGAAGAAAGGCACTAAACCGGCTGATTATACTCAACGTCTTATCTCTATCATGAAAGGATGTACGGATTGTCCTCCTAACTATACCGAGGTTAAGGGTGGTTATCTGTATTCTATCTCCTTGGAGGATGACGGTGTCGATATGTCTACTACGGTGGAGTCATTGCCTAACGTTGTAGCCGATACGGTTAATAAGATGAGTCAGATCAAGGGATCAGGTTTGTATATTGCCGCTACTTCCAAGAAATTGACGGATGAGGAGATCTCTACTTTCGTGGAGGCCAATCCTACGGCTATTATCTACTATGTGGCTAAGACATCCGATATGTGCGAGAATCCTACGGTTCGTACCGCTTCTTGGTCGGCTTGTGGTTCTTGCAAGGTATCCACCGAGAAGTATTATATCACGATCCCGGATGATGAGTGCGGGAACAGTGCTTTGGAGGAAATCAAACAGGCTTTCCCGGAACTGGAGATCACTGACTACGGTACTCCTGCGGCTTGCCAGCATAGCTTCCAGACAACGGTATATACTAACATGTTGTGCGATGAGTGCGATAAGGTGTTCGAGGGATTCTTCACCAGCGAGGCTCCGGCGTCCTACCGCAACCGTATGTGGAAGAAATTGGAGTCGGCTCAGGAGCTTGGCACTAACTGCAAGTGCGGTATCCGTTTCCGTGGCAAGGAAATGTTATTATCTCCATCAGAGTGCTTGATGGATAAAATGACTTATATCGAGGATAGCGTTGAGATCGTTGGCGCTAGCGGCGGTTATCCTGATTCTCTTGACGAGGGGTCTCCTATCTGGTGGGATCAACTTAATTTCGAGAGACTGTCCAGCAAAGCGCCACGTACTCATGTCGGCGGTAATATGATGGATGACGAGTTGAAGGGCTATGCTCATTTCAACGGTTTCCCGAAACATCAGGATTTCATGGGACGGACGTTCATGAATGAATACAGCCGTGTTGAGCAAACAGCCCAATACGTGGACTTCCAGATCACGATTAATCCTCATAGATACTCTCAAGGATTCGGAAAGGTTATCGCCGACGATCCGGTTAATTTGATCTTACGTGTACGCTATGGCGCTCATGAGGGAGTTCAGGAGATGATTAATATGATCGGGGCGGCCGCTGGTCTTGGCCCGGCCATCGTAACTGAGCCGAAATAAAGAACCTTTTTTGCGTTCATATATTTCCTAAAGGGGAGAGATTCAATTCTTTCCCCTTTTTTATTACCTTTGAAGCATAAGAATTAAAATGTTGTAATATGTCAGCTATTAATGAGTATCTAAAGAGACTTGCTTCCATATTTGGTAGCATGGGTTTCTCCGTTCCGCCAGATGACTTCTCAGGTGTTGTCATAGACGGAAAGACGTATCCGGTCATGATGAGGAATGACGGGTGTTACGTGTACTTCGATGATAAAGGAGTAAAGAGACTTGTAAGCGAGGTTCCTAAAAAGGACTATCAGTTCATTAACATCAAGGACGCCCGTGTGTCGATCGTCAACCAATGTTATCGTACTCCGGGAGGTCAGATAGAGGCTCGTATCCATACCTATATGAATAATAAGGGTGAGATATTGGCCGAGAAGATATTTATCATCAACTCTTCAGATGTTGATACGCCTATTGGTACGGAATTGGATAAGATTCCTGCCGAGTGGGTAGCTATAGATTGTAGCATAGCGGAGATGACCGATCGGGAGTTGATATTCGTAAGTAAATGTTACGCCACGGAAGGGGGCAAGGTCCAGATCGAGGGCGTTGAGTCGGTAGACCCCCGCCTGAACCCGGAGGTATCCCATTATGAGGTGGTGAATACGACTGACGATAGCAATCCTATCGGTACGGAGTATGATAAGATACCCGATACATGGAGTCGTATAGTATGTGATTTCCCGGACATGACCCAAAGGGAGATAATACCGGTGCTTAAATGCTTTGATACCGGGACCGGAAGGGTACAGATAGAGGGGTATAAGATATTTGATTACGAGATGGGTACCAGAAAGGAATGGTATCGCGTCAAGCAAAGTACCGATCCTGAGAATCCGGTAGGTAAGTTTATCACCAGCATAAGCGATGACTGGGTTGAGGTCGTTTGTGACTTCACGGATATGGAGGACCGGGATATTGAGGTAACTGTAGAATGTTATAAGACACCGGCCGGTAAGGTGAAGCTGGAGGTTCTCACGTCATGGGACGGGAATATAGGAGTTAGGGATAAGAACTATAAAGTCCTGGAGACTACCGACCCGTCACAACCTGAGGGCGCCAGCTTCAGTTCCTTGCCAGATACGTGGGTAAGGACTGTCTGTGATTTCGACGATATGGAGGAGCGTGACATCAGGTCTTATGTCGAGTGTTATGACGGAGGCAATGGCAATGTCAAGCTTCGTAGGCTGGTTTCTTATGACTCCAAGATAAAGGCAAGATACGTCCGCTTCGAGGTGCTTGAATCGGATGACGCCGGCTTCGTTCCTGGGGCCGAACTGGCTACCCTCCCGGACGGATTCTCTTTGGTGTCTTGTGATTTTACGGATATGGAAGATAGGATGCCTATTGATATCGAGGAGTGTTACAAGACATCAGCCGGAAGCGTGCGTATGAGACATGTGGTGTCTTATGACGGTGATCTTGGGAAAAGAAACCAGTTCTGGGAGATTGTGGACTCGTCTGATAATAGGTATGGGCTAGGAAATAGGATAAATAATATCCCTGCGGATTTTATCCGTGAAAGGTGTGCTCTAGAAAGGTTGGATGATCGTATTACCAGAAATGCGGTAGAATGTTACTCGACACAGGGAGGATCGGTAAGGATTAAATCCACTTACGTTATCAACCCTTTAAATCATGTTAGGTCGTATAATCATCATGTATTGAGTTCTACAGATAATGATATCCATGTTGGTACTCAATATACCTCTTTGCCATCTAATTTCGCTCGTATCGAATGCGAGGAGCCGGATTATATGGATCGACTTATAGATACCACTGAGACTTGTTATGATACCGGAAAGGGTACGGTGAAGATCAGGAGACAGGAGTCGTTGAACGGAAATCTGGATATAAAGACTTTCGACTATAAGATCGTTGAGTCTACCGATCCCGATCATCCTATCAATACTACCCCTACGCAGACGGTTATTAACGGCTGGACGGTTATCAGTTGTGATCTTAATATCATGGACGTGGATGATTGTTATGAGATCGGTGGTCATAAGATACATTTGAAGGGATTCAGGACAGTCAATCCGGCATTGCAGGATATTAAGTCCAAGTTATACGTCGTATATTCCGATCATCCTAATTATAATGTAGGTGATGAGCTTACCTCCATACCTGATGGAGCTAAGGTAACGATCTGCGATTACGCGGATAAGAGCCAAAGACATATGGTTTCGGTGCGAGAGTGCTATGAGGTACAGGATGGCCGGTTCTATGTAGAGGGAAGCCGGTTGGTTGATAACGATATGGTGGTGGAGCGGATGTCGTTGATGGTGCTTGAGTCATCCTCCCCGACCTACCCTGTAGGGACTACGCTGACCTCCATCCCCGATGGCGCTACTATCGTGGCTTGTTTATGTCAAACCTGTTAATATCAAGGTCATGGTTAAGGTATGTAATGATTATTATATGATTGACGCCCTAGCCGGCGGTGAGGTCATAAGGAAAAGGAAATATCGTCGTGAGAATACGATGATCGGATATAAGTGGTATGATTATAATGGGGTCGAGGTAACCGACCCCATTGAGATATCACGTCTTGACGGATTGGCTACTAAGCATCAGCGTGTGGATGAGGCTTATGATGATCATGCCATTTTCATGTCGTCAACCAATTACGTTAACAGCGTTTCCGGTATACCTATGGATAAGCATATGGTTGTCGTTGAATGGAGACCGGATAGCGAGCAAGGTTTTGTCACCATGGCTCATAATGAGGGTCTTGACGGGGACAGCTATTATATAGTTGTTATCAATGCCGGAGATAAGCAGGCTACGATCTACACCCCCGTAGATCCTGAGGACCCAAAGGATGGGACTTCCCGTGCGGTTGATGGCGATAACGTTTCCGTTGGCGGATCATATGTCTCTATATCTCCCAAGCAAGTAGAGAGGATAAGGGCTACTTTCCGTGATGGTAAATGGTATTATGAGTTGGTCACGAAGACATATCCTAGTAATACCGGAGGCATTAAGATCGGGGATGTCGATTATGTTACTTTCAGGTATTTATGGGATGAGAGTTCGGGAAGGGACTTGGATACGATGACGGAGGCTCTCAACTCGAATGTCCCGACTATCGACAATCTTGGTGTTGGTTATAATGGCCCCGGTAACGGTGATGAGTCCGTAAGGAGCGTGCTTAAATGGGGTGGTGATAACACCGGGCCTGGTAAGGAGTGCGTTTGGATGTCGGTAAAGGATTTAAGGGCGCAGTATTATTCCACATTGCCGGATGAGACGCAATTCATGGCTTATGCTACATGGTTTGCTTCTATAGGTACAGGTAAATGTTCTTTTGAGCTTGTGGGTTACAAGGGTGGTACTATGAGCCAAGACGGATATAATTTCATCAATACCGGTGGATCTGTGGTGTATCAAAATACGTATGATTTTGTTTGTCATACTGGTAAGGGTTCATCTACGTATAAGACATCCTACGAGAAGGTGGCTCGTGTTACCTACAATAAGCTCACTAACGAGGTTTATATGTCCATCGGTGACGCTATAGATCAGGAGGATAATTATGATAAGTTAGAGCGAGAGATCAATAATATAAAGGAAAGACTTAGCGATGTCGAGAGCGAGTTGGCTGTCGTAAGACGTATAGCTGAGGGCAAGAACACGGCGTATATCTTTGATACGGTCGATGCCATGAATGAGTGGCTGGCGGTTCCGGAGAACACGGCTAAGCTCCGTGTGGGAGACAGCTTCTGGATCAGGGAGCAGGAGGTACCTGATTATTGGTGGGATGGAACTCAGGCTTTAGAGCAGGAAGGCCCGAAGGTTGATTTATCTCCTTATTATACGAAAGACGAGATTAATAATATTGTCAATGATATCAATCAGAAGATAGAGGATAAGAGTACGTCTATTATCTTCGATACTTATATCCAGATGAAGTCTTTCGTGGATGATCCAACTAACGCCGATAAGCTTAAGGAAGGTACTATCTTGTTGATACGAGAAAAAAATGTACCTGATTATTATTACGATGGAGCTGGGATAGTTAAGATGGAAGCCGACGTAGAGCAATGCCTTTATGTTACTTTGACTAATAAGCCTACGGAAAGCACTATAAGTTATACCCAAGATCGGGAGGTGACTAATTTCGCTCCTGGAGCTATAGCTAGATGGGTTGACGCTGACGGCAATGACGTGTTTTATAAGCTTGTTGAGATAGTAGGTGGTAAGGCTAAGTGGATTACGTTGATTGATACAAGATATGGTAATGTTACGTTGCAAAGCACTTATGACAAGAACTATGAGATCGTGAATATCGTATCTGGGTCTAGGTTACAGGCTATAAATAGCGAGAAGAATGATATCAAGTTCGTTAATAGTGCTACGGGTAACGTGACTGTCGTGTTGAATGGTACTGTATCAGGGGGAGCCAAGAAGCTGGTGAGTATGCTGGCTGTGAACGAGGTATTCTTGACCCCCGGAGCGGCGGTGTCGTTTACCCGGAACGGCGATGAGTTCGTGCTCACGGAGTTGTTTGGCGTTACTATCTTCCCCGATCTGGCGGATGCCAATCGTGAGGGTGAGTGGGTCATGAGTGTAGGCATAACCGGTAAACCGATCCTTATGGAGGTAAAGGAGATGCGTAAATGGGACGAGAGCATAACCAAGGAGCTTACGATAGATGAGCTTAACGAGAAGTTTCCTAACGTGGATATCGGATTCGCCGTCGTATGCAAGACCATCAACAAAGTATATGAGATGGTTAATGGATATAAGGAATGGGTGTCTTATGATATAACCTCAATAAATTAATGGTATGGCTTTTTTAGTAGGATACGACACGGTAGCGCCCTATGTCACGTTTATAGTGAATGAGGATAGATTCCCTTGTTTTGATGGTAAGGGTGCTGATTATATACCCGATCCGATAATATCAGCGGATGCTTTTAATCGCAATCTTAGGTTCTCGACATCTAAACCGGGATTCGTGGATGTTGATTGGGGGGACGGGACAAAGGATCAATATCCTTTAGTTAAGATATCTAATGGTAGTTATAGGATTGTATTCAGGTCTCTTGACATTGAGTATAAGAAGAATCCGGATGATACCGTATGGTGGTATAAGAAAGAGGATGGTTCACAATACATACCGGTCCCTCCACATAAGTATAGCGATATCAGGCGTAGAGAGGTTACGATGAGGTTCTCTAACGTAATTGATGGGGAATTTAATATGGATGGTATTGTCCTTCATGAGTTCCCTATAGCTAATCTTCCTGATATAACTTATTTTGCTGTGGCTAGATCCGTTTTAAAAAATGGTGATATCCCATATGACAGGATAAGCAAGAGCGTTAATCTTCGTAATATACAGATGGGATCTTTTATTCATCCTGGTGTATGGAGTAATTGGCCAGAAGGTTTTTTAAATATGAAAAATCTGAGGTATTTCGGATGCAATAGCGTTTTTAACTTTGGGGATGATCCTGATTCGAATTGGAGAAGATTCTCGGAATGGAAGAATCTTACAGAGTTTAATTTCAATTGGTGCAATATACCTTCGTATGACCCTGCATTTGATTCTATTCCGGCAAAAAGTATAAGCATTATTAGCGATCGGAATAATATACCTGTATTTGATGAGGTGGATAAGGTAGGGGATGATAAGGAAAGCGTTACTTTTATGGCTAGCGGTAGTTCATGGAAGCAGGATTTAGTGGGAGGTAAGTTGAACAAGATTCAGCGGACATATTGTGCATCAAGCACGGTACCGGTAGACGATCTCCCAGATTGGTTGTATGAGGTAAGGGAATTTAGGATATGGACTTTGCGTGATGAAGGTAGATTTATAAATACGCAGGAGAGGGCTGATACGTTCGTTAACACGTTTTATGATAAGATAATGTCGTGGAGTTATATAACGATGTCACAGACGGCTTCTGACGGTAACAGGAATCAGTTTTATAAACTTACCTTAGATTTATATACTTCCGCAGTTCCTACCAACAAGAGACCATCTGGCGTTTATCAAGCCCCTGAGGGGTTTGTTAAGGGTGTTAGCAACGGTAATCCTACGACGCCTATGGAGAAGGTGTATGTGCTTACCAATAACTACGGGCAGACATGGGTCTTGGCCCCTGCCCCGGCTTCTAAGGCCGCCCTTACGAGGGCAAGGCGGGCTGGGAAGGCTAGGATTACCCCGTTCGTCCTTGGCGTAAAGGACGGCCATGTATCCGTGTTCAGCGGAGATGTATTGGATGATAATATGAGTAAGTATAATTTCGCCGACAAATACGAGGCTATAGATATCTGTAACGATCTGGGATTGGACGGTTCACCGGTTGTCGAGTATTTCAGGAGAATAGAGGAGGGAGAGGTATGAAGTTGATATGTAAGGATACGAATAAAGGGTCTATAACCTTTTTTACTAAAGGCAAATACGCTTTTAGGGGAGTTAACAGGAATGATACTACTGATGATGTGCCTGATCCTATATTGGATGGTAATAATTATAATGAGATTATAGGATTTTATTCTAATGCTCCCGGCATGTGCGAGGTTGATTGGGGAGATGGGAATAAAGAGCGATTCCCTTTTGTAAAGGCTAGGAGTGGATCTATATATGGTCAATATAGGTTGATGTTCAGGAGAAGGGATATAAGTTATCATAAGAATCCCGACAGTCACCCATGGTGGTTTTATAAGGATGACGGGAGTGAGTATATCCCTGTCCCTAATCATACTTATGATGATGGCATGGATAAGGAGCGTGTGATATCCATGTCTTTTACCAATGATGTTACGAAGGTGGAATCCTATAGGATTATGATGGTAGGTTTCCCTATACTTGATATGCCTAGCCTTATCAATATAATTATAAGTATTCCTGGGGATCGTACCATAACAGATATACCAAAGGATAGGATAATGAGATCGGTAAATATAGAGCGTATAACATTAAGTGAGTTTGGTGTGGATACGTTGACGTCCATCCCGGAGGATTGGAATAGACTAACTAAATTGAAAGGTCTGGATTTGTCCAAGTCTATTGACTTTAGTGATACCGAAGCTTCCAATATAAGGAAATTCCCTTCCATGTGGCCTAATTTGGAGATATTGCATTTAGCTGGTGGAAGGGTTAGGGTATATCCAAGGGAATGGCTGTCTTTTAGCAAGCTAAGAGAATTATATATATCCCCGGGAGTGGCTATGCCATCGTTTGATCCTAATACATGCCCGGCTATGGATGAGGTGGATAGGATAAATTCTAGTTTAAAAATTTTCAGTCATATAAACAGATGGTATGGATCCGTTGTAAGTTGGCATCCGTATATGAGTGGTAAGGGGTTGGAAAACATTGAGAGTCTCGACGCTTCACATAGTTATAGTAATATAGATGTAAGTAATCTACCGGATTATATATATGAGATGAGGTCTATGAATAGCTTTTATATGCATTTCTGCGTGTCAACCCAAAGTCGATGTGATACGTTTATATCAACATTATATGATAAGGTAATGGGATTTAATTATCTCACTATGTCCTCCTATGCTTCTGATGGCGAAAGGAATCAGTTTTATGGATTGTATTTAACTATGTATTCGGCTTCCAGTCCTGTTGATAAAAGACCTAGTGGCGTATTACAGGCACCTTCTGGTTTTATAAAGGGTCAGTCTAATGGCTCTCCGTCGACTCCTATGGAGATGGTTTATGTGCTTATGAATAATTATGGATGGAGGTTTAGTATGGCACCAGAGGCTTCGGTGTTAAGGTCAATACGATCTTCTGATATTGACACGAGGTCGTATAAGCCATATAAGCTTATCGTATTTGACGATGGGCGTACCTTTGTAGGCAATGGAGATGTTTTAGCTCATGATACGGATAAGGTATTATCGTTTGGGGGTCAACCAGAAGGGGAGTATTTGTGTGATTCTATGGGATTGGACAGGAATGTTATTGTAGAATATTTTAACAAGATAGGTAATGGCTAAGACATTATATAAATACGAGGCATCATCCAACAAGTTCGTGTGGTTCACTACATGGGATAGGGCACTTAGAAATTATTATACCGATGATTATAATTATGTACCTGATCCTGTCGTTGGTAATCCTTATAATACGTTTGTCGAGTTTAGATCCAGAAAGCCCGGTATGGCTAATGTGGATTGGGGGGATGGAATAAAGGAGCAGTTTCCTATGACCAAGGTTCAAGGGGAGGATAATTATCGTATTATATTCCGTTCTTTAGCGATACAACATAAGAAAAATCCCAATACTACGTGGTGGTTCAGGAAGGAGGATGGATCGCAATACGTACCTGTGGATAATCATGCTTACGCTGATGGGAGGAGGGACGTACAACGGGCTGTGTCGATAGATTTTACTTGTGATATTTATTATGCCAATATCCAAGTTTGCAAGATGACATCTTTCCCGATTGTGGATATACCAGGACTTGAGTTTTTGGTCGTATCCCATACGCTGTATGTTAATGACGGTATACCTGTAGACAAGTTGTCAAGATCCAAAAAGTTAATTTATATCGATCTTCAAAATATAGGGCAAAGAATGACCGTAATTCCTGAGGCTATAACCAGCAAGACAGAGGTATATTATTTAAATATGTTTAATATGCTTGATCTTAGGGATATAGAATCTAGCGGAATAAGGAATATAAAGAATATGAAAAATCTTCAAACCCTTGAATTGTCTTCATGTTATTTGGATAGGTATATAAAGGAGTTTAATGATCTTCCTAAATTAACTTCGTTGAGAATACATCCTGGCCCTTCTGATATGTGGAATTATTTTGATATAAATACCCTTCCTTTTTTCGAGGTAGATAAGATAAATCCTAACATTACTAATTTTAATTTTTTAAATGACTGGGTAAGTGGAGAAAGGAGGACGGGTTGGAATGATGATAATATGTCGGGTAGAGGATTGGATCATCTTACAGGTTTTTTCGTCTATCATAGTAATAGTATTAGAGTGGATAAGCTGCCAGATTATATTTATGAGATGAGGTCTATTACACGGTTTGTGATGGATTATTCCACTCATAGCCAAAAAAGATCAGATGATTTCGTAAACTCCTTCTACGACCTTGTTGTAGGATGGGATCAGATTACCATGGCATCCGTGGCCAAAGATGGGGAAAGAAATCAGTTTTATGGACTTGCGGTTTCTATGTATGATAGTCAATATCCTGACGAGAATCAGCGTCCTTCCGGCACGGAGCAGGCCCCAGAGGGATTCGTGAAAGGCTCGTCCAACGGGTCTCCCGCTACACCTATGGAGAAGATATATGTGTTAAAAAATAACTACGCCCAGAGATGGACGATTAAACCAGAATAATATTATGAATATCAGTATTTTAAAACTAAATTGGGGGGGGGTAAAATCCTATTTGCCTTATGATGAGAAGAAGAATGTTACCCAAAAGGAAGATAATAGAGGTATTCGAGGAACTATCTCCTCAGGATAATGGATATTGGGCGGTTCCTGATGGGGTCTATGAGGTTGAGTTCGCGTTGGTCGCCGGAGGTCTTAATGGAGAATCTTCCGATATATATAATGCCGGGAGTGGCGGTAACGGAGGTGGTGTACTGACTGGGACTATATCCGTAAATCCAGGTGTTACATATAGGGTGGTTGTCGGAGATATAGGTCAGGATAGTGTATTCGGTATATATCAGGCTATTGCCGGTAAAGGTGGAAGAGGCGGATATGGAGTTAAAGGGGATGGCCATGATTCTTCCCCCGGGAAATCCAGGGCAAGATGGATCATATGTTTTTAACAACAAATATCCTGACCGATATCCTTATCCTATGGGCGCTGGTGGTGGATCGGGGGCTTATACAAGAGGATGGAATATGGGCTTTTTATCCGGAGGGAAAGGCGGAAATCACGGGGGAGGTGATGGAGCTGGAGTCGAGGATATTGAGGGTGTTATTATTAATGGCAAAAATGGAGGTAATGCCACTTATTATGGAGGTGGTGGAGGAGGAGCCTCTAAAGCTTCTAATAGTGGGGCTACGAGCGGTCGAGGAGGATCAGGTTATCGTGGTATTATTATTTTACATTATTTTAAAAATGGACGGTGATTATATATAATTTTACACTAAAATAGCATATAAATAAGAATTTGTAAATATTCTATTTATATTTGCGCTATGTATTTGGTGGAGCAACATATAATTACTATTAATGATAAGAGATATAAGGATTTAGATCGAATATGTTTCTTATCCAAGAATCTGTATAATGCGGCTTTGTATATAATAAAGCAAGAGTTTCTTAGTACAGGTAAATGGATAAGATCTGTAGATCTTAACAAGAAGATGGTAGCAGAGAATAACATAGATTATAGGGCAATGAGTGGATCATCCTCTCAGCAGGTTCTTATGGCTTTAGATAAGAATCTAAAATCTTATTTCTCGGCTATCAAGGCATGGAAGCGTGATAATAAGAAATTTACCGGATGCCCTAAATTCCCAAAATATAAGCATAAAACAAAAGGCAGGAACGTATTTTCTTATTCTTACGTACAGTTTAGACATAGAGGAGATTTTATCTATTTCCCTAAGAAGGAGGGATTATCTCCTTTAAGAACTAATTGTAAGGAGGGAACTGTAAAGCAGGTTAGATTCGTCCCTAAATTAGATTGTTATGTTATAGAAGTTGTATATGAGTCAGTTATAAAAGATCAACTTGATGATAACAATAGGGTCATGTCTATTGATCTAGGTGTAAATAATCTTGCTTCTATCGTAACTAACGTAAGCAATAAGTCTATTTTGATAGATGGAAGGAGACTTAAATCTATTAATCAGTATTATAATAAAAAAAGGTCAGATATTCAAAAACAATTAAAGAAAGTAAATGGTAAAGAAAATTCGAGACGGTTGATGTCCTTAACAAGAAGGAGAAACAACAAGGTGAAAGATTATCTTCATAAGGCAAGTAAGGAGATAATAAATACTTGCTTGAATGAGGATATAACAACATTGATAGTAGGTCATAATGATGGATGGAAGCAAAATGTGAACCTTGGCAAAAGAAACAATCAGAATTTTGTTTCGATTCCATTTGAGATGTTTATATCAATGTTAAGATATAAATCGGAAAGACAAGGACTAAGATTTGTTGAAGTAAACGAATCTCACACGTCAAAATGCAGCTCTTTAGATTTAGAATCAGTAGGTCATCATGATACTTATGTTGGTAGAAGGGTAAGAAGAGGTCTTTTTAAGACAAGAGATGGTATTCTTATTAATGCTGACATCAACGGAAGTTATAATATCATGAGAAAAGTAAAGGGGGATGCAGTAATGCCACTCCATACAGGGTTTGGGTATAACCCGGTTAAGAAATTTATTAACTAATTATACAAGTGTAAACTTGTATATAATTACCAAATGGATGATATGAATAGAAATGATATTATAAAAGAATTAGGTTCTTATTTTGATATAGTTGAATTGGTGTGTCCTCATACATACAATAAGTGGAAGGATAGATCGTGGCAGTTTCTTGATACTGCGTTTCTCCATAATCTTCTTATATTACGGAGGGATATAATCAAACAGCCTATGTATTGTAATAATTGGGACAAGCAGGGGCAGTTTTCCCAACGTGGTCTTAGATGCAACATCTGCCAGATAGTTAAGGATAAGAAAGATGTTTATCTATCCGCTCATGTGTTGGGTAAGGCTGGGGATTTCGATGTCAAGTCAATGACGGCGGAACAGGCTAGAGGCTTGATCTTGGATCATCAAGATATGTTACCATATCCTTTCCGGCTTGAAGGGAAGGTGGGTTGGTTGCATTTTGACAGCCTTGATACGAGGAACGGTATACACGCCGTGGTGTTTTAGGTACTTAACGGTATAGTGGTTAACTTTGCGTATAGGGTATAAAATGAAAGACAAAGACATGATAGAGCGGGTGGGGGCTTTATGGAATATAGCGCTTGCGTATGGTGCTTCTTGTTGGGCTTACTTCCAGCCAGTGCATCATTTATTGACTGTATTACTTATAGTATTAATAGCGAATTTTTTGGCTAGGTTAGCGCAAAGCATAAGGGGCTGGAAGCTCCGACGGAGTCGTAGAAGAAGGTTTAGTTTTAAGAGATGGTTTAGGGAGGTCAGGTTTACTGATATCCTTAAGGAGTTCGCTTTGTCCTGTTTTATAGTAATGACATTATGTGTTATATATAAGACGTTATACCCGATCGAGGAGGAGGCTAGCATGATACTTACCGTTACCAAATATGGGGTGTATATAGCCCTTGTTGGATATGTGATGCTTTTCCTGAATACGATAGGGGATGCTTTCGCCGACGCTTATTTGGTGAAGGTATTCAAGGCTGTGTTCAAGAGAATAAACGTGTTCAAGATGTTTAGCTTCTCCAAGAACATACCTGATGAGACGTTTGACGATATAAGGAGAATTGCCGATGATGAGGTTAAGGATAAGTCTTAGGGCGATTGTTTGTTTAGGTCTGTCGCTATTCCTGTCCTCTTGTGGAAGCAGGAGGCAGGTTAGCGACACGTCTATAGATAATCGTTTGATAAGCAGGATAGAGACGATGATAGATGAGGTCATGGACCGGAAGATCGTAGAGATCAGGACATCTGATCTTAATGCTGATATTGTCATAACTGAGAGGAAATTCGATACGGATAAGGATATTGATCCCGCCACGGGAGAGCGGCCGGTATCGTCCGTGACTGACGCCCATATCGTCATTGGCCGGCGGGACAGCACGGTGACAGCCGATTCCCTTGGAGTTAATAAGACAAGGAATGATATAAAGGATCTGGATAATAAGACAAATATCAAATCTAAGGACGTAGATGATAGGAAGGAATCAAGATGGCCTATAGTGTGGATAGTAGCTGGTATCTTGATGATATTGTTGGTATTGGTGTATATATTGAAGAAGACAAAGATTTTGTAATTATATATCATAAAAAAGGGCTATGATCTCTCACCGCCCCTTCTCTAATTAGTTTTTAAAGGATATGCAAATAGCATAGAGGTCAGTCCCGGATTCGAACCGGGGTATATGGTTTTGCAGACCACCGACTAAACCAACTCATCCAACCGACTGTGACGCGAATATAAAGATTTTATTTGACCAGATGACTTAATTAACCATCTTTTTAACTAACAACTTCCCTTAAAGCCAAATAGTTCTTATTTAACTTCTGGAATCGTAGAGATAATTGTATAGACAAGTATTGTTTTTAGGTGACTCTTGTTGGAAGCCAATGAACAAGGTGGCGGCGTCATAGCGTGGGGCTGGTGGTTGCCTTCCATGGCCGGCCAGGAGCGGAGCGACTCACGACCCACCCTGCCGATTCCCTTTGGCACTTCACGCTTTAGCGCAGAAAAGAAGTAAACATATAGGATCATTATGTTTAAAGATAGTAGTCATCTGCCAAATAAGATCGAATGTAAGGATATGGTAAATATCTCAATAATACAATCATAAAGAGTATTGAGTAGGATTATTAAGATCTTTATCTACCAATGTACTACTCTTTTTTAAATTAATGTTTTTGGATGTTTACTTCGGATGATAAAATGCGTTAGCTAACATCATTTCATTAATAGTGTTATTAATCAGAAACCGGTAAGAATTAAATAAAGGAATGCTTTATAATGAGATTTGCATCAGAAAGGGGCGAAGCTTCTTATTACACATGTCACAAAATGAACAACTGTGTTTCAGTAAGTTATGTTATTAATGAAATAATAATGGTGGTATATGGTAAAATTAGTTCATCTTATTCTTTTAAAGGTCTTATATTTTGCTTATATTTGAAGTGGATAAAATATGAATAATATGAATTTCGACTTGAATTATATAAGGAAATGTTCTTCTATGATAAAGGAATTTCCGGTATATACTGAGGCTGAGAAGAAGCAGGTAGATGAGGGGCGCACTTGTATTAAGCTGTCTAAAGGTCAGCCTATATACCCGCGTAATTTCAAGAAACGTAGAGATACTTTCGCTGGCGCTGATTATACCACGGCTAATCCTAGAAACATCAGTCCTGACGATATTTATATACCTCCCTACTTTAGGCTTAAGATTATTATGGCTATTATCATCAACTTCGATAGAGCTATAGTGTTTAATAGGATATCTGATAATGACTTTAAGCTAGGTATGACATACCGGTTCATTTATGAGCATGTTGGTTCTTTTAAGTGTTTTGAGAAGGCTTATAAGATGGTGTCAATGGTAGTTGACAGTGAGTTGTCGATCATGAGATCAATCGGTGATTATAACTATAAGTGGAATATTCGCAAGGTTTATCCATCATGTTTCGTAAGCAAGGCTAAATTCAGATATATTGGAGGTGGTGAGGATAACGCCCCTGTAAGTTCAAAGGGGAGGGCTAATAAGGCTAGAAGAGCTGCTGTTGATTATAAGGTTATGATTATGGTGGATATCATAAATACTAGATCTGCAAGTAAGATAAGAAAGATGATTGACCCTGACGGTAGTCTTAAAAACAATGGTAAAAGGTTTGACGGCAGGAATGATAAAGTTCTTTTCAGTATATTCAATAGCCATTTGATTCATGAGGGATTTAAGGAAGTAAAAACCGTATCCTTATATAAGTACTTGAAAGAGGCCTTAGATTTTTTAGGTGTAAGTTTGTTAGAGCTAAGATCTATGGCCGATAGAGTTATTTCTGACATAGAGGATGGCGAAGAAGGATATGATCCTGACTTATGTTTTTATGATGACTGTTTTGATATTAATTCTTTTATGGAGGATTCATGATGAGTAACCTTATTATTGTAAGAAGTGGTGACATATATGTCATCTTTAACCATGATAATGATATGTTTAACATTCAAGATCTATCTGATTCTATTGGATGTAAGAGTGTTTTATCGTCTATCGTAAAAGACCCGTTAAACGGGGCTATGTATGTCGTTAAGGACATATCTGGACAGAAGTGGGGCGATATCGTGGCTTTGGTAAGATTATGCTGTATGGTGAATAAGTCTATTGTAAAGGATTTGATCATTAAATCTATTAGGCTATGGGTGGAGATATGTGACTTCCCTTATGATGATACCGATCCATCTACATCCGATCCTATATACGATACGTTCCTTTTTAAGAGTTATATGTCTGTAGCCGGAAACAACCCTGACCTTAATAAGTTTATCGTATTCCTTAGAGGGAGGATGCTTAAATACGACCTAAGATCTCTTTACCTTTACCTAGCTATATTTATGGCTATCAACGGAGGTATTCTTCTTAATGAAGAAGATCTTATTTCCGCTCTTATCTCTTAGCTTCATTTGTCATGTTGTTCAAATTAGTATCTTTGTGAAAAAGATATACAAATGAATCAGATTAATATTATACCGAAGATAATTCATGATAAGTTCGCCGCAAGGATTATCATGGATGATTACGATATAGAGAAACCTATCGTTATTACTGTCGTGGCTAGGCGTAACGATGGTGAGTATAATACCCAGATATTGACATACCCGACATCGGGCGTTGATTATGAGGGTAATGTAAGGATGGTGTTTTTCGATGTCGCTAGGTCTCATGTTTGCCAGATAACATCGGTGTTTATTAACGGTCATGAGGTCAAGACATATTATACCGATATCCCGGATCTTGATATGCAGGCTCGTTATGACGATAGTTTGTGTCGGTATGACAAGAAGGTTAATATGAATGATATTCGGCTGTCATTTCAGGTGCTAGAGACACGTGATCCCAAGGTATTACAGGTATTGGATGAGTCTGAGTGGGGGCTGCTGGAGGACAGGAAGGCGATCATCGAGATCACTACGCCGGGTATGTCCGACCCCGTTACGTTGTTTCTTGGCAAGAATCAGGTCAATACCTTTACCAGCCTAACATTAGGCCTTAATTGTTTTAATTACGATGATTGTAATGTCAAGTACCTTGATCTACCTGATGGGATATACGATATCAAGATCATAGGTAGCCCTTCCACTTACAATTTCAGTCGCAAGTATCTTAAGACGGATCTTATACGCAGACGTCTTGATCGGCTATGGATTAAGACTGATATCCTATGCGAGGATAAGGATAAGGATCTTATAAATAAGATACAGGAGATGGAGACGCTTATGACTGTAGCGGAAGCTAACGTCAGGTTGGATAATATAGAGGCGGCTCATGAGATCATTGATCGTGTTGGAGAGCTTCTTGAGATGGCTACTAATTGCGTGGATTGTTAAACATAAAAATATTTAGTCGTGGGTTGTAATACTTGTAAGGAAAAGGCGTTAAGGGCCGAGAGGGAAAGGATTGAGAGAAGTATGATGAATCATTCTTCTTCTACCGCTGTTAGCGATATGGAGTACGCTTCTAGAAGTACCGCTGGTTGTATGGTTATGCAAGATCCGTTGCAGACCATGGAACGTGACGTGGTTAGTATATATAAGCAAGTTCGTACCAAGGGTGATGGCGTGGGTGTATCTTATCTTAATATGCAGAAAAAGATCCGTGAATGGATCAAGAACCTGCCGTATGGATGCCCGCCAGACGAGGAGGTACAGGAAATGAGAAAGGAGATTCTGAATGGGCGCGCAGAGCATATCAAACCTTGATAGGACGGATTTATGTAAGTCCGTAGACGAATGGCTGTCCTGCCAATGGGGTAGATATATGAGATACCATAGGTATAGGATCGGTGACAAGCCCGATATATCCTATTGGGGTAAGATAATTCGTCTGCAAAGGTCATTATGTGATAATGATTGCGGGTTATGCCCGGATGAGGTAAGATCGTTAAAGGAACGTGTTAATAAGTTGCTGGCATGAGAAAGTATAATTGTTCACATATAACTCCGTCCACTTGCGTACCTTATGAGGGTGATCTACCAGAGTGGTCAAAGCATAAGGACTCTGATGAGTGTGTTATGATCTCTGACGTGATAGAGGAGATATATGACGAGCTTACCCGTATTAGGGAGGCTATAGATGTCCGGGATCTTGGTGAGTCTTGCGTGAAGGTAAGTGGCGATAAGACCGTAGCGAAAGTTCTTTATGCTATTGAGGATAAGATTTGCAATGGATGATAAGCCAATGGAGAAAAATCGACATTGGTGATAATCAGATGTATAGATATTGATTTATGATGTATTGCTAGATGTTAAGCTACTGTAAATCAAGTATCCAATTTGTAAGGAGTCTTCTAAATAAGTAGGTTAGATAGATACTCTTGTAAGTTGTAAGATATCTTTATGTGTTAGATATAAAAAATAGCCAATTGATTTGTCATAGACGATTCGATTGGCTATTTTTGCATGTCCATCATATCTCACGATGTAATGGACATAGGTTATTTATTATGAGTGCAAATATAATTATTTCCAATGATTCTATGAATAATAGTAGTAGGATTTTGGCGTCTAAATCCAACGAAAACGGATTATCTACAATATTTAGCTACAATGGTAATGATATAACTTTCAAAACAGAGAACGGTATCACTTATGTGAATGCTACCGAAATGGCGAAGCCGTTTAAAAAGAGACCAAATGATTATTTATCGTTATCTTCTGTAAATGAGTTAATTAATGCCATTACCAGAAAATATGGTAATGCTGATTTTCAGCCTGTTACGATTATCAGGGGTACGGTTAATCCTGGCACATGGATGTGTGAGGATCTGGCTTTGGATTTCGCTCAGTGGCTTAGCGTTGATTTTAGGTTATGGTGTTTGGACAGAATTAAAGAGCTTCTCACTACAGGCAAATGCGTGATTCCTGATTTTAATGATCCTCCCGCCGCTGCTGAGGCTTGGGCTAAGGAATATCGTGGCAGGGTAGCCGCCGAGAAGCTGGCGTTAGAGGAGAGGGCCAAAGCCGAGGAGATGGCTAAGGTTCTTGAGTCGAAGAAAGAGGATATAGAATTTTCAGAGTCGTTTATCATGTCTGGAGAGTCAGATTTGCTGGTAAGGGATTTAGCCAAGAAGCTTGAGCAGAATGATATAATTATAAGCGATAAATGTTTACGAGATTTTCTTGTTAAGATAAAGATAATAGTCAAAAGGGTTAAGGTTAATGGAGATTGGGAGATTACGGCTAATGCTGTAAGGAAAGGGTTTGCTCATTATCGTGATAAGAATATATGCACCGAATCTGGTAAGGTTATATATGCTAGGACTATCTATATAACAGGCAAAGGTTATAAACATATATTGTCGTCTATAAATGGTAGCAAGAAAAGTGATTTCATATTGTGTGGAGGTATGTTTAGGGACTATGGGGTGTTCGCCGGATCGGAATCGTTTAATCACTGGGATAATTAATTCCATTTTTGCCCAAAACTTGATAATCAGGTAACTGCGTATTTGCATCTACGGTTATGTGTCTCATATCGGTAAAATATTTATCTTTGTGACAAAGTGAATTACGATGATATACGGCAATAAAGAAATAGTACGGACGTTCACCAGAAACAACCTACCTGCCGGGTACGTGGGCGGCTCTGTTGACTACAGGGTCCCGGCCAACGTCTATTTTGGCGATACGCAGGAGGAGGCTGACAACAAGGCTGAGGATGATATCAAAGCCAACGGTCAGGACTACGCCAATACATATGCCGACATAATACCGGCTGTATGGTATAATGATCAGGTATGCGATGAGTTTATCAAGAATAATTGCGTAAGCGGTAAGGGATCCAAGGAGCAGGTATGTATAGAGGAAGGTAGGTTTGTCTCTTACGTATCCAAGAAAGATGCCAATGATAAGGCTAGGGTGGAGCTTGGACGGATCGGGCAGGGGGAGGCCAACTCCGTCGGGGCTTGCTGCGAGGACTGGGTCTCACAGCCTTTTCGTGGCTTGTTTTACAAGAACGATTGTGAGGCTGGCACATCGGGCAAGGAAGGTATTGTATATGAATTACCAGCCGGAGCTGTCATATCCGATATCTCCCAGATAGACGCCGATACGTTAGCCTATAGGAAGTTCATGAAAGAAGGTCAGGAGAAGGCTAATGCCGAGGGTAGTTGCTCACCTGTATTCTATAATACTATGATCGGTGATTGGTTCGAGAAGATATGTCCATTCGGATATAAGTCCGGTAAAGTATATTACTCTATCAAAGCCAACAGGTTCAGGTCATGGATATCGGTTGAGGATGCCAACGCCAAGGCTCGTGAGGTCTTGATGGTAGAGGGACAGGAGTACGCTGACCTTAATCTTGAATGCGAGAAATGGATTGAGAATATCGATCAAGAAGATCAGTGTTATTGGTGATAATGCGTTTGTGTTTTCCATAATGTTAGATTAGTGTTTTGGAGGTAGAGGCTTATGGTCTCTACCTCTTATTGTTTCATACGTCTTGTTGTCTTATAATCAAACCAAATAAGTATCTTTGCTAAAAACATTAATATTATTAATATGTGTAATACAGGTGGTTGTTGTCATGATCATTCACGGGAACGTCCCGAAGAGTGTTGTCATGGCGTTAAGATAGATAGGTTTCTTAATAAATGCCCTAACGATCCTTGTGATCCTTGCGATCGGGATTGTCAGGACGAACCTTGTGTTGGTTATGGATGTCCTATAACCTTGTATGATAAATGCGTCTTGTACTCAGGCGATGAGTTGGTGGTGGATGGTATAGAGAAAGGTACTGATATCTCTGTCGTTATAGACTCATTGAGGCGTATTATAGCGTCTAGGGATAAGCAGATAGATTTATACCATCGTGAGGTTCTGGATTTGAAGAGGATTATAAACGAGCTTGTCAACGCCGGTGGTAGCGGCGGGGATAACGATACGGAAGAGGAGACGTGGTAATGAATGGTTGCAACAAAAAACAATACAGGCCTACTGTAGACGATACGAAAGTACCGTGCTCTACGTACATGAGTACCGATTGTATTTACCCCGGTGATAAGGTACGTGTGGAATCATTGGGATTATCCCCTAATTGCGATATGTCCGATACCCTTAACGCTATGATAAAAGCCATACGGGATAGGGATGCCGAGATACTTGAATTAAGAAGAATGATCAATAAATTGATTTGATATGAGAAATAATTGTAATCCATGTAAGCCGGAATATAGACCGGGGAACGAATGTAGTATCTACAGCTCCCAGATCATATATGACGGTCAGTCGTTTCCTGAGGCAGATATCAGGAACGGTGATGGCATGAATAACGTAATCGAGTCTCTGGTAAGGAAGCTGGTCGCCGTATCTGGCGCCACGGCGTCCATCCAGCGTGACTCGTTCAAGGGCGTTCAAGCTGTCAGATTAAGATACGAGCCGTTAGTCGTGCTCAGCGTTACCTATTGTGGCACTATTGTCCCCAATGACGGGTATGTCGTTTCTGGCAGGTCCGTTAAGTTTAAAAAGAAATATTGCATGGGTGATGAGTTCACTGATGTTAATATCGTATATACTACATTGAATAGTAATATTTTAAATACCTCATGTTATGGCTAAAAGAGTGTACGATACGGTCTTGGCTTCCGAGTGCGACGGCTGGGTATGTGGTGAGACCCTCAAGAAGGGATCTCTCCCCGTAGACAGGTTAGAACTTGATTCTTTTTCAGAGGCTGTCAGGGAGCTTATAGAACGGTTTTTCGAGGAGGGATGGTTGCCGGATATGATCTGTGATCTTGGTTGTGGAGGCGCCAGCGTGTTTGAGATTAAGCCTACTAACTTCGAGTATCCTCCTGAGGGTGGCGAGCAGATTCTGGAGATTATCGTAGGTAAGAGTGATAAATGGACTATAACTCAAGCGGAATGATATGAATAATTTAAAAGATATTCTTGCTAAGATCGAGCAAGGTTCCTCATGGGTGTCCTACGACAAGATTTCCGGTACCGGGCCAGACAAGGTCGCTATTAAGGTAGAGCCGGGATGGATGGGTAGGTTGCCTAGGGAGACTTACGTGGCGGTCGAGAAAGGCAAGGTTACGAAGCTCGCTACTATAACCCAGAAGGGTATAGAGCGGGTAAGCGTGGATCCTACCAGTGTTATGTTCGACATGGAGGGCGGGACGGCGACCATCAACGCCAAGCTCAACTCCGCCTCGGTCAAGGCTTCCTGCCTTACCCTTGGTGGCTCGGTGAGCAAGTCCTATATAGTATCCATGAACGTGAACGGCTTATCCATGAAAGTCCCGGAAGAGGATAGCAGATATATAGTGTATGCCGATCCTGAGGATCCCGGAGCCACTGATTTGTATGAGGCTAGTTTTGTCATAGCTATGCCTAAGAATATGGATAACGAACAGCATCATGAGATGTTTGTTTTGAACGGTAAGGTTGTTAATATCAATCAACAGCCTAATGATATACCTTATATCATACTTGATCATGACTTCGATAACGTGACTGGCGAGAACGGTCAGGTTGTCATCGATATCAAGTCCAATACCGAGTATGATATCGAGCTGGTATGTTGCACTTGCGGTGATGGTAGTGAGCCGGAACCGGAACCACCCTTCAACGTGGATCCGCAAAGGTTGACGCTTAATAAGGATGGTGATACCCAAATCGTGAGGGTAGAGGCCGGAGATGATGTTTCATGGAGAATAACTGAAGGATAATATGGCAAGGGAAATAGATAAGAATTGTGTCGAGGGTAATTGCTTTGCCATTAACGACAAGAGCCATGGGGTAGGCGATAATAAGCTTAATATCGTATACAAGGCTAATTATACCGGTCAGATCTGTACGGCTAAGTTCCGTATAACGTCAAAGGACGGTAATATTGTTAAGGAGTATATGATAGCTCAGGACGCCAAGCCCGTTTATTATAATATCAAGATGGTTCAGCCGTTCACCAAGGACGACTGTCTGGCCAACCAGCATGGATCGGTGGTGTTGTATACGGTCGAGGAAAGGACTTACAAGTCGTTTATCTCGCAGGAGGACGCAGACGCCAAGGCTATGGAGGATATAGCCCTGAACGGTCAGAAATACGCCAACGAGCATGGTGAGTGTATAACCGATATCTGGTATAACGAGGAGCAGAGAAAGACGTTTATACGTAATAATTGCGATAAGTTCAGTGACGGTCAGGAATATGTTTATATCATTCCTGAGGGCAAGTACGTATCTTCCATCTTTCAGGAGGACGCCGATAGGAAGGCTCTTGAGGATATTGAGAAGAACGGTCAACAACAAGCCAATTTGGAGGGTGAGTGTAAGCCTAAGGAGAATATCTATTATGGTAAGTTTAGTAAGACCTTTACCCGTAACAATTGTGACTCCACCCAATACGGTACTGATGTGGTTGTCGATGAGACGATGGTTACAGGGGACTTCAGATCCATCGTGTCTCAGGAAGACGCTAATAGCCTAGCCCAAGCCGCTGTCGAGGCTCAAGGTCAGGATATAGCGAATATCAAAGGTAACTGTGAGAAGATACCGGTATTTACCGGATCGTATTCCAAGGTATTCCAGAGAACCAACTGCCCTGAGGGTTCTACTCCTGTTGACTTCACTGTGGACGAGAAGATGTGTTCTGGATATCCGTTCACTTCTATGGTATCGCAGGATGCCGCCAATAAGCTGGCGCAGGACGCTGTCGAGGCGCAAGGTCAGGCTATCACCAACGAGCGTGGCGACTGTCAGACTAACGTCTACTATAACGTAAGGATGGAGAAGACAGTCACTAGAAACAATTGCGATGAGTTCCATATCGGTCAACCTTATACTTATGTTGTAGCCGCTGGTAAGTACTTCTCTATTATCTCTCAGGAGGATGCCGACAATAAGGCTAAGGCCGATCTTGAGGCTAATGCCCAGCAACAAGCCAACCTAGAAGGTGAGTGTAAGGAGAAGACGATCTACTACGGTAAGTATAGCAAGGAATTTACCAGAAACAATTGCGATAAGACTCAGTACGGAACCAAGGTTACCGTGGATGAGACTATGGTGACAGGGGATTTCAGGTCTACCGTATCTCAGGAAGACGCCAACAATAAGGCTAAGACCGCCGTCGAGGCTCAAGGTCAGGATGTGGCTAACGTGAAAGGTAAGTGCGAGAAGGTGCCTGTATATACCGGTACTTATACACGTACGTTTACCCGTAACAATTGTGGTACTGGCACTGGTGGTACTTATACGGTAAATGATAGGATGGTTGACGGTTATCCGTTCACGTCTACCGTATCTCAGGAGGATGCCAATAATAAGGCCAAGGCCGCCGTTGACGCCCAAGGACAGGCCCTTGCCAATATCCACGCCCTTTGTACGTACACCGGCCGTGCTTCCTTGGAGTTCACGAGAAACAACTGTGGTGAGTGTAAGATCGGATCTAAGGTGACGATCTCCCAAGATATGGTAGAAGGACACCCATTCCAGTCTAACGACTCCCAGACCGCCGCTGACGCTATGGCTATGACCGCCGTACAGGCTCAAGGACAGGCTTTGGCTAACACCAGGGGTACTTGTTCTGACGCTACTATGTATACCGGTAGGGCTAGCTTCGAGTTCACTAAGAGCAATTGTGGAGCTAATCAGATAGGAGATCCGTTCACCGTGACACAGGATATGGTCGATGGTCATCCGTTCCAGTCTTGCGTATCGCAGGATGAGGCTAACTTGGTGGCTATGGCCGCTGTCATGAATCAAGGACAGAGGGTTGCCGATGAGCGTGGTACTTGCCATGAGGCTCCTAAGTACACCGGTCATTATAGTGAGGTGTTCGAGAAGAATAATTGTCCATCCGGATTGATACCTTCATCTGTTAACGTTACGGAGGCTGATGTCACTGGTGGTCCGTTCTATTCTTATGAGAGCCAGTTCGCCGCCGATGAGCTTGCCAAGGCCGCTGTCAAGGCGCAAGGTCAGGCTATAGCCAACGATCGTGGTACTTGTGATGAGCTGAAGATATATGTAGGTAATTATAGCAAGGAGTTCACTCCTAAGTGTCCTACTTGTCAGTACGCCGATCCTATCACCGTAACTCCGGATCTTATGGGTCAGTTCTTCACCTCAACCCGTTCTCAGGAAGAGGCAGACGCTTTGGCTAAGGCCTACATTGATAGGATGGGTCAGGCGTTCGTCAACAAGAACTACGATGATACGTGCCATACGAAGACCGAGCAACCAGTATGGGAGACTATAGAGACCGTATGTAAGGACTGTATCTCTCAATTACATCAACGCAATACGAATACCTGTTATACTGATCCTAACAATCAAGAGCGGTATATAGCCGGTGGTAGCAATACCTGTTTCTGGTTTGGTACGGCATCCAAGGCCTTTACCCGCCAATGCGCTGACGGAGGTGTGGGTAGTTCTGTTACTGTAACCCAGAATGATGTTACGGACCCAAGTCCTAGCTCTGATGGTAAGTTTAAGTCATGTGTATCCCAAGCTGACGCTAACGCCAAGGCATTGGCCGCCGTGAACTCTCAGGGTCAGGCCGTGGCCAACTCGAAGGGCACTTGTACTTGGACAGGAAGCTATACCGGTCAGGTTCAGAAGAACAATTGCGCTGATGGCGGCGTAGGCGACATGGTATCCGTAAGTAGCGACAGGCTGCCGGGACATCCGTATACCTCCAACATATCTTTGGCTGACGCTAATAAGAAGGCCGAGAATGCTGTTCGTGGAGCCGATGGACAGAACTATGCCAATAAGAACGGTGGATGTACTTGGACTTACGTGGCAAGCCGTGACTTCTATAAGAACAATTGCGCCGGAAGCGGGGTTGGTCAGAGAATAACGGTGACCTCTACGCAAGCCAACGGCGGCACGCCTATCACCAGCAAGGTTTCTTTGGCTGATGCCAGGAGCAAGGCAGAGCAGATCCTAGACCAGAGAGGACAGGATTACGCTAACCAGCATGGCACTTGTGTGTGGACCGGTACTGGAAGCGCTACGTTCTATAAGGATAATTGTGGTACATGTAAACATGGTGTCGCTCTATCCGTTCCTTATAGTGCCTTAGGATTGTCAGCGTTGACATCTACCGTATCTCAGGCGGATGCCGACAGCAAGGTTCAAAACGCTTTCAAGAATGATACGGCGACTAAGACCGCCGCTCAGGCTTACGCTAACAAGAATGGTGATTGCGCCGATGACGATGATACCCCATCTTATGATGATTGGAATTATTATTGTAGTGGATGCGATTATCGTAGGAGTAGGAATCAGACCAATCCTTGTTCTTCAGCCTCAGATCAAGATGAGTTGGTTGAGTCCGATTCAAGATCTTGTGGATGTGGATGTGATAATACATACAATATGGATAATAGTAGGTGTAATAATGGTAATAGCGAGGAGCATTATTCTAGCGAGTGTGATCCTACAGGATATTGGCAGAATGGTGGTAAACATTGCTGTAATCCATATGACTACACTATCTATACCAATGAGGTATGTAAGGGATGTTCGGGCGAATGCGGTGATGTATGTGTTCCTGATAGCCCTATTAAGGTGGTTAGCGCTGGTGAATTTTGTGCTTCTTCATCGAATCTGGCTAGTGAACAAGCTTATAACAAGTATAAAGAGTACAAGGATGCATTACAAAATTTAGTTGATGCTAGGATATGTCCTTCTAAGGTTGGCAATGATGACCGATGGGGAAATGTCAAGGCTACGAACTGTCCTAGCAACTGTACTCCTAAGATTATCAGTTATAAGCAAATCGCTGGTAAATATGAGGCTTGTACCAAGGACGAGGCAAACAGGATAGCCGACAGCAACCTACAGTCAGACGGTATCTCTTACGCCAATGGATTAGCTCAGGCCGATAGATGCGATTGCCCGCAAGTGAAATGTAATATGAGCGTATGGGTATCCATAGATGAAACGTATTCCTCTCCTCCAGGGGCTAAGTTCACCCTCCATTGGAGCGGTAATGACGCTTGCTCTAGCTTCAGTCAAGGAGGAACTGTTAGACTATATTGTTCTAATGTATCTGATAACTATTCTGCGCATACTACCATATCGGGTAAGTCGGGAAGTTGGTCTAGTACCGGTTTTTTTAGCTCAGGATGTAACCCTAGTAATATATCAGGATCTTGGGATCCAGATTAATAAATAAAAAAAAGGAGAGGCTTATTTTAGCCCCTCCTTTTTATCATATATCAGGATCTTAACAATTACCAGATCCTCCTCCAGAAACACTTATAGACCCACATTGTACTCCTGAATCAAAACCTATGACACCGGTTTTTTTACCAGACCCAGTAGGTATACTTACGGTAGTACTTCCAGCCGTAACAGTTTGCCCATTATCATTCCTGCCAGTAACAGTTACGGTTATTGATTTAGATGATCCACATTGATTATTGTAAAACACTTCATAGGAGCACCTTAATGCAGATGTAGAACTAGGCAGACCATTACAAGGATCACCGCTCAGCATAGCGTTGGCGCTCCACGTTTGTGGGCAATCGCATCTATCGGCCTGAGCTAATCCATTGGCGTAAGAGATACCGTCTGACTCGATGTGAATTTAGCTTATTCAATGCGCATTGTTTATCTATTAAATAAAATCATTAATATTGTATCGTTAATATTAATACATTAAGTTATGGCTTGCAATAAGAAAAAGAAAATGGCTAATGGAGGCAAGGTCTCCGAGAAAAAGAAACCTCAACTGAAATGTGGGGGCAAGGTTAAGAAGAAAAAGTAATAACCGGAGGGGTATATCCCCTCCTTAATATTTCGCTACATGAAAAATTCAGAGTTTGTATCTAGGATCATAAATGACATGAACTCTATTAGTAAAGACGCTCATGTCAGTAGAAGATGGATATTGTCCATAGGTAGGCAGAAGGCTCGATCATATATAGCTCAGAAGTACGCTGATGGGACTTTGTTCGGCGAGGAATCGCTATATACCCATATCAATTGTCTGGAGATGGAAAGAGTCCAGAAGGTTGATTGTTGCTTTGATGAGTTTAAATTATGCCGGGTACTTATGAGATCCAAGAAAAGGATTCCCGATATGATATATACCCGTATAGGACCGGCTATCATCAAAGTCTCTAATATCATTGACGATATTATATTCGCTCCTATATCGTTAAGGAAATATGTTAACAATAAGAAACGTAAATACGGTAATATAGATCAATATTATTATTATATTAATGATGGATATATCTATATACCTGATATAAATATAGAGGCTATAAACGTGGATCTTATAACCCTTGACAGGAAAGCAGCGTTAGAGCTAGGGGGATGTGGAACGGGAAAAGATGATCCATGTATATCTCAATGGGATTATGATTTCGTATGTCCTGATAAGCTACTAGAATATGTTGTCTCAGAGACGTTAAGAGAGACGATAACCAAATTGCAGATCCCTACGGACGAGAATCCGGATATGGATATTAACAAGAAAACTCAAAAGATTCAGTGATGATGGATATAATAAGATCAATAATTAATTTCTTCGGTTTCAATGATGCCATAGTTGACGGTATAGGCGAAAGAGGGATGAGAGATAGTTCTATCATAAGATATAATGAGGTGCATGATATGTATGACAAGATTATAAAAGATCTAGGAGATATGTCAGCTTACGTATCCAAAGGTTATATCTATGATAAGATAAAAGACAAAACAGGTTTTAGCACAAGGCATATCAGTAGGATACTTAATCATACTAAGAAAAGAGATCTTAGGTTTATCTAAAAAGGAGAGGCTAATAAGTCTCTCCTTTTTATTAAAAACCATAACAGCAGTGATTGTCAACAATTACCTGAATCATGACCAGAGATTGTTACATCTCCACATACCACTTCTCGGCTAAAATATACACTTCCACTCTTGGTTCCGGATCCTGCGGGAATTGTAAAGCTAGCGCTATTGACCTGCTCTTCTCCGTTTTGTGTATATCCTATACCACTCACAGAACCAGATATAGATCTACCACATTGATTATTATACGTAATCGTAAATCCTCTTGATGTGACAAGTTGTTCATGGCTCATGCAATCATTATTCATAGATACCGACCATGACCACGTCTTTGTTGGCTCCACGCAGTCGCATCTATCGGCCTGAGCTAATCCATTGGCGTAAGAGATACCGTCTGACTGTAGGTTGCTGTCGGCTATCCTGTTTGCCTCATCCTTGGTACAGGCGGTATATTTTTGTGTATAAATTTCTTGTATTAGGATGAAATCGTTATATTTGTGATATGAAAACAAAGTCATTTAAAATACTTGATCAGTACTTTCTTCGGTTTTATAGATCTATTATGTCTAAGAACGGCAAGAGAAGGAAACATACGATCGTGGACAAGAATGATATCCTTGAGTGCCAGTCGTTGATCTGGAAAGTCATACGTGATAGGTATCTGGAGGATGAGGGAGGGGTTTATATAAACAACATCGGTTATCTATGTCATAAGATTAATCCTAACCGCAAGATATATCTGAATAAACTTACCGGTACTATTAATAGGCGTGGGACGGGTGGATATTCTTACGTCCATACGTGTATTGATTTTATGCCTCGGAACAAGTATTTCCATCTCTATATTTCTCCGGCGTTGAACAGGGAGTGTAGGTTGGCTATGGAATCAGGTAGGAGATATAAGTTCTTGTATCGGGAGGTTGAGTCGGAGAGTAAGGTATTTGGAGTTAAATGGGTTTACAAGCTGTAGAAGTTTTTTTGTGATCCAGTTAGCCCGTGAGGGTAGACTGGATTTTTTTTGTATCACGGATTCAAATACATATCTTTGTGCAAAAGACTTGAATATGACTATAAAAGGGTTGTTGGCCGAGATCAAGGCCGATTTACATAAATACGATGATAGCGGGGCTATAGATACCTCATCTGTTTATAGGTGGGCTGAGATCGCCTTGAAAAGGTTCGGGGGTGTTATAGCGGTCATGTCCGAGGCGGTTGTCAAGACCAGCAACAAACAGGCGGTATTGCCTTCTGATTTTTTCGACATGCTTGATGCCTATAGGTGTGAGCCTCTTGTCTGTGAGATTCCGGGCGGCGACAAGGCCAAGGCTGACCTCCAACACGAGATCGGCTGGGTCGAGCGCACCGAGCGCGGCTTCCGTTGGAACTCCTGCACGGAGTGCTGTAAGGAGGAGTTTGAGAAGACGATCACGGAGAAGATATATATCGGGTCTCACGAGGTTCGATTTCATTACCATCATCCCGTAAGGCTGTCTATAGGTCGAGGACTGAGGCGTGATTGCGCCGCCGACAAATATCGGGATAAGTACGATTGGGATAATTATGATATAACTATATCCGGCAATACTATGTATACCGGGTTTGATGGATTTATTTACATCATATATCGTGCTACACCCAAGGATGATGACGGTCTCCCATATATACCTGAAACGGCGTTAGGATACCTTGAGGATTATGTCGAGACGTATATCAAGATGAAGATCTTCGAGAATGCCGCTGTGAATGGCTTGATACAAGGCGCTGGTGATGCTTATAAATTATATGCTCAGCAGGAGCCTGGTAAGTTCGCTAGGGCTATGAAAGAGCTTAAGATGTCGATGATTACCTTGAATGATTATCGGGAGCTGGCTGAGGATAATAGGAGGAGGATGCTGTCTTATGAGCGTATGTGGCCCAACGCTTTTGATAAGTATATTAAACTTATTTAACAAAATACGATGATATGGCTGATTGGATACATTTAGATAAGACAAGTGGTACTGGCCCTGCTGAGGTTAAGGTTACAGCTGATATTAATGAGACCGGCGAGATACGTCAGGTAACATACAAGGTTATAAAAGAAGGAACCAAGGAAGAGAAGACGTTCGTGTGCAGGCAGGAGTCCGTCCCGGTGGTGATCATCCCGGAGTTCGATTACCTTGTTCTTAGGTATATCTGGGCTGACGAGGACGGCATTGACTTTGACACGGCTACCGGTTTCGATAACACCGGCCTCCCGGACGTTGACGGCAAGCTTGTTGGTTGGAGTAAACAGTACCAGACCACGCAGGAGCGGGTAGGTGATTATCTTATCCACGGTGGTGATAACATGGAATCAGGTAATGAGGCCGCCTTGATCCAGATGGGACCGTTGTTGGATGGCGATAATTACGATAAATTACCTCTTGAGATCAGATGCAGTATATACGGTAACTGGTATGGTGGTCGTGAGAAAGGTGATGTCACTATCAGGTTCACGGCATATAAGGGCGGTTCTATGGAGAAACGTGGATATGATTTTGTCAATATCGGAGGCGAGGAGGTTTATACCGGTGACGCTCCCACTAACGTATCCGCTCATGGTGAGGATAATTGGCAAAATATAAAGACCTTGTATTCTAAGGTAGGCACGATGATCTATAACAAGGAATCTCGTGACTGTATTGTAAGAATAGGTGAATAGATTTTTCTTCATAATATAAACACATCGGCTCTCTTGTTCGTGAGGATAGGAGAGTTTTTTTATTTTTTTTTAATCCTTCAATTATGACATATTTGATCTTTTATTGCGTGGGAATAATCTAGCTTTGCCGAAAACTAGTATTATGGTCACATTGAATGATGTAAATAACGAACTCCATGTCCGGTTATATATACTGGAGGTACTTAAGGATTATATAAGAGATGATGATTTCGATGGTCTTGTAGATAAGGCGTTGGATTTTGTCATGGAAGGCGTTTCTATGCCTAAGGCTCCGACCAAGGATACCACCATGAGTGACATATCAAAGAGCGTTTTGGCCTTGGTAGCGGGTGCTGGATTAGATGAGAGGTTAAGCAAAAGCTCTTTAGAGTTAGCTTATGACAGATGTAAGATGAGGTACGTATTCGATCCTCGAAATCGGGATATACACGGTGTAGTCGTAGGTTATTCCAATGACTTTAATAGTCTGGTAGCTGTGTGTGATGAGGGATCGAAGAAAGGAGTGGATAAAGGATCTACTGATTTTGTGGATGTCAATGAGAGATACGTGACTAACGGTTTCTTTTACATATCTGTAGAGGATGCCGATAAGCAATCGAACTACATGGGTAAAAATTTGTAATTGTTGTGTTTTTGTACTTTACACGAGCGTTTAAAAGTATTTAGTTCTCCTCCTGACTTGTGAAAGTCTGGAGGATTTTTTATTTTTGTACGATTTGAATGTTTTGCATAATACGTACTGTTTATTAGAATCCGCCACATAAGTGATTATCTGGTGGATTTATTATATTTGCGAAAAAGATAATGTCGTGCAAAATAACTCTAACATAGCGGTTCCCGACTCCGGGATGAACAGGGATAAGCATCCACAGGATCTATCCCCATCTGAATATAGTTTCGCCTTGAACGCTACCATAGAGGGTGACGATGGAAGCCAGCTTAAGATCCAGAACGAGCCTAGTACCCTTTTATGTAAGCGATTTGATGGCTATAAGGTTATTGGGTATAAGAATGACATAGCTGGTGATAACACTTATTTCTTTCTATCCAATCCGGATGATAATACGTCTAAGATCACGTTCATGCGGTCATTGGATTATATCAAGACCGTGGAGGATCAATTGGCTGGATCGGGAAAGGACATCCATCGTATCCTTGGCGAGAGGCTTGAGGAGTCGGATGGTCGTTTTGATGAGATATGTGATTTGATGGAGGTCTTGATAGAGGATTGGGTTGATGACCCTTGTCTTAATTTCTCCATTCATCATCCGATCTTCGATATAGAGATCAAGGACGAGAAATGCGGGAAGGTGATATACTGGACCGATGGATATAATCCCCAGCGATATGTTATGGTCGATAAGGCTCTTAATCCGGATGATGATGGTGACTTTTGGTATCATTATCATGGGTATAAGACATGTGGGGATGACAAACCAATAGAGAGGTGTAGGCTGGCCTGCGAGAAGCTGCTGGTGTTCCCGTTGCTGACGGCCCCGTGCGTGGAGCCTGAGGTCGTGGAGTTCGGGGGGAGCCTGCGTGCCGGGACCTACCAGTTCTGCGTGGCGTTGTGCGATGAGTTCGGGATTGAGAAGACCGGATATTGCTCATTGACCAACCCAATCATGTTATTCGATCGTCAAGATATGGTTATCCGCGATGGTTTATGGGGTAAGTCAACCAACATGGGTATCCGCCTTACCGTGTCTAATATAGATAAGCAGGTATCTCATTATAAGATAGGTGTTATACAGAATACGGTTGGGTTTAATGGTGAGCAAAGCCCGGTTCTTGAGTATTTCATAGAAGGTATACATCCGATAACGGAAAGGACTATCTATTATCTTACGGATCAATATAGCGAGCGTACGACCATGGAGAAGTTATCCAAGGAAATACCGGTATATAAGACAGCCAGAGGCATGACGTCTGTCGGGAATCGTCTTCTTCAATACGGCTTGACCGTGGAGAACGAATGGAATCTTCAACCGGTCGTTAACTTCTTGGGTCATTTCGTTAAATGGCAGACATCTATAGCCACGGAGAATTTGTATAAAGACGGTGTGGCTTGCTCTAAATACGCCTCTTTCATGCGTGACGAGGTATATCCGTTGGGTATAAGATTCTTTACCAATACAGGATACAGGACGGCTAGATTCCCGCTTATCCCTCGTCCGGCCACAAGGGAGGAGATGGAGGTTATCGTTGATGAGGACGGTAACTCTGACGACCTGTCGGCTGCTTCGGTGCTGGAGAACAACCCGCAGTGCGCCGGGAACAGCCGCCGTCATCTTTGGCAGTTTAAGAATACGGCAAAGATCATAAACGACCCGTCTTGGGGATTTGATGATTTTGGAGGAGAATGCAAGAATCAGCTAGATGTCAAGCAACTCAGATATGTAGAGCAGGAATATGCCACGGTAGGAGAGACCCAATTCGTTATCAATACGATGGGGAAAGATGTTACGGTAGATGATGCTATTGATTATATCGCTGATAATATAGAGAACTTGTGTGATATCATAGAATCTAATGTAGGTATTACTGACGAGTTATGCGCTGCTATATCATTGCCAGAGGATCAAGACGGTATAAAGGCTCCCGATTTCCCTAGTGGATGTGATGATATCGAGAGGATAGAGACCAGGACTATATTGGATAAAAACTCTTTGGTGGATTCTAGGATTGATTTTACATATAAGCTGGCTAGTGATTATACGGAGACCGAGCCTACCACCTTAATACAAAGTAACGCCGAGTCACAAAGGAAATTCTCTGTATTGTGTGATTTCGATAATTACTCCAGTGGAGGTAAGAATATCATAGATCTGGTTCAGGAATGGTTGGATGGTCAGGATGAGGATAAATTCCCGTCTGATATAGACTCCTCCGCCTTGGTCTTGTGTCAGGATATGTCTAATGTCCGGCAGTTATATGATGAGGGTATATGTACTAATGGGTGTTCGGTAGGTGATCCTCACGTGAATCCCACTATTAACGATGTTCAACTTCCTACATTCCAAGGGGGTAGGTCATTGGGTAAGTGCACATATTTGTATCAATATCCCGGATGGGAAGGAAAGAAGCATACGGAGACGATGCTTGATCAGTTAATGGATACGATGGAGGCTTATTTCCCCCAATATGAGAGTCAGTTTGGTATCGAGAACGCCATGTGTCTTTTTGGCGATGGTGATAATTCTAAGTTTAATACCGGTATAACTACTGACTGGGAAGGTCGTGTGTCTATGCAGAATGATATTGACGCCAAGACCAATTGGTTCGGTAGAAGCAACTTGACTTATTTCAAGTTCTATCCACATGTATCCTCATACGCCAGATGGGTGGAGTTGGATTACGAGAAATACATAAGTGGTTTATCCGATCCTGATAACGGTATTATGTATATAGAGATGATGGGTAACTATAATTATCCGATCGGCGACTCGTCATCATACAATAAGGTTCGTATAACGTTTTTCTCGGACAAGGAAGGTACCGTGGCTCCTAATCCTTTGGCTAATGATGCCAAGAAAGGTGTTATAGTGAATTACGTGGATCATAAGACATTTATGATGCCAAAGTACTTGTTCTGGAATGATGACAAGACTACTTTCCATAAGATATATGTTTGCATCGAGCCTGCGGTATGCGTGTTCTTCACCGGTTTCGCCATGAGGCAGGACATGAAGGAGCTTGCCGGATTCTATACGGCCGGCACCGCCATCTTCCCCGCCCCGTTCTGTTTTGGCATTCGCCCACTGGAGGTGAAATACGTATTCTTCTTCACAAAAGAATTGAAATTAAGGAGATTCGTTACCTATGAGGCGAAATGTATCTCATGTGGGGATAAACCCGCTGACTGCGCTCCCAGGCCATATCAGTATGGTGATTTCGGATATTGGGAGTCTACCAATAAGTACCCGGCTAATTTTGAGTTGTATGATTCAAGCAAGATCGGGATATCATCGGGAGGATCAAAGAGGAAGGATATAATAGATTCTTTGACGAAATACTATGGGTCTCCTAAATCCGTTGGGGGTAAGTCTTATTTCACCGGTAATGGGGATAACGCTGAGTACCCCAATACGTCAACCACGTTTTGTCAGAGACCTATACGTCATTACAAGTTTCCGGATAACTCTGTCGCTCCTTTCATGGGTAATCCGTCTCAACTGACCGGTCAATATGGAGTTGACTCCTATATTTATCCTATGGGGGTGATGCTTGATGACGATATCGTTAATGAGTTTCTGGATATAGCGGTAGAGAACGGTCTTATAGATAAGGCTAGAAGAGATTCTATAATAGGATATGAGTTGTATAGGGGCGATAGGACGTTGGATAAGAGCGTTATCGGGACCGGTCTGGCTTATGATATGTTTAAGTACGATGATCCCGACGGATCGGCTAACCTTTATCCTAATTACCCTTACAACGATTTGTCTGATGATATGTATATCTATAAGGATATTAATCGTGAGAAATTTATAACGCATCCGTTTAACAGGAAGGGTAATATCTGGTATTCATTCTTAAGTCCTGATATTGCCTTTAACAAGCCTGACGCTCCCACCGAGTGCCTTGTTGATGGTTATCAATTAGGTAAATCCTCAGGTATATTCAGGGAGGTGGAGGATCACCCTAAATGGACGATATTAGGGAGTAAGGCTTACAGTATGGCAACATCATTGGCTACGGTGGAGGCTATGGCTAATTTAATATCCGCTATAGCTGAGTATACATATCAGTCGGCTTCACAGCAATATGTCGGTGGAGGCGTGTTCTTTTTAGCCAACCCTGTCGGCATAGCGCTGACGGCTATCCGTCTGGCTACAGGTATCGCCAAGGCCACAGCCCAGTCCGTGGTGGATATAGGCAAGTATAGGTATCAGTGGTTAACGGCATTGATAGATAGGGGACCTAGACGGAACTATGCTTATTACTATACTTCTGTCGCTCATTATAATTTATTTTACCAAAAAATAGGGGAGTCAGAGTTACGTGGATTGTCAACGGCTAAATATATCAAGAGCGGGTTATATCCGGTAACAGATATCTCTTCGCAAGGGGAGACCGTAGACGGTAAGCCTATTATCATAAACAACCTCGATCGTGAGCATTCATTGTTCATGTCATTTGGTATGGATAAGTATATGCTTGAATATCCGGAGTTGGTTTCAAGTTACGATACCAGCCGTATTCAGGATGAGTGTAATATTCGTAACGATGAGGTGGCTGGTATGACGCCTCATTTTATGACACGTGAATCTTTCGTATCCTGCCCCTATATGAGGATAAAGAAATATTCTCCGGCTCAATACGGGCAGATAGAGGATATCAGGTGGGTATCGTTAGGCGGTTGCGGGTTGATGGATGAGGATAAGCGTAAACCTGTTTTTGGAGGTGATGTATTTATATCAAGGTTCTCGCTTAAGAGGAAGATGCCTATGTTTTACTTGACTCAGTTTGGTCAGGGAGACATGATACCATTCCCTTATTACGATTATCGAAACATCGGGTATCCCCGTTATTTCGTCAATTACGATACCGGGGAGGATTATCTTAATAAGACCGATACGGATACCGGATCGCTATACTCTTTCCCTAGCCGGAAGAGCGCTTATGAGATGGTTTGCAAGACCGGAGATATGTATCTTAGCGGTCGTTTCTTCCTATACTTCTATGGCATACCTCAGTTTCTTGTGGAGTCTGAGATCAATTGCAATTTCCGTATAGCCGGGCCTGAGCCTTACGAGGGGTTCTATCCGGAGGTAGGGGATTATATATCATGGACTCAGGAGCGTAATGTCCCTATATCAAGGGATAATGTGTTTAAGATAAGTCCTGTGTATAAGAATCGTTTTACGCTAGGCGGAAGGTCATTACCAGAGACGTATGATAGCAATTTTTGGGACTGCGCTTACCAAAGACCCAACGGCGTCATATGGAGCACCGCCGACGTGTCGGAGAACGGCATGACCGATCCTTGGCTGTCGTACAAGCCTATGGATTACCATGAGTTCAAGACCTCGTTCGGAAAGCTTATAAGCATGAAGGGAATAGAGTCGGATCAAATACTAGCTCGCTTCGAGAATCAGGTAGGACTATATAACGCTATAGACGTGCTGGCAGAAAGAATATCCCCGGAGAATAGCGAGCTAGGGACAGGTGGGCTTTTCGCCTCTCGTGGCATTGAGTATAATAATACGACGTTAGGATATTCCGGGACCCAGAGTCGGGATATGATCAGTTGCGAGTTTGGGCATTTTTGGGTCGATTTAAGGCGTGGTCAGGTGTTTAAGGTAGATTCTAATGGTAGGAATCTTACGGAGGTCACACCGGGGCTTAGAAACTGGTTTAAGGAGCATCTTCAGATGAAGATCATCCGTAGCCGGATATATAACGCTGATACGGACGCTGAGTTGTCTTATTATGATATCGATAACAAGTTCTTTGGTATAGGGCTATCCATGGGCTGGGACAATCGGTTCAAGAGGGTTCTGATAACCAAGAAAGATTATATACCGGTAGGGAATCCGAGCGAGTACCAATTCCGTGGCGGCCGGTTCTACAGGAACGGGCAGGCGGTGGAGCTACAGGACGCCAGCCATTTCACGGACGTCTCGTTCACCGTTGGATATAACTGCCTGAAGGGTGAGTGGAAATCATATTTATCCTACACCCCTGATTATTATATCGAGCACCAGCATTATTTCCAGTCTGGAAAGAACTACTCAAGTGAAAGTCAGGAGATAGGGTTATGGTCTCATGGATTGACCAACCAATCGTATCAAGTATTTTACGGTAAGCTATATCCGTTCGTTATAGAGGTACCGGTACGTGAGCAGTATGTGAATAAGATCCTCACGAACTACCAATATAGGATGGATGCCAGAAGGTATCAGGATGAGGTTAATTACCAAATTCTTAGGACTACCGGATTCAATAAGGCATGGTTTTATAACGATACCAACAACAGCGGTGAGCTTCGGATGGTTATCGCTGACAAGAACGATATGAGCCAGTGGTTAAGGTATCCCGTAACCAATGACGATAGCCGTGAGATACTGGTGACGGAGGTTGATCAGAAGATAAATATAAATGACTATTTTAACGAGGTCAAAGACGATACGAACAATCTTCCGATATGGGTTAAGGATGTGAATGACATTGACCGTAAGATCGACCCCAGGGCTGTCGATTATCATCGGAGGTGGCGGGATCGTCTTCGTGGCGATTGGTTCTTGGCTAGGTTCGTGAATGACATTGAGAGCCGGTTCAAGATGATAGTACGTTGGTTTAGCAACGATGAGAAAGTTTATTGAGGTGATTATATACCTTTAAATATTTGATGTTATGGCAGCAGGGAAAACTAGCAGTAAAAAGAAGGGCAAATGCCCGAAATCAGGATGTATCAAGAAAGTAGGGAGTGATTGGCGAGTGGTCAGTAACAAGACCGGTAAATTATGGCCGGCTAAGTACAAGTCTAAGGAGAAAGCTAAAGGAGCCTTGGCTGCTTATCACATGCATTAGCGTATAAACGGGTACATGATTTATTATGTGCCCGTTTCGTGTTTTTAGGCTTATGAGATTATAGTTATCTTTGTGAAAAATGTAGTATATGTCTAAGAAGAATAAACCGGAGGAAATCCCTTCGTGGATAAAGGATTTATATAAGGAGGATCTTGATCGTGTCGTAAGAGGCGAGCGTCCTATGTATTTCAGGGGTATGGATGATAGTCCTTTGAGAAACGTGTCCCAGGAGTTTGATATCCTTAGCAGAGGAGCCGCAGTTAAAGGCATGAATGGGATAAGAGGTGCGTTGTCCCCGTTGAATAATGGCATGGGTAATTATAATTTCAGTATCAGGGGTATAAATAAGAAGATCGGTGAGTTGGTTGATGAGGCGGGGCTATATTTACCTGAGAAATTAAGACCTGTATATCGGACTGTGGTGGATGCTATGTCGAGTTCCAAGGATAAGGGGTTGGGTCATATCACGCAGCCGTTGGCCAACGCCCTGTACCCAGCGGACGAGCGACGGGACCGGCGTCTGGAAGGGGAGCATCCCGTTGGTTATGTGGATGCCATAGACGGCATATGGCCTAGGAAGAAATATGGGCTATGGGGAGAAAAAATTGAGAGGAAGCAAGATGGAGGAGAAACAAGAGAGTCTGTTCTTGATAGACCTAGATTCGGGAGTAGGGTATTGGATAATTACGTAGCTTCTGCTCACCCGGTTTTGTCAATAATATATGATATCGCTAATTCAAGGTATACTGATGGCCCTACTCGCATAAATAAAGCTGCGTATTCATCAATAGATCCTATGGGGAAGAATCCGGAATGGTATGAGTATCCTGTTCATTTTATGAAGATGTTCGGGAAATATATATCTGGTGATTTTAATAACAAGTTATATGGCGATAGTGATAATGATGATTTAGGCACAAGAACTAGTGATGAGGCTTGGGCTAAATACAATAAACTCCCTTACGATGAGTCTGTATTGATAGATAATGGTGATGGTACGTATAGTATACGAAAGGAATTATCTAATAGGATGATACCTGATTCGTCTATCGTAAGGAATAGGATTGATGTGAATAGGAGTCTGTTTGATAAGGAAACTAAGGAATACAATGAAGGACTTATAAAAGCTTTAAGTGATGCCGATCCAGAGGAGTATGAGAGGATTCAGAGGGAATATAAGGATCTGAAAAGGGTAAGAGAGGGTGCCATATCAGCGGACGAGATGAATATAAAAGGGTTGAGGTCTCTTTATGATAAGGGGTATGGTGTCGTGAATGAGTATAATTATAGGGATCGTAGACTTGATAAGAACGAGACGGGTCCTCATAGTGTACTTGGTGATTATACGATATATCGTGACAAGGATATGGGCGGATACAGATATAGGGATGTATATGATTTCAATCCCGCTGTCCAGTTTCTTTTGAATGGGGATGTATTTAAGATAGATGGTAGTATTGATAAAAAGGATAGAGGAGGTTCGGTAAATACAGGGAGGGCTTATGGTTCTGGCAAGTATGTAATTGATCCTCGTAGATCAGAGGATAGTAAGATGGCTGTATATGACGAGATATGGGATTATCTGACCGACAAGAAGGGAATACCACAAACGCAAGCTATCGGTATCCTGTCGAACATCGCCGCCGAGTCCGGAGGGGACACCGAAGCCCTAGGAGCCGCCGGTGATTTTGGCATCCAACAATGGCTTGGACCGAGGAAGAAGGAGCTACAGCGCAGGTATGGTAAGAAACCGACATTGACCCAACAACTGGATTATCTTGTGGATGAGTATCAAGGTCGTGTACCGGGGCTAGGTTGGAACTACATGAACCAAGGCAAGTTCTTTGATAAGGACGCTCAAGGCAATATATATAATTACTATATGTATTCGAAAGCTGATTTTGATAACGCCACGAATTATAAGGACGCTACCGTAGCATGGAATCAAGGATACGGAAGACCCCTTGGATCGACATTAAGAAACGAGAAGCGGTTTGAGTTCGCCGATATGTTCTCCAACAGATACGGTGTCCCGGAGAACGAGCCAATGAGATACGAGTTCGGGCAGCGGGATTCTGGTACGGGAGACGGAGGTCATCAGCCCGTGCCTGAGACGGTAGCCCCTGCCGATCCTTCTTTGGCTTCCCGCTCTTCCATGGATAGCTGGTGGGAGAAGGAAGGCCAAGACCTGTTATATAAGATGCTAGCTCAATCCGGCGCTAACAAGAAAGCTATAGAGGACATCGCCAATAATATTAAGAATGATCCCCAATCGGAGGCACAGGTAGCGGAAGCTGAGCGTATGCGTAGAGAACAAGCAAAAAGGCAGCTGGTGCTTAATATGATACCGGGGTTAAGTCTTAACATAAAAGGTATGAGTAGAACTCGAAATTAATACTACATTTGTGAAATTATTAAATGTTTTAGATATGAAAAGATTGTTGTTTTTATTTGCTATGTTATTGACGCCGTTCGCTTTGATGGCGCAAGAGGTAATCCCATCAGAAGGGACTATCACCATTGATCTAACTACCTTTACCGGCATCATGGCTTTTGTCACGATGTCAGCTACCCAACTAGCCAAGGTAGTGCCGTATATTGACACCCATAAGTGGGCTAAAGTCCTATCCGCCGTAGTCATAGGTATGCTGGTTTGTATATTAGCGTGGCTACTAAAGGTGTCTCCATTGCTTATAGGGAGTGAATGGTGGGAGGCATTGCTGTATGGGATAGCTGTTGGGTTCAGTAGTGCCGGCTTCTACGATCTGGTGAAAGCTATAGGATCACTGTTTGTAAAAAGGATCTAGCATCTTATAATTATTTGAGATATGTAAAATTTCAAGATTTTATTATCTATAATATAGGCTATTATATTTTGTAATAATATTAGTATTGCTTATATTTGTGCGCCTACCTACTCATCACGAGCGGATAGGCGCATTTATTAATTTAAAACTTTTAGTAAAGGTATGAAAAGTAATTTGATTTTATCATCAGAGAGTAGGGAATTATTAGGTAGGAACATTTCTGTTATGTCCAAGGACGGGTTTGTATGCATAACGGAAGTTATGGAAGCCTTGAATGAAAAACGTAAATCTATGGGGTTGGAGTCTAGAAGGCTTGATCATTTGTTTGCTACTAATGGATTTCAGGAAAAGATGAAAGCTCTTGTTAGGGAGCTGAGTATTAATGATATATGTACTGTAAGAAATCTTACGGTACAAAACCACGAATTGAAAATCAATAAGATAACCGATCTCAAAAAATACGGAATGGCTTACCGAAGAGGAAAGGGGGAGGGTCAGAAATGGTATGTAAATCCGTATTTTTTTGTTATGGTAGCATTAGAATTGGATCCAGAGATATACGCCAAGGTGATAATATGGTTGCATGATGGATTCATAGAGGACAGGAATGCCGCTGGCGAGGCTTATATCAAGATGAGTTCGGCCGTCGCCAGGTTGGTTAGCGACAAGAGTCAGTTGTCTGATAAGATATCAAGGGTAGCTAAGGCTATTAATTTTATCGTCTTTAACAAGCATGAGAGTGGGATAAGGAATACGGCTACAAAGAATCAGTTAAACGACATAGTAGCTGTAGAGAATGTTATCACCGGGGTTATAGATGGTGGCTTTATAGATACTTATGATAAACTTATAGATTATCTTGGTCATGAGTGGAAAAAGAAGTGGAGTAATCCTATAACGTGTTTAAAAGATTGATATTAAAAAGACTCATCGTTGTGAAATGATGAGTCTCTATTTTTTTAAACTATCTTTGTGTCAGAACGAAATTAATTTGATATGAGCAAGTATGTAATCAAGAGGAAGATACCTAAATATCAAGAGGCCGGGGAAGTCGGGTCGTATATGCTTGGTAATATGGACGGTATACAAGGGTTAGGTATAGAACCTTTGGTGAATACCAACCAAGGATTACCCGCGCCGGTCAATCCGCTAGGGATATATTCTTTGGATACTCCAGATCAGTTGAGGACTAAATACGCTAATGCTTTTGATCAGGATAATGTGTTTCCGGCTAGCTTCAAGGGTAGTTTACAGCGTATAGCTGAGAATTATCAGGACAATGGTATTACGCTTAATAACATAACTGTTAACGATGTTGATAAGTCTAAGACCGGTTCAGGCGAGACGGATGTTTTTGATTTTACCACCATCCCCTACTATGGCGCTGATGATATAGGGTCTAGATTCACTCAGATGGGTCGTGGTATAGGGCGTATGAGAAGCGAGGGATATGGTGATTTATCCACTGGGGCTAAAACAGCTAATACGATAACCACCATAGCCTCAGGAATTAGTGGTATCATGGGATTGGCTCGTAACGTGGTTTCTGGGATAGCGTCTGAGAAAGGTACTCGTACCAATATCAGGTTGGCTCAGGAGCGTGAGGCCAGACAAAGAAGGCAATCCCAGATGCAGTACAAGGATGGTGGGGATGTTTATCTAGGACCTAATAATAGGTTCGATAGCGGAAGCCTTACCGGTGAGTACCTGTATCCGTTACCTAAGTCGATGGAAGATCAAGCCAACGTAGAGGTCGAGAAGGGCGAGTACGTGGAGCAGCCCGGAGAGGCGCCGATGGAGGCCATGGGGCAGAAGCATGCCGATGGGGGGACCCCCGTTTCCTTGGAGCAGAGAACGAAGGTTGTTACCGACGACACAATCATAGAGCCGGATTTCGCTAAATACATCAGAGATACGTATGGGATCAAAGCCACGCCTAAGGATACGTATGCTACGTTAATGGACAGGTATAAGGCTAAGATCGGTCTTAAATCGGCTTACGATGATCAGAAGAAGGCATTGGAGAAGCTGGAGAAAAATAATAAGATAGATGATGAGAATACAAGGCGTTTAAACGCCTCCGTATTGTCAAAGGCTATAAATGATAGCAACGATACCGTTAATGGATTAGAGGGAAGATTTACGGACTTCGCTAATGTTATATACAAGGAGCAGGAAGACCGGAAGATGAAGAAGGATGAGGATACGTATTTCGCCAAGGGTGGTGAGATAGATAACATCATATCCAGATCTATGAAAGAATACGGTCTTACGGAGGAGGATATAGCTGAGGCTAAGAAAGAGCTGCTTAAGAAAGTGGCTGGTATTCGTCAGAAGATGGAGATAGGAGGCACGTCTTTGTTCGGTCGTAAATTAACTTTCCGCCCGATCGAGAATAGGTTCAACAATGATCCTAACTATTTCGGTTATCAACGCCAAGGAACTGATGGCTCTTATGGAGGTATTAATACGGATGAGAGGTTGAATTATTATAAGACATTCAATCCGGTCGCTTACGATGCTTATATGGGAGCTTCAGAGGGCGCTAGGGCTAGGGCATTGCAAGACGCTATCTACGGTCAGACAAGTAGCTGGATGGGCTTGGCTACGGCTGAGAACCCGATCATCGCCAACGCCGAGGCGCTTCGGGATTACACGACGCTCGTTTCCTTTGGCGGTGAGGATAGTCAAGGTAATTACCCGGAAGACAAGAAAGCCGCATATCATGATAGGATGAGAGACAATAAATTAGGTTTGTTTACCACATCTCGCCCTATGATCGGTCTAGACGTTGTTACAGAGGAACAGCATAAGGCTCTTAACGATGCTGGTATCACCCATTTTAGCCAACTATTCTCTGACAAGAACAAGGATGTCGTTAATAAGATACTTGGGGAGGATATGCTTAAGATGCAGGCATTGAGATCCATGAAAGGAATGGAAGGTCTTGATTTTATACTTGACCCTCATAAGGTGGCTCCCGGTCCTATGGATATAGGTGATGTGGAGGAACCTGATGTTAAACTGGATATGCCTGAGCTGATTGACCCCAATACACTCCCTAAGACCAATACAAATGCCGGTAAGTCGAACAGCGGCAATGGAGGCAGGAATATAGTAGGTGGTGGTCTTGACTTTCCTGAGGTGTTCAGGATGACTCCGGGAGCCGTGACAACGGAAGGTCTGGAAAGACATTACGCTCCTACCGTGGACCCGGTGTTGAGATCGGCTGATCAGTATATGGTTGAGGCTAATCGTGCTTTCCAATCACAATTGGATCAGATGGGTAATGTCCCGGATTCCCAGAGAGGGGCTTTATCATCCAATTTACAGGCTATCATGAGTTCCAATATAGGCAGATACATTAATGAGGTAGAACAAGGGAACGTGGCTCAAAGGACTTGGGCTGATAATGTAAACGCCCGGACTTGGACTGATACGTATGATAAGAATATAGCTCAACGTCAGGGTTATCAAAGTCGAATATTACAGGCTTTGGCTAATACTGACGAGAACTGGGCTAGGTATTTTGATAGCGTAAATGACGAGATCCAACAGAAGTGGAATACGGCTACGACCATGAATACATTAAGGTCTATATTCGGGGATGTAAAGATTGGTCCTAATGGACAATCAATCGCTGATCCTCAAGGAGATATATTGAGTTATAGGAGATTATATCCTGCTCAGGAAGTAACTAAAGGCAAGAAAGGATAAAGGATGGCTTCACAATATAGTATATTAAGGAATTACGGCAAGTATGTATCGCCCTACAACATGGATGTCATGATGCAGGGGATGGGGTACATGCAGCAGAAGATAGATACCAATCGGCAGGCTATAAACGAGTATGCTGATTATATTATCAATTCTGACATTATAAAACCTCAGGACAGGGAATATCTTCAGAACAGGTTAAATGGGCTGATACAGGATGTGAATAACGTGTATCGTAAATCTAATTTGGCTTCCGACGGTATAGCCAGAAGCATACAGGCTCGCCTTGGAGAAGCTCTGGATACCCGTGTGTTGAATGCTATTGCTGGTACTAGGGAGTATAGATCTTTCTCGCAGAAGATCGAGGATATGAAACTCAATAATCCAAAGCAATATAGTGCTATAAATAAGGCTGTCGCTTTGTTGCCATTTTATGAATGGGTTAATGACGGTCAGGTTGGGACAAGGATGAATCCTATTCATTATACTCCTTATACGGATTATAATGAGGAAATGAATAAGATGATGAAAGATTTCGTTAGTCTTAATAAAGGAAAGAAGTTTTCTGTTCCTGAAATAGTGGATGGTAAACCTACAGGGAGGATGAGGGATATTACTGTTGATGAGATGAGTCAATCTCAAATTAGATCAATAGCGGCTAGGTCTATATCTCAGAATGCTAAAGCTCAGATGCAGATAGAGGGACAGTATTTAGCCATGACCAATCCTAGCATGTTTAGTGGTATGACTACTGAACAGTTTGTTAATAAATATGTTTCTGGGTTTGACGCTGAAGAGAGCGTTCTTTTAGCCAAGCTCAAAGGGGCGGAGGCCAGCCCTTCCGCTAAGGCGGCTATCGAGGCTTCGTTGCAGGAGGTTCGGGAGCAGCGCCGTGCGTTAGTGGAGGAAGCTACATCCTTTATTGGCAACAACATGAATCCCGCTAGGGCAGGGGAGTTTATTGTCCGTAACGAGTTTCTTGATGGTGTATCTGCTAGATGGTCATACAATAATTCATCAGAAAGTTATAGTGCGGATGATTATTATTTTAAAGTAAGAGATCTTGATTTCAAGGAGCGGGAGTTCTCATGGAGACAAAAATCCAAGGAAATAGATCAGAATCTTAAGCTTAGGGAGATAATGACTAAAGAAGGTGGTAACAGTCCCGGCGCTTCTTCAGGTGTTATGATTGAGCTAGAAAAAGTTCAGCCTAATGTCACTCCTGAAAATATATTTGACAATCAGTATATTCAGAATGAAAACAATATATCAATAGGAGAGAAGGATTTAATATCGTCTTTAAATCCTGTTGATTTACGAGGTATAGAGAACGATATACAAAACAATCCCTCTATATATCCAGGTGGTGTTAATAGTGAGAATATTATGGCATGGATTACCAATAACGGTGGCGGGTCTAGTTCTGTGTTATCATCACCAGAAATGGTAGGTAGGTATGAGGCTCTTATGGCGGCGAATGATAACAGGAAGAAATATAGTAAGATAATGGACGAGGAAGTTGATTATCTTACGAATGCTTTTGATGTCGCTACGAAGAATATCCTTAATGATGCTATCAAAGATCAAGACTATGTTACTGGTGGTATTGATACATATACCGATAATGGTATGGTTAACGCAAGGGATGTTGGTAAGAATGGAGCGGTTATTGGAGGGAAGGAATACTCCGCTGAGGATGCATTGAAGATATCATCTTTGATAGGGCTGATAAGTGAGAATATTGATTATGTAGGTCATTCTGCGGATGACAATGAATTGATGAGATCCTATGTTGGGTTATTAAATCGTTATACTGGACAGGATTTTACTTCTGAGGATATAATTGAGTTTTCTAAAGTATTTAAGTATCTACGTAATCCGGTAATGAAAGCGGATATATCAGATTTATCGGATAAGGATAAGATTCTTAGGATTATAGGGTTTAATATGTTAAGAGCTAATGGTCCTACGCTTAGAAGGGAATGGTCTTCTTCCAATGTAGGTCGTAATATAGCTAAGGCTGTTCAGGATTCTAAAACAGTCTATGAAAGAAGATATGATGAGTTTGCTCCAAGATCATGGTCATTTTCCAATTCTACCAACGCTTCTAAAGAGGATAGGCGTATGCATGCTAAATTAGAGAGTCTGCTTTTGGCGAGAGCCGGTTTCTTGAATAAAGATAAAGATAGTAGACTTAATAATTATATATTGTATGCTCGTCCTACAGATAATCCTAATACATTTGATTTGGTAGCTATGGCTGGTGGAAAGAATATCGCTACGGTTCAAGTTACTAAAGAAGAATTAGATAGTATGGGGTATAGTTTGTATGAAAGGGAAAGAAATGTGAGATCGGAAGATTATGAATCCAAGATCATTCCTGTGTCTTTTTCTGCTACAACCAATAGACCTTACCAGAAATGGGCGCAGGCTAATTCGCTTGGTGCTTTCGCTACTGTCGAGAATGCGGCGGAGGAGGCTTCTAGGATGGTTGATAAGTATGATATTCAAAGTAATGATCTAGCTACATCTGAGCTTAATAAGAGGGCTATTAGGATAATTAATACGGTTTTGAGGAATTACAAGTCGTATGATGTCAAAGCTAAGGGATTCCCCGGAGGGGTTGAAGTTGGTATTTATTTCCATAGTCAAGCAAAGACTGGGACACCGCTTAAGGTATTAGAGTATAATACTGATTATGCTGATAATATCATGAAAATCATAAATATGTGTCCTCAGATGTATCTTACTCAAGCTGTGGTTGAGGCTATTAATAAGGATGTTATTGTAAAGGGTAGGGATATTAATGAACAGCATTCTGACCTTAGCAATCTTCTTTCGGTGTTGGATAAAGAGACCATAGATAAAATAGATGGTAAAAATGAACAGCGATAATAATAATGATATGGGGAATGTGATGAGGGATCAGGGATATTATGTTCCGACTCCATCCATTCCATCCCCTATGCTTTCTGGGGACAATATTTCTTCTATCCCTATTCCTGTCGGGATGAGTAGTTCATCGGATATGGATAATGATGTTTTATCCAGGGAAGGAAGTAGAAGCATACCGTCATTGGTTGAGGGTATAAAAAAATCTGTAGAGACATCTTATCATGATGACGTAAGAGCCAGAAACTCGCTTTTCCAGATGATAAATGAGGTAGGTATACCTAAGGGTAATTATGATATAACTGGGAGCAAGATCAATCTTCGTGATTCAAGATATAGGTTATCAACAGGTGAGTGGATCCCTAAATATGAGAATTATATCAATAATATAGATAATGACGATCGTCTATCGAGAAGTCAAAGTGGTTGGGAGAAAACTTATAGAGGATTAGGTAAGTTTATTTATAAGTCTGCTTTGTATGGAATAGGTGGAGTAGGTCAGTCTGTTTATGGATTAAAGGAGCTTGTTACAAAAGGGACGTTATCAGCTATGTATGATAACAGTTTTGCCAGATGGTTGGATGATATGGATAAGCGTGGTGATTATACGCTTAATCATTATTACAGTAAGGAGGAGCGAGATGCCGGATTTCTTAAAAGTATGTTTACAACCAATTTCTGGACAAATGATCTTTTGTCAGGGGCTGCATTTACGGCTGGTGCTATCTTGTCGTCTTATGCTTTCGCTGGTGCTGGTCTTATGAATGCTGCCCGTATGGGGGCTAGGGTAGGAGCGACTGTCGCTGGATTAGGTAGGGCCGCTTCCGCCACGAAGAGCGGGTTTAACTCCATGCTGAGGGCCGCCCGCATAGGACGAGGCATAGGTAAGGGGTTGGATAACCTGACCTTTATTGGTACGTCAACGCTTTGGGAGGCTTCGGTAGAATCAAGAAGCGGGTTGATGGAATCTGAGGAAAACTTCAAGCAGGCTTACAGAAATGCCTATGGTAGAGAAGCCTCGTATGAGGAGCTTATGAGGTTCAGAAATGACAACGTCGATGCCGCCAATACTATATTTGCCGCTAATATCGGTATTCTTACATTGTCTAACATAGCTATGTTCGGTGATATGTTCGGCATGGATCTTGGTGTGGATAAGTTCATAAAACGCAATATATTTGGCGTAGGGGCTGAGAGGATGGATAACGGTATGTTAAGAACCATAACGCCAAAGAAATGGCAGAAAATAGCCGGGAATACGTTCAATATTATCAAGCGCCCAGTGTCAGAAGGTCTTTATGAGGAAGGTCTTCAGGGAGTGGCTAGTAAGTCCGCCGAGGATTGGGTAGAATCAAGATACAATCCTATGGCTATCCGTCAGAACATAGGTTATATGGAGGCTATAAAGAACGGGTTCAAGGAAACATACGGGTCTAGTCAAGGCTGGAAGGAGATCGGCATCGGTATGATTATCGGATCGGTTATGGGTGGAAAGACCTTTGGAGGTATAAAGGAATGGAGCCAAGACATGTCCCGGAACGAGGGGATGGTGGAGGCCTACAACGCCAATGCCGGCGCCTTGACCGAGGCTGCTGTCCGTGCTATTCGTGGCAGTATGGCTCTTAACGCTCAATTATCCGGCGTAGATACATCGTACGAGAGTGATGGTAGGATTATAAACAAGGATTTTAGTGACGCCGTATTCAATCGTCTTCGTTATGATTCGGAGATGGGGATGCTGGATGATACGAAGGAGAATTTCAGGACGGTAGTCGAATCTATACCTAATAGCGATATAGCGTCCGATATGAATATGACGGATGAGCAGGTCAATGAGTATAAAGCCGATCTTGTCAACGAGTTTAATAAGAAGGTGGATAATTTCATTATGGCCAACAGATTCGCCGACTCACTTACTGAGGGTATCCCGAACAGGTCTTTTAACGCCTATATCTCCAATATGGCTTATAATGGCCTTGAGGCGAAGGATAATTTGAACGATATAGCCAATCAGTTAAGAAGGATATACAATACGGATATAGGCCCCGCTCTTGATATATATTCTCGTCTTAATCCTGATTCGAGCAGGGATCTTGAAGAATTAAGGAAGCTTACGGATGATATACAGAGGATGGAGAAGAATATCTTGAGGCTTCAACAAAGTGTCGCGTCGAAGGACGCTCTTGAATCTGATAAGGCTAAGTTGGCCAAGGAGAATGATAGGCTTCTTAAATTAACAGAGGATAGGATCGCATTGGAGAGGAAATTAACTACGTTAATTAACTCAGAGGCTGATATATCTAAGTTGTTCTTAAATAGAAATGATTCAAGGATCAGTGCCGCTGATCTTATGGCGGCTTATGAGACTATAGTTGATTTTGAGAATGCCGTGTCTACCCGTGGGGTCGATAATCATAAAGAGGCCATGGCGTTGCTTAGCGAGTATCGTCATAATCTTGTGGCTTATAAGAATATAAACGAGTCTCTTCGTCGTATGCGTGACAGAAGATTCATCCGGGCGCAGGAGCGCGGGTTCATGAAGATATTATCGAACGTATGGGGTAAGACTTATGAGGAGGATGATAGCAAGTACGATTTCAGGAATACTGATAATCCTGATGCCAATGATCTTTACGCCAACGACCAAGCTATAGACAAGGCTTACCAAGATGGTCTTATAGGGGAGGATGAGGCATTTATGTTCAAGACATATAATCATATGATAGCCAGATCTATGGAGAACGAGATTAAGACCGATGAAGGTAGTATAGTCGAGAGGGTTCCTGATGATGAGGATATCATAAATCCTTCTGACGATAGAATCAATAATATAGCTATAAAGATATGGAACGGTAATGAGGATGTCTTATCTCCTAGGGAGAGACAGATATATGATAATAACAAGCCTCGTGTCGATAGTCTAGTTAACGGGTTTGGGGATAATCCTATTTCAAGGATCAATAAGGCTAGATCGATAATAGATAGATTGAAGATCCATGATAATATTTATGATAATATCAAGGACGCTGTTGGTGATATTGTAGATATGAATATCAATGGTCTTGATCAGGATCAGATCAAAGAAGCTATAAAGACTTATAATGATCTTATGAATGAGGCTGACAATGGCAATGAGATTGATCAGGATAAGCTTAATGAGGCTATTGATATTATCAATAACTATTCTGATGATCCTCTTCTTCGATTCGTGGAATGGATGAGGCTGTATGATAATGGAAGTATAGCTGTCAAGGATTACGATAAATCCATACCTATGGGTGATGTCCTCACAGAGAGCGAACCCGGGACATCCACCGGCAGGACGGAAGTTAACGCCGCCCAGAACCCGGTGGTGTTGATGGCCCAGAAGAGAGAGATCGGTGGGGTCATGTATTATGAGGTTGGCGGAATGAGACTTGACAGGTTTATGGACGGTCTTGGGCTTAAAAGATCTGATGCCACTGATACTGATAATGGAAGGGTGATGGATTTCACCAACGGAACCGACATATTTACTGTTATAGAGTCAGATAACCACTCAAGATGGATGATTAGCGAGGATGACGCTCAGGCTTTCGAGAACGCTACCGGTGTCATACTGGGGCGGCAGACCGCCTTATCGACCTCCATCTGGTTTATGGTGTATCGCAAGGGGCAGGATGGGTCTATTGTTCCTTATTACACGGGTGATACGTTTGGGTCTAACAACGAGTCGGTGAATCAGGAAGCAACGGCTAGCCTCCGCAAGGGTGATATGGTAAGGTTTAAGATGGATATGTCAGATCCATATACAAAGGAATTGTATGATAAATACAATAGTCTTAACGCCGTTGACCCTAATTCTGATGAGACTAAGTCAGCTTATCGTGATCTGGTTGATAATATGGTTATTAAGATCGTGGATAGCGACGGAAATTTCGTCTCGGTGCTAAAAGCCAATGATCCAGACTCAAAAGGAAGTAACGCTGATTTAAGGAGTATGGCCTTTGAGTTGTATAGGGATAATGTGGGATCTGTCGCTGGCGAGATTGATATACCGTTTGTAGGTACAGTTACCAGTGTTTTGCCGGGAAGACCTAATTTTAGCGTAAGTGATGATAATGGGACGTTGATGGTATCCGAGAATGACTTTACCAACGAGACGGTTGGTAAGGTCGAGAGCGTAGGATATATAGAGAACGGGGTGGTTACGATGAGGGATGATGTTAAGTATAATATATTCCCGTTCTGTACGGCTATCGTCAGGGACAAGTATGGTGACTATAAAGATTCACGTATCCCGGTCGTAGCTATAAAGACAGGAAATGGAAGAAATTACCTGTACCCCGTAAGATTGAAAAATCAGGATATATCATCATTTTCATCTATGATCGGATCGATGGCTGATAGGATTATGGAGGGTCTAGGCGGAGGCGTAAGTATTGATGATATAATGGATCTTAATAACGCTATAGCCAGATCAGGGTTGGATAATAAGACATATATGATTCCGCTGGCGGGAGATGTGGATGTTATCAAGAACCGGCTTGAAGCTGTCAGGAAAGCCGCTAACCAGATGCCTATGACCGCTGACGTAAGAGGATGGATAGGCGATTCTAGGACTAAGGAGGATATTTTGATGAATGACGTTACGATCAACATTGATCTTAATAACGATCCTTTCATAGCCCCTAAGTTCAGGATGAGTATTAGGAGGGATGAGACGTTCTTCGAGGAGACGGAGACCCCGTTCGTCAACCCGTCTGACCTCCAATCGGGGCCCGCCTCGCCTGTGAAGGCTGCCGAGGACAAGTCTTTGGTTTCCGACGGAAATGTCGTATCTGGAGAAAAAGAGGCGGAGGATCCTTGCTAGATAAAATATCTTGACTTATCTTTGCGGCGTCAGTCCATCACCTGACGAGTAAGATATTTAAAAGTTGGTCCCTGTCGGGTGTGTGATGGCCCCGGTGGGGACTCTTTATATTATGCAGTTAGATAGTTTTTTACACCGTAAAATTATGCAAGACCTACGCATCCAGCGAGTAAAGGTCTTGATGATGTTATACACCAGTCATTATTTTGTCAATAACAGACAAAGGCAGTTGCTTGACCATACATACGCTTTAAGCAGAAGTCAGGCTTTCGATTATATGACGGAGTTCAATAAAAGACTTAGTGATAAGGTTGGTATAAAATGTACGATGGATGTACTTCTGCCTACCGATGACGATAACGCTAATATCATAATCGAGTACAATGGTATCATCAAGAAGCTGATGAAGGAGGCCGAGAAGCTGGAGCTTGATACTGATGCCATCAAGCTCATGATGCGTGATCTTCTTAATGAGTTGAAGGGTGATATTGATCTTAATATCCTGATATTTGACGTAACCCAGTTACTTATAAAATACAATCTATTTAGGTTGGACGCCATAACCGAGCAGGAGTTCAAGGACTCTTTCGTCAGGATGGATAGTAGGAATATGGAGATAAAGAAACTAACTTTATCTGATATCAAGAAGGTGGTGATGATGATGGAGGATAGGTATGATTATGCATTGTATATGACAGAGGAATATAATTGATTACATTTTTTGTAAAAAATATATCCTGTTTGTTTGTAGTTTCAAAATAAGGTCTTATATTTGCGGTGTCTATCCGTTGCTAGACCAGAAGAAGATATTAACTCGCCTAGGCGTAGGCGATAGATGAGAGTCACTAGTGGAGTAACGGACGCTGGTGGCTCTCGTTGTTTTATATTATGGATAAAGAACATATTTTGAAGTTATATGATGATTTGAATTATTTTTGTCAAAAAGGAGAACTGAAATATACTGATCCTCCATTATATTCAGAAGAGCTGTATGTTGTTGTAAGGAATTTCGTGGATGATCTTAAATATGCCAACAGCAATGATGCTTTAATTATCAAAGATTGTACTATAACTTCAAGCGATAGCGATTATAGTAATTTTATTTATTCTGCATTGATAATGCTGTTCGGCCATAGTGATTTTGATTTCGATTATATTTCGATATTGTACAATCGTTTTATATCGGCGGCTATAGAGCATGAAGATGAATTGTATCAATATGGTTATGGAGAATATATTCTTGATAAGATGTGCATAGATCATGTATTTAATGGTGTTGTTTATAATATAACTATATTAAATACGGATAGTAATATTGATAGCATTAAATTTACTATTTCCAGTAAATTGAAAGCTAATAGAAGATTGGCTGAATTTGTAAATGGGATAATGCCTAGATGTATGAATTTTGACATTTATGATTTATATGATTTTACAATGTGTGCTATTTCATCATTAAGGAGAATAACACGTAGTGATAATAAAAAGATGCAATTTACTTATATTGGAATAGATATAAATAATGGTCTTGTAAAGATTGGTAAATCTAAGGATATACGTGCAAGAGAGAAAGCATTGAGGGTCGCTAATGTATATTTTCACATGATAGCATATGTAGATAAGGATATAGAATCTATTCTTCATTCTAAATATAGTGTATATAATATTGACAGAGAATGGTTTCATTTAAGGAAAGATCAAGTTGAAAGCATTATTAAAGAACATGGTTTTGGTATTGTAGAAAATAATAAAAGATATTTTGATCGCATAGGAGATTTTCGCTAAACGATAAATTCCATTTTTTTTGTTATTTAGGATTGAGTTTTTGCCTGTCCGTGAGGATCGGCAAAACGATTTGTACTTTTCGGAGAAACATAAGGTTTGTTATTATTGTTATTTGGCTCCCGTCCGCTCGTGAGAGTAGGCGGGATTTTTTATATCTTTGTGTCAAAACGATTTAGCAATGGGAAGATCTTGTTATGTGATAAAAAATAAGGAGGGTGGGGTAGATAATGTCCTTGCCCCTAACAACCAACCATCCGGATTATACCAAAGGGCGATGGAGGTGCTGGGCGACCAGAAGCAGGCCTTATCGGTCTGGGGTACGGCCTACTCCCCCGACTTCGTGTCTTTCTTTGGCGATTGGATGTCCATGCCATCGGAATATGACCTAGATAGTAACGGGGAACCTAGGTATGATGATGTCATGTCCTTTATCAAGCGGAAGAACTATTTCGCTGGCAATTTCATGGCCGATGAGGTTAAGGATATCAATAACACCCTTACTTCCTTGGGAGTCGATAATATCAACGATCTTAATGATATGATCATATCCAATTTCCTCTCCGGTGGTGATATATTTCTCAATAGGTACAATCTTGAGCGATCCGGGATGTATGACGCCGATGAGATTGATAATATCATGACCAACCGATCGGCGTATGAGCGGGTAAGGGATATGATGAGGAGGGTTGTCGATTTTATGTCTGACGGGGATCTTAATGAGAAGGATATGCATTTCCTATCCTCCGAGTCAGGTCTTGGTGATGATTATATGATATATGAGGATACATATGACTCGTTAGGGAAGAGAAAGGTCTTGAATCCAATGGAGGTAAGGGATACGATCATGAGGGCGGTAGGCGGTATCAGTGACCGCCGGGAGTTCGATCAGGCTTTCGCCTCCATCCCATACCCTTCCTTGGCACTCCGGTATCAGGAGGATCAGGATTACGCAGATCGGATGTATGACACGTATCGTAATATGACCCGTATGGAGGTTAGGGATCAGGAAGGGAATACGATTACCGACTCATGCTCCAATAGCACCATACCGTATATCAGTACGCCTAAGGACATGAAAGCCCTAAGGGGTAAGGTTGGGGAGATAATCGATATGGATGATTTTAAGGACATCAAGGACGTTTCCGGACGTCTGTATGACATAGCTATGGATCTTGCCGACATGGGCGTGGATATAAGCGAGGCGATCAGCGATGAGATGGTTATATCCAGACCGGAGGATATCCGTGATCTTATGGCGTCGCTGGATGTCATGTTATCTTCCATACAGGCCGGCAATTCGGTATACGATAGCTTTATCTCCGATCTTGATAGGATAACAGGAAAAGGGAATCCGATATACGAGGTTCAGGATACTTATTCTACCGGTGATAGGATGGTGTATGTAAGGTCCGGGAATACATCCCCTTCCGATATGTATGATAGGAGCATGTTGTATATGGGTAGGAATACGTACCATAACACAGCCCCGATAACCGACACCGATCAGGCCTATGAGATGTTGGCTGATATCGGGATAGAGCGGCCCTCGTACTTGCCGGCTGGCGTGATTCCCGCCGGGGCTTCCCGTTCCGATATTGGCGTGGTCAAGGATAATATAAAAAAGCTGGTTATGTCCAACATCTCATCCTCGAATACCGAGAACATGATCCTTACCAGATTAATATATCAGCATCCCGTAACCCCTAAGATGGATGATGTCGATATTGATCGGGAGTTCAGGAGATACGAGGCTAGGCAGGGAAAGGATCGGGATTTTATCAAATCCTGTACCTCGTTGAGGAAGATCCAGATCAAGGAAAGGTTAAAAAAATCGGATTTATATAATAATGTCTTACGTTTCCTTGATTTTAATGGATTTTATAATGTATCTTTGAACCACCATGACAGAAGTACGTTAAAAAGCATGGAGATGTCGTTGCCGGAAGGTCAGGTAAGGGATCTTCTGTTTGACGTGGCTATCGAGTCCGGTGACAGTAGCATGAGAAACCTTTTCTATCTGGATAGACAGGATAGGATGATGGATGCCGGGTTTTATAGGTATCTGTACCAAAGGAATCCGGGCCTGCTCCGGGAGGTCAACGGCGGTGTCGAGGCGAGACCGGACGGTTCGTTCTTGGCTCGTGGGAGGTATGATGATTTCGTGTCATTCCAATCCGGTTTATATGAGAAGGTAGGTGAGACGGTTGATGGTGCGATATATAGGTTCGTTGATGATCTTATATACTCCGATCCATCATCATATCAAGAAAACATGGTACGAAGGATGGGTGACGTTACGGTAAGGAGTGACGATAACCGCCTGTCAAGGATAGAGGATAATCTCTCATCCAGTAAGATAGTTAATGAATACACTGCTAATACAAATAAGTTGATGCGAGATTTTTCGTGTAGTTAATCTCTCTTTGACGTCGTGAGACGTTTTCTTTCGAGCATTGAAACATTGAATTTATAGATTTGCATGAATCCGGGCCGTAGTGATACGTTTCGGATTTTTTGTCTTGTACCGGTTCTTATTAATACCAATTGCATGACATGACGTGCTTTGATGATGACATATATCACGATCCTAGGATTATTAATTTTTGAACTTTGTAACGCCCACTATCAGGTGGGGTTATTATTAATTCAAAAATAAATAGACATGGGTACAAGTGGAGACAAAATCGTGCTGTTAGACGGCATGGGTTCCGGGAGCGGTAGCGCCGCTAATGGTTTATTATCTATGATTCCGGGTATGTTTACCAGCCTTTTGGGTGGCAATAAGATGGATCCGAATTTAGTCGCTGCGTTGATGAACGGTCGTAACAACCAAGACCAGTTCGGAGGGGCTAACGGCTGGTGGTTGTGGATCATCGTCCTATTCTGGTTATGGGGCGGACGTGGTTTCGGGAATGGTTTTGGTGGTAATGGAAATGATTGTTGCGCTAACGGTCTTCCGGCTCAATTGAACAACGACTATGGCCGTGAGCTATTGATGCAGGCTATCCAAGGTAACAGAAGCGCTATCGAGCAGATCGCTAACGCCTTGAACTGTACTACTACTCAATTGCAAAGCGCTATCTGTAACGTGCAAGGCGCTATCGATAAGGTAGCTGGTCAGGTAGGTATGACTTCTCAGGCTGTTATTAACGCCGTACAGCAACAAGGATGTGAGATCGGTAACCAGATTAGCTCCTGCTGCTGCAATTTGAGTTCTTTGATCAACCAAAGCACGTGCGCTACTCAAAATATGATAACGCAGCAAGGCTTTGACAATCAATTACGGACGTTAGAGCAAACCAATGTTCTTCAGAGTAACATCAACCAAGGATTGACAAACAATCGTGAGCAGGCTACTACGCAGTTCAATATCTTGAGCGCTAAGATTGATGCTCAAACAACCTTGATTAATGATAAATTCTGTCAATTGGAAATGCGTGAGATGCAGAATACGATCAATCAGTTGCGTGATGAAAGGTCGGCTTACCAAGCCTCCGCGTTGACTCAGCAACAGACTCAGAATTTGATCAACCAGTTGAGACCTACCCCTGTGCCGGCTTATCCTTCATGCTCTCCTTACCAGACTTATGGATGGGGTCAAGCATTTTATGGAGGTAATTACGGATGTGGGTGCAACAATGGATGCTGCAACAACGGAAACGCCGCTATTTAACTCTATAAAGGAAGGAGGCTATTATGGCTTGTGTTTCTAAAATAGGGTCTCTTTATGAGTTGGTCACGAAGAACGTGGTAGTGACTACTACCAACACCATCTTCGGCATCAACCCAAGGATATGGCTGTCCTTGCCATGCGAGGGCCTTCTGCTGCTGAAAATCCGGCAGGTGGTTCCGACAACAGGCGAGACATTGCCAGTACAGATAGCTATTCCAGCGAACAGCACCGTATCCACGGTAGGTGATGACACATGCTGCCCGGTAACCGGCGTGGCTGTGGTGAATCCGATCAACGTGGCTGTGACCGGAGCGGCTATGGTTAACAACACCGAACGCCTTGTTTATTTCAACAAGGTAAGGGGTGTATTGAGGCTCATGGATTGCTGTGTGCCTACAACTTCCGCCTCGGCGTCGGAGACGACTGTTGATGAGGAATAGGTTAGATTGGATGTCTAATGGGAGGGTATTCCCTCCCGCTTAAAAATCGAGATATGTTTAGAGACTTAAAGAAAGGATTTCAAGTATATACGCTGGATACGTCCGATGTTCCGGTGTTCAGGATGGGGAATGTGGTCAACGTGTCCGAGCCTAGGTTCCAGCAACCCCAGATGGGTCAGATGGGGCAATATCAGCAACTACAGGATAGGGTGATAGACCTTACCGTGGAGATAAACGGGTCTTCCATGACCTATGTCGTACCGGAGAGCAGGGATGTCGCTATGTCTAATAACATAACTTTGGCCTGCTCGGTCGATCCGATCATGAACCAGCTTAACGCCGCCAAGAGGACCAGCTCCGATATTCTCGATAGTATTGATAAGCATAGGAGGACGTTAGAGGCTTGTGATTCGATCCTTGAGGAAATCAATCCGGCTTTTAAGCAGACTAAGGATCAAGATCGGAAGATTAAGAATCTTGAGGAGAAAGTCGATAGGATGGGATCTTCCTTCGATGAGCTAAAAGAGTTGTTAATTAAAAAATTAGGTTAATATGAGAGTTATAGATTTAGGCAACGGCCAAGAGGATTATGATGATGAGATCTACGACCGCAGAGGTGGTAGGGGACGCTCACGCCGCTCCGATGGGACTTACATGGGTTATGGTGGTGGAATATACGACCATTTCGGCAAGGAACATGAGGAGAGAATGGAAGAACTAGAACGTCGTGAACGTGATCTCGAAAGACGTGAGAGGGAATTGGAACGTGACGAGCGGGAGCTTGAGAAACGTGAGAAACGCCATGAGCGGGAGGACGAGATGTACCGTAAGGGCTGGTTCGGGGAACGAGGCATTCGTGACGAGTACGAGGGTACTGAGCCTTACATGCGTAGAGGTCGTAGAAGTCGTTACTACTGAGGAGCAGACGCCGATGACCCGGATTATAAGCGGTACATAGACACCCATGGATATCACTTTTCCAAGGAGTTGGCTAGGGAAGCCGCCGACAAGATGCTTAACGCTGACGGATCCAAGAGAAGATGGACGATGGAGGACGCTAAGCAGATGTTCGATAAATGCGGGGCTAAGAAACCTGATAACGCCACTTGGGGAGATATCCAATACCTGTTCGCTATGTTCTATAGCGACTACTTTCCTAAGGTACTGGATTGCGACCAGAAAATAGTCAAGGCTGTCTTGGCTTATCTGGAAGACCCTGACGCCCCGGAAGGGACGGCGTTCGTAAGGTATCTGGCGGTGCGGTGCTTCGTCGGTGACACAATCAAATGGAGTGAGATGATATGATTTGATACAACGTTGGAAGAACCCTGTCGGCGATAGAATACCGATGGGGTTTCTTTTTGCCCGTAACTTTATTATAGCTACATTTGTTCGAGGTAGATCTTTTGTTCAGAGGGAGGGAGGGCGGGAATGAAAAAAGGCATCCTCACGGACACCCTTCCCCTTTGGTTGAAAATCACTTAAAACATTATGAGTTACTACACCGCAAATATAGATAATTAAATACAAACTGCAATGGGTAAGGGGTATTATTGGATAGAGCCAGTGGATCAGACGTTGAATGATTTCCAGTTTTATAAGGCACGTATCGTAGGCGATCCTGAATATGACGAGAGACATCATCGAGTTATATTGAGAACTGATAAGTATTTCCCTGTCGGAAGTATCTTCCATGTCTTAAAAGACCCAGAGATGTTTGTTATAGAGAGGAAGTTTAAGACATGGGGGAATAAGTATGTCGTTAAGCCTTGTGAGGGTGAATGGGAATGGGGGTCTGTCCAGAAACTTAAAGACAAGGCTATTATATTCCGTAGCGGATTCCTGCACGGGGACGGCAGTTTCTGACACTTACCCGTATCTCCCCCCCCCCTCGATTTCTTGGTATTTATGTATATAACTATATTTGAGCAAAAATAAGTTTGATATGGAAGATTTTCAAGGTAAATACAATGGTGATCAGATAGATCAGCTTTTGGATAAGGCTAATGATATTGATCTTACCAAATATGCTCTTAAGACAGATAATGCCCCTACCGCCACGAAATTACAGGCGGCTAGGACCATAGCGCTGTCCGGGGCTGTTACCGGTAGTGTCTCATCGGACTTCGGAAGCAACGTAACTATCTCCACGACATTGGCCAATTTTGATGCCTCTAAGATCGCGTCCGGAACCATCAGCATAGATAGGTTACCTAAGGCGGCTTTGGAGAGATTGATCGTGGTAGCTGATGATACGGCTAGATTCGCCCTTACCACCGCTACGGCTCAAAGCGGTGATACGGTAAAGGTCAAGTCTACAGGTAAGATGTATCTGATAAAAGACGAGTCTAAATTAAGCAGTGAGGATGGGTATGAGCCTTACACGGCCAGTCAGGCCTCCTCCGTGCCTTGGTCCGGGGTTACGGGTAAGCCTAGCACCTTCACCCCTCCGACATCCTCCGCTACCGTTCTTGGTGGTATTAAGGTGGGATATGCGACTTTGGGAAAGAATTATAAAGTTCAGGTAGATTCGTCCGGTAACGCTTTTGTTAATGTTCCGTGGACGGATAATAACACAACGTATAATGAAGCCACGGCCGACACCTTAGGATTGGTTAGGATCGGCTATGCTTCTAATGGAAAGAACTACGCTGTGCTTTTGGCTAATGGTAAGATGTACGTGAATGTTCCTTGGACTGATAATAACACGACTTATACCCAAGCTACAAGCGATAATCTGGGTCTTGTTAAGATCGGGTATTCGGCTAACGGGAAGAATTACCCGGTAGTTCTTGACGGAAACGGTAAGATGTATGTGAATGTCCCGTGGACGGATACCAACACGACATATACCAATATGGGAGCCGCTTCTGCCTCAGCGGCGGGAAAGGCAGGTTTGGTCCCCGCACCTGCCGCCGGAGCGCAAGCCAAGTATCTTCGTGGTGACGGGACATGGCAAACGCCTCCTAATACCACATATAGCAACATGGGCGGAGCAACGTCCTCAGCCGCAGGCTCGGCGGGATTGGTACCCGCTCCGGCCGCCGGCAAGCAAGCCTCCTTCCTTCGTGGCGATGGTACGTGGGTGATTCCGACAAATACCACATACGCCAAGGCCAATACCACAACCTTAGGATTGGTGATGATCGGATATGCTGAGAATGGTAAGAATTATCCGGTAGAGCTGGATAGTAGTGGTAAGATGTATGTCAACGTGCCTTGGACGGATACTAATACAACGTATGGTGTTGTAGGAGCTAACGGGTCCACGGGGTTGGTCAAGAACGGCAGTACCGTGACAAGCGCCTCTGGATATACGGCTTGTCCTATCGTGGGTGGTATCCCCTATTATAAGGATACGAATACTACCTACGCCAATATGAAGGCGGCTACGGCTTCTGCCGCCGGTGCTGCGGGATTAGTTCCGGCTCCCGCCGCTGGTAAGCAGACGTCCTTTCTTCGTGGTGACGGGACATGGGTCGTACCTACTAATACCACATACGGATTGGCCTCTACTACAGCTAACGGCTTGTTGAGACAGCTTAATGGCAGTACATCCAGTTTCATGCGTGGAGATGGCACTTGGGCTACACCTCCTAACACGACATACGCCGTAGCCAATGAGTCTACTAACGGTTTGATGGCGGCCGCCGATAAGAAGACCATGAACAGGCTTATAGGGGTTAATACGGTCACGACATTAGCTAACCTGCCTATTAGCAAGAGAAGTATCACGGCTACGTTATCAGCCGCTACCACCCTATCCGTGCAGTCAGGGATGCAGATAGGGGAGGAGCTGATGATCAGGTGCGTCCCGTCGGCGGCCTTCACGCAGGCTATACCCAACTCCGGGGCTTATGTAAGCATGAGTGGTACTTCTATAACCACTACGGCTAACAAGCCTTTCGAGATAAATATCTGGTGTTACGCTTCAGGTAAGTATAGTATCGCCGTTAAAGAACAAGATTAATGATATAAGATATGAGCTACGTATATATAAACAGGGAAATATATCCCAATCAATTAGTTCAGGGCGATCCGCTTGATGATAATTACGCCAAGGGCTATAGTTATGATGATTACATTAACGGGAATCCCGCCCCATGGATAGAGCTTGGGGAGGAGCAATTGGCGTTCAAGGAGGCTAATCCTAAAGCTACGGTTAAGGAGATTATCGAGGCTAAATTGGATGACTCAAGGCTTCTTAATGAGGAGAAATCGGCTAAGTATGAGGAGATCAGGACTTATGAGAATAATAATCTTCATGAGTTTTTCTTGGATGACCAAAATATCTATATCCCTGAATATGATAGGCGTAACGCTTTGGCTGATGGGGCTATAGCTGGTAAGATAACGATCATGGGTCTGAAGTTTGATATGACGGAAGGCAGGATCTTGATCGGGATGATGGATAAGTATGATAATGATCTGATGTCGGCGTTAGGAGCCAAACAGAGGGAAGTAAGCTTAGCCACTACCGTAGAGCAGGTGAGGGCTATTGACGCTCAGTCCGGCTATCCAGACAAGGTAAATATCACCATGACTTATGTCCGGCAACAGGCAAAGGAGAAAGATGTCTCCGATCCTCAGAAAGTGGTTGTCAGATTCTCCAGAATGGTGGTTAATAACAAGACTATATCTTTATCCCCTAATGAGAAACTGGATGTTAAGGTTCTATTCCCTATATGGGGACAAGAAGGGGCGGAGTTCGGGTTGTCGGTGGATGCCGGATTCTGTCTCAGGGTGGTGAAGGACGATACGGATATCCTTTATGAGGTTATTCAACAACATACATTATCAAAGGAATGGGAACCCGGATTGGATACGGCTTCCTTATACAAGGTCATTGATAAGGAGCATGCCGGGACCATAGGGGATCCTATCCCGTATTTCCCTCCAATGGAGATATTCAAGGATAAATATTACATCCAGAACGCTGATGTATATAAGTGCACTAGGGATAGCGGAACTCCTCTTAGTCATAATCTAAAGGACTTAGTAGGGTTGTATGTTGAGGTTGTACAGGGCTAGTCGTATCTACCCCCCCTATATTTGGCTTGTGATATGATACAAGTTATTTTTGGCATAATAAAATGACATTTGTAAATATATTTAAGTATGGCATCACAAAAATTCGGTTTCGTAACCGTCGACCCGGTATCAGGATCAGGAGATCAGGCGGTTAATTTCTCCGGTGAGAAACACACCGGTCGTCTTCAACGCACTATCAACCTTACGGTCACCACGAACGGCGGGGCTAAGAAGGCGTTGGTAGTTAATCAGGCAGCGGCTGCTGAGGTGGTAAGATCAGACAGCCCTAACGCTTCCGTACAAAAGACAGGCGGTAATGTTACCATCACCGGTAAGTCTAACAGTACTAAGCTTACGTTCGCGGTCACGCCGGCTGAGGAGAACGGGCTTACGTTACAGCTCCCGGCTAACTACACGGCGGCTGGAAAGACTACGGCTAACGGAGCGGTTATCGCCGACGATCCCGGAACCGCTGGCGAGTTCGTTTGGAGCATCACGATCTCGAGCGTACCGGCCAACGTCACGATCGAGGAACTGACAGCTACATTGAAGGTAACTGCCGCTGGTGGCCAGACAGCCAACGTGACGGTAACGCAAGCCGCTGGAGACTCTACTATCGAGCTTGACAAGGAGATTATTAACTTGGATGAAAATGGTACTCAACAGACGGTTAACGTAACATCTAATGACAGCTGGACATGGGCGCAAGCTGCGGCTAGAACCGTATTGAGAATGACGGGACGATAATCAGTTTCTTTTCGCTTACTCAGACCCCGATCGACTTAAGCCGGTTGGGGTTTATTTGTTTTGCTATCTTTGCAATAGAACAAAAATAATACAACTATGGCTAATGATTTGAATATTAATTGGAAGGACGGGGTAGGCGAGGTAACGGACCAGCCTCTGACCGTCAGCCCGGGATCTGGGGTCGGGGACGCCTCCGTTTCCTTTGGCTCGGTGATGAACAACGGTCTTGACCGGACTCTTGAGCTGGAGATAACAACTCCAAAAGGTGTTAAGAAGACGCTCACGGTGAATCAGAAGGGATGCCGGCAGGCTTATATTACGAGCGACGGCAAACGATGGCTGACTAGCGACAATCGGGTGTATGGGGTTTTGAAAAGCGATGCTCCGTGCGAATGCATAGGTGATTGCCCTTGATATTTTGTTTTTACGAATTTTGTAATTACATTTGTGGCGCATGTCCATCACCATGCTTTTCGTCGCTAATTTATTATAAGGGATACCGGTCTGTGATGGGATCGGCATCCCTCTGTTTTTTTTTAATATGGAGAAGATAAATGTTTTCGATGTTCAGGTTCCTGATGGGAGACAAATCCGTTGTATGTCGTATAATAAGGTTACTTATTTTGATCTTGACGATATATGTAAGTTATGTTTTGACTCATACGATCTACATGATGTGGCTGACACTAAGGTAATGAGTGAGTTCCTGCACCGAGAGGGTGGTCGTTATTGGACTACGATAGATGGCGTAAGGCAGTTGTATCGTAGGATTGAGTGTAAGATGTGTTTTGAGGTTATAGAAAAATTAAGGGGATTATAGTTGAATAAATTATTTATTTCATAAAGAATGTTTATATTTATGGTATAAGATATTAAGAATGAGATTAGTTGAGAGACATATCATAAAAGACAACCGGTTTGAGGATGTATGCCTCAAATCCGGGTTGTTGTATAATTATGTTCTTTTCAACGTCAGACAAGGTATATTTTCCGGAGATTACATAAATGAATATGAGTTTTCTACTAAATTATGTAAGGAGAATCAGGTTGATTTTAGGAATCTACCATCAGTAGTGTCCCAACAAGTCGTAGCTCAAGTGTTTTCGGTAACAAAGTCTTGGATGAAATCAAAGAAGGAATATGAGAAGAATCCTTCTAAATTTTTATCAAGACCAAAATTGCCGAAGTACAAACGAGGCAAGAAGCAGAATATGGTAGTCTTTACCACTTCTTCTTGCAGGCTTAAGAGTGATGGTTATATCCATTTTATCAAAAATATAATTTCACCAATCAAAACAAATATAGGAGATAACAAATTATGTCAGGTTAGGATAATCCCTCAAGCCACATGCTATGTGGTTGAGGTTATTTATGAGAAGAAGGAACAGGATTTAAACTTGAATAAGGATAATGTTCTTTCGATTGATTTGGGATTGAATAATTTATGCACATGCATCAGTAATGTAGGTATCAAGCCTTTCATTGTAAACGGCAAGATTATCAAGTCCTTCAATCAGTGGTATAATAAGAAGAGAGCTAGGTTGATGTCATATATTGGCGATAAGGGAATTTCAAAGAGACTTAGACGGCTAAATAATTATAGGAATTTTTGGATTGAAGATAAAATCCACAAGGTTAGCAGATTTATTGTAAATATCTGTATTGAAAACAATATTGGGAATCTTGTTGTGGGTTTGAATAAAGGATGGAAGAATGGAATAAATCTAGGAAAGAGGATAAACCAGAAGTTCGTTGAGATTCCATTCTCAAAACTTGTTGAAAAGATATCCTATAAGTGTAAGTTGGTTGGAATAGACTTTCAAGTCCACGAGGAATCCTATACCTCCAAAGTGGATCATCTGGCTTTTGAGAAACTGTGCAAGCATGATGTTTATCTAGGTAAAAGAAAGAAACGTGGATTATTCCAAAGCTCTATAGGGAAGCTGCTAAATGCTGATATCAATGGAGCTATAGGGATTGGTAGGAAAGTATTCGGTGATTCTTACGTAAGTAAGATAATCGATAGTGGGTTGGCGTTTAACCCGGTTAGAGTAAACATCTTGTGATACGAATGTGAGTTTAATAAATAAAATTAATAATTTTAGTAACGTGAGAGAAAAGAAATTTGATTTCGTGATATATCCGTTAAAGTTGATTATCACGGTTGGATTAGATTATAAGACGTTGTGTGATCGTTTCGAGAATATGGAACCTGAACACGAGGGGAAATGGGGAGATGAAGATGATATGGATAAGGAGGCGTCTTTCGCGAATTTGGTAAGGGATAGGGATAATGACGATCAATTCGCTATACTTTGGAACTTTTCTAGTGACGATGATATAATGATGAGAAATATATGTCATGAGTCGTTCCATATAGCCATGAGCGTGTGCTAGTTCTGTAATATGTCGCTTGGATTTAAGGTCGGAGAGGATGAACACGCCGCGTATATAGCCGGTTTTGCGGGTCATTGTGTTGGTGAGTTTATCAACAACAAGGATATGGATTAGACTATAAATTCATACAAGGGATACAAGAATATCAGCCTCCGCTTATTCGTGGAGGCTTTTTATTTATCTTTGTGAAAAACATTTATTTATGAGCAGTTGCGTAATTAAAAGGAATAAGGAAGGTAAGATAGCCCGTGTCTTGACTCCTTCCGGCGAGGTATCTACCTTGTTCGATAAGATAGCGGGTATAGCCGCCGTAAGTGACCTTAATAAGGCCGCTGAAGCTTATATGACTATTTATAACGATAAGTTCAGGTCTAAGTTCGGAGACTGGACGAGATCCGCACCAAGGAATAAGGAGGCGGCCAGATCCATAAGCGCCAGACTTAGCTCCAGCGAGTGGGGGCAACTTATGTCAGCCAAGGTCTTGTCCGCCATAAGCGATATGGATGCCCCGGCGTTGGCCAGAAGCCTTGGGAATAGCGACAATGTCGTGGCTTATCTTACCTCCGGAGAGGTAGGTGATGTCAATGATATGGCTGTGGTAGATACATCTACGGTACAGGAGGTGGATCTGGATTCCATAAACGAGGATAATATTGGCGATACGATACTGAAAGAGGCGTCATGGGATGATATAAGGGCTATCAGGGAGAATATAGATATTAAGGAGACAGCCCGTATGTTATGGAAGGCCGTGGAAAGCGCTTTTACCGGGCAACGACCTAATATCAGGGTGAAGGGCGGAAATATAGATGGGGAGATCATATTTTCTGGTAATGTCTTGCCGTTAAATGATATTGAAGATTATACGCCCCCATCTTCAAGATTGGTGTATGATTCCGGTGAGCCTCGCCTGTTCTTTAAATCGGATGACGGCAAGATATACGACTCTTACGCCAACGCCATAAAAGGCTCGTCCGGCGGGCGGATCGAGGCCGGGTTCTTGGCCGGCAGTGTCGAGGAGAGCGACGTCCCGTCCGGTACGGCTGACATCTCCTTTGGCTCGTCCTCCATAACCCTTAACAACAGTGATTCGTTCATCCCGGTCCTTGGCATCAGCTCAGATTCTAATATAAGTACCCGTGGAGGGTTTGTCAATTACCTTATCAAGAAAGGTCTGTTGAGCGGGGAGCGTATAAGGCTAGGAGATAGGTATTATCTTACAGGGGCCGGCAACTCCGATGGTCTTAAGATCTATAACGCTATGGATGCCTTGTCTAGGCTAAGGAATAGGTTTGGAAGTCAGTCCTCCGAAATGAACGTATTGGGTTCTATAGGTTTTGATACGGAGGTAAGTAATGATCTTGATCTTATCACGACATCAGGGGAGAAGGTTACGGTAAGCAGATCGGAGATCAAGGGCATGTTAAGGCAAGGTAAGTTTGAGGAGCTTAATAATAAGTATGATGGGTTCATAGAGCTAGCCTTGTCGTTGATGATGGAGGATAACGCCTTGTACGGAAGTAATGTCCGTGGGGTTATTGAGAACGAGAAGGCGGAGGATCTTCAGAACAGGACTGATATCACCAACATCTTATCCACGTTAGGTATCCGTGTGATGGGTATGTCTGAGTATATGGATAAGTATAAGATGCGTAATGGTGTCGAGCCTTCGGCTAGGGCATTGTCCGATATGGCCAATGGGGTTATCGCCTTGGCTGAGGGAGCTACGGTAGAGGATCTTAATGAGGAGGTGGCTCATTTCTTGATCGATACTTACCGTAACCAACAGGAGATTGACGAGGTTCTGGACTCTGTTGTCGGCACGCCATTATGGAATCAATTCGCCGGTCGTTACTATGAGGTGTATGGGAAGGAATACCAAGGGGAGGAACTGGATCGGATGGTGAAGCGGGAGATCCTAGGCAAGACGTTGGCCCAGCGGTTCGTGCCGGGGATGGAACAGGCGGTAGAGGATCTGACCTCGTCCGAGGACTCCCAGCTCTCCTTGTTTGGCAGGATAATCCGGGCTATAAGGAATTTCTTCTCTACTCAAAGATCAGACTTGAATAAGGTTCTTGATAGGATAAAGGAGTCGGCGTTAGCTGATGATCCAAGCGCATTTGACGTGCTTCTGTTAAAGGATAGCGACCATCTCATGTACTCATTATCGGATGTTGATGTGGCTAATAAGTTGATCAAGAACGGTAGGTCATTGGAAAGACTATATACCAGATTGCAGAGGATGAGGTCAAGCCAAAGCCAGAGGATCGGTGAGAGTATCTCCCTTCTACGTGATATAGGCGAGAAGGTAAGACAAGTCGGGGGTGAGCTAAATAAGAATAACAACCTATTATCCACCAAGAGCGTCATAGCGACCGCCAAGGCTGAGGTGGAGTATTTGGTCACTGTCGCCAGTAGCCTACGTAAGAGCGGAAAAGGATTGGATTATGAGACGATACAGGTTATCGATAACGTATATGGGGAGATAGTTCCTCTGATCAGGAACCTTCGTGGATTCGTCAATAATCAGGCGGCTGATTATTATGGCAGCAATAAGGTTGGCATGGTAGAGGATATGGATGATATATTACGTATGGCTGAGACATCCATGTCTGATATAAATGCTCTTCGAAGTGATCGTAATGAGGACTGGCTGGATGGACAGCTCAGGATGTTTAATATCCCGGAAAGATATTGGAATGGGATAAAGAAGTTGGTAAATAACATCCATGAGGATATCAATGTCATGTCCCGGTTCTTTGGTACGCTGGAGCATAGTGGTAACGCTATTTTAGGTATGTTAGGCCAACGTCTAGCCAAGGCCCATAATGAAGCCCATACCGAGGGTATATCCAATATCAATAAGATGACTAGGATGATGAAAGAGCGTGGATGGGGGATAAAGGATAATGAGGATCTTATACAGAAGATAAATGGGAAGAACTCGGATTACCTTGACTCGTCCCGTGATTTCGCCAAATACGATTTACTATACAGAACCGAGCAGGCTAAGGCTATTATCGATATATATGATCTTAAGAATGTCATGGGTAAGACCGAGAAACAACTTATTGATCTTCTTCTATCCGATAGAGGTCTTAAGGCGAAGACCCGTGACGACATAGTAGGATATGACGGGGATAAGCCTATTACGAAGGAGATATATCATGTATTCAAACCTACCATCCAGAATTTTGATATCTCGGACATGACGTTCGAGGATCAGCAACGATATCTCGACGCGATAAATAGGTGGTTGGATGAGAACCGAGAGAAACCTATGGTGCAGGCTTATTACGATAAGATCGAGAAAGTTAATAAGAAGGTCGAGGAAAGACTGGGTCGTAGGGTATCGCAAGCCACGTCCGATTTCATGACCCGTATCCGCAGGAGCCGGTATGTGGCTATGGATAAGTTCGTGAGGAACGGGAAGGTCGATTGGAAGGCGTTTCAATCCGATCCTATAGCTTGGAGATCTTATCTGGATATTTTACGTGACAGGGCTATAGCCAAGAGCGAGTGGTATTCCGATGGGACACCAAAGGAAGAGGGATCCGAGGCTCTGATGATGTCCGAGGAGATCAAGGCATGGGACGAGGCGTGGGCCGAGGAGTTCGGGAATACCAACGAGGGTCGTAAGGCTTCCGCCGAGTTCAAGGAGATACTTCGTGGGATAGAGCGGTCCGAGGGCGGCAAGGCTGCGTTTGAGTTCCTGCTAGCTGGCGGTCATCTTGGTTTCTCTAAGGATATGTGGGGATCCGAGGAGGGTGATTATTACGAGAATCTTGTTGATAAGATCACGGAGCAATCTGTATTATCATCAAGGATAGAGAAGGTAGAGGAGGCGATGGCGACAATAAACGAGATCAATGACCAGCTAAGGCCTTTGCTTATCCAGTACCGGGATAGCACGAGATACGGGGAATATGATTTCGACAGGCTGCGCGGGTCGGCGTCGCTAAGGAAGATAAACGAGTTGTATGATCGTCTGGCAGAAGCTAAGAGCGTCATTAATGCCGCCGCTTCCGCTGAGGCTATTGAGATGGATATGCCTGATACGGTGGAGAGTGGAGTCACGGATTCCTACCGTAACGCTCTAAGGGACGCCATGGCATACGACAAGGGCATGGATGAAATTAAATTCGCCAAGGAGCATATGTCCGCCCGCTCCCGCAGCCAAGTGGAGCGGATGGCCTCCAAGCTATCCCGGAAGAACCCGTCATGGACGACCGTGGAGGTATCGTTTTTGAGAAGGAAATACGGTCCTGACTTCAATAATAAGCTAGCTAACGACATAGCGATGGGTAAGGCTAATGAGGTTCTTGTTGAGTACGCCAGGACCCGGCTGTATCCTTATATGAGGAGATACTCTCCCAAGGGGTATTCTGGCTTTGTCAGGAAGATAAATAACGGTACGTATAAGGTATCGGAGTTCTTTGACGCGATGGAAAATGGTATATCCAAGGAAGAGAGCGTATCTCGTTTCGGGTTCGATATTAATATGATCGACCTGACGATCAACAACCAGTGGCTTGATGAGGCCGACGTCGAGAGTTCTTTCCGTAATCCTAATTATAATCCCGATCTGGGTTATGGATATCATACGCCTAGGTTCGATAAGTACAAGAACGAGGCTTTCTTCAAGAAATACGGTATTACCAACGAAGGGGAGGAAGCTACGATCAATAAGGATAAGTGGGAGATGAGGAAAGAATTGCTTAACATAAGCCGTAAGGCTATGGAGGATTATGATGAGCGGTTCAGGAATATCTACCAGATACCACAAATATCCAAGGGCGGCGTGGAGAGGATGGTGCAGGCCGGGGTTGACCCGAAGGCGGCTATCGGCAATGCCGTACGTGATATTGTTGGCGAGAGGGTGGATGATCCTATACACGGTCAAGGACAAGACCTAGGAGGGCTTGATGAGAACGACAACAAATATCGTATGATCCCTAAATACTATCTCAGTAAGTTGGAGAACGCCAACGACGTGTCCCATGACTTCGCCTACTCCTATTCCATGTTATCCTTGCAGGCTACCGCTTACAAGTATAAGAGGGCGGCCTTGGATGATGTCATGGGATACAGGAACATGATGCTGGAGACGCAATACGACGGCGGTAAGAACCCAGAGGCGACGCATGCCTATAGGATGTTCCAAGATTGGGTTAACGCCAGTATCTATGACGTCAGGATAAACAATAAGCGGGCGGAATGGAATATAGGTAATTATAAGGTCGATCTTAATAAGCTGGCTCTTATGTTTACCAAATTTGTGTCCAAATCCAACTTAGGCTTCTCTCCGTTCGTGGCGGCTACCGGTGCCCTTACCGGGCAGGCCAACTTCCTTTTGGAAGGTATGGTAGGGCAGTATATAAGCAAGGACTCCATGAAATACGCCTATGGGGAAGCTCAGAAGCAATTAAGTACGTACGTGTCGGAGATCGGGGATATAAACCGTACTAACAAATTATATGTCGTTGGAGAGGCTCTAGGCGTATTCAATGTCCGCAACCGTGTACGATCGGCGGCGTATAACAAGATCTGGAGAACCTTATTCCGGGACCTGCCGTTTAAGATGATGGAGGTTCTTAACTCCCCGTTGGATCCGCAGGTCATTATCTCGGTCATGGATGATACCCGCCTATACGAGGGTCAGTTCTGGTCATACTCCAATTTCAAGGAGATGATGATGAAAGACAGAAATATGTCCGCCAACGAGGCTAAACGTGATTGGGAGCGTTTAAGGGATTATTCTATGTGGAACATGGTAGATGTCAAGGATGGAAAGATCGTGGCTAAGAACGAGGCTAACAAGGATATTATAGATAGATACATACCTACCTTGTCCAGCAGGGTCAGGAGCATGGTGCAGATCTGCGACGGTGCCTTGAACGAGCAGAACCGGGTGGGGGCTAGCCGGAACGCTATCCTTAATATGGTGCTGCCTCACCGTGGATGGTTTATATTGGCCGTGCAGCGGGCGTATAAGAAAGCCGGTTTCAATTTCCAGACCAACCAGTTCGAGGAGGGATATATGAGAACGTTATGGAGATTGGCCGGGAACGTCTATGGTTCGATGTCGGAGGGCAGGATGGGAGAGGCATATGACGTGCTTAAGGAAGAGTATGATAAGCTTACCCCCTACGAGCAGATCAATATCAAGAGATCGATTATCAACATGGCGGTATTCGCTACGATGATGGCCATAGGACGGGCATTGATGGGATATAGGGAGGATAATGAGGATAGCTGGTTCGGGCAGTTCATTACCTATATCGGGTTCAGGACGATCAATGAGATCGCTTCCCAGACATCCCCGTTCATGGAGCTTAACGCCATAGATATGCTGCAAGATCCGCTGGTTACGGCCCGGAAGTTAGGCGATCTCACCGATCCTCGGAACTGGGATCCGTTCGCTACTGTCCAGACCGGCGTGTATAAGGGCGAGAGCAAGCTATGGAGGCAGCTCATGAAGTTCTCGTTTGGTAAGCAATGGTATAATATCAAGACGGCTAGGGATATTAAGCAGACATCCGACTACTGGTTGATGACCAACGGCATGACGATGGGATTCTTTCTAGGTGGTAGGAATAAGGATGAGTCCGGAGAGGACGCTAATTGGTATTTTGACAGGGGAAGATAACTGATATGGTATGACAAAAAAAATAGCCGGTCAATTGTTTAAGACAATTTGATTGGCTATTTTTGTATTCCCATCTATCCATCCCGGACGGATGGGAATAGGTAATTATTTTATGAATACAAATGTAGATCTTTTTCATGATTCCACGAAGAACAGTAGTGAAATTTTGACGTCCGAATCCAACGAAACAGGGTCTTTGAAAATTATCATGCCTGATAAATTGAATCAGTTGACAGCTCGATCGTCCTACATATGTCATATAGACGATTTCGTTAAAGGGAATAAAGATTATTATGGATTTGATATACAATCTGATAGCGAAATGGAATATGATTATGAACTAATCATAAACAAAATAAAACATATCAATAACAATACTGGTAAACATGAATATATATCAATATTTAATAATTTCCCTGTATTAGGTTTTATGTTATGTCAGATAGCTAATTTAAATGACCTTAGGATTCTTGGTGGATACAGATATAGCATAAGATTGAAAAATATATCAGAAAGGGATATTGTTATAGACTATATAAATAGTATTTTTATAACATATGATAATATATGTATCTATAAAGTTGATAATATTGATGTTAGACGTGATATCCCTCGTGAATTTATCGATGATTTAAACGCTCTTTACAAAACTATTATTGATAACATTTTTGGATATAGATTTTCTATAAGAGTGGTGACTGGATATGATAATTGTATAGTAGACAATATTGAGGTGTTTGTCCCAGTCAAGTCAAATATGGATATATCAAATAGTGTATCAAATATGTTTAGAAAATTTCTAAATGCTAAAAGAATTGATTTTTTTAATTTAATATCTGTTTTTGAATATTTTAACGATATTAATAATTTGAGCATAGGACATCTGATAACTAAGATATATAAAGATTTTATCTATTTATATGATATGTCATTTGATATATTAGATAACAAGATAGTATATACATATTTAGGATCAGGTAATATTGATGGTTATATTAAGATAGGTAAAACCAATAATATTGACAAAAGGGAAAATACGATAAGAACCGGGAATATAGATTTTAAGATAATAGCCTTTGTTGGCAGAGATATAGAAAATGAATTGCATAGCAAATTTGAGATAAAAAGGATGGAAAGAGAATGGTTTCATTTATCTGATAATGATATAGACAATATAATCAACGAGTATGGTTTTATTAGGGTAAGGAACAGTGTTAAAGATAAAAAGATATAGTTATATCATTGATACTTAATGTAATCCAAAAATGGATTTACATAATAATAGAAGGATAGGATATCATCACCCTATCCTTCTTATTTTCGTTATCAGTCTTTATATTTATCCACAAAATCATCCACATCCATATACTCACACCCGAAGTTTTCCGCCGTCTTCTTATCGGAGTCGGAGAACTGTCCTTCTTTCCCGGAAGCATCCCCGATCATCAAGATAGTATCGTATACGATCTTTTCTTCCTCATCTTCATCGTTATTCATGTATTCGATGAAATCCATATACTCTTTTATCATCCCTATATTTGGTTTCCTATTGATGTTGCGTTTATTATTGCTTTCGCAGTAATAAGCACTTACGGATACATCTGTATAATCTTCCAAGGCATTTGATATGTAATCGAATTTATATTCAAACATTTCTTTGTCCACGAAGCCTTTTTCTATACCTCCCTGATTTGATATGATTAGGATGTCATCAGGAGCGTAATTTTTGATAGCCTCAAACACGTCGAGTTTTATTTTCATATCCCATATACCTTTAGGGAATGTATCCCCTGACACTGTCTCAATCAGTGTCCCGTCTAAATCTGTTATTAACAATTTACACTTTTTCATGATTCAAAATTTAAATGATATATAATTACCTATCTTATAATAAATTATTTTGTCTTAATAACACCAGCATCTTATCCCAATCCACATATCCTTTATCCGTAAGTGGAGTGCCGATATTCCTATCATCTATATAATAATCACAATACACTTTTGGTGATGATGATACTGGCTCAGGATTGTAGTTTACCGAATACAGATCAATATGATTGTATCTAAACCAGTCTACGGCATCCTGTAGATATTTACCATCTCTTACCGTATATAATATCAGAAGATTCTTATCAGCCAATTTTCTCAATACGCTAGCGGCTCCGATATTGTCTCCTACGTAAGGGTATAAGTCTGTCACGCATGTCCCATCGAAATCTATTCCTATTATTTTTTTCATATCACCTCTTATGATAAATACTCCTCTATTTTCTTAGCCATATCAATAAGCATCTCACATCTAAGGTCGTTGAGATCCTTACAGAACCTCATTTCCTCCTCATGCTTTTCCTCCGGCGATCTGTTATCACTTATATTGTAGCATGGTGATGAGCATATCGGTATGGGCTTCATGGCATCTATGGCTAATTTGATAGCCTTTTCTTTGATATCGCTCATATTAATTTCTTTTTGCATCCAGATCATACCGCTATTATGGCAATCAGGGAAATCGATATGATCAAAGTCACGTATTGAACAACATCCCTCGTTATAAAAACAACATCCTGCACAATGATCTTCTTTTATCTCCGGAATAGCCACGTATGTCTTTCCTCCGTATATTCTAACTTCTCCCTTTCTTACCTTATTCGTCTTATTCATCTTATCAAATTTTTATATCCTATTTTCTTTAACTGCTCTTCGGTAGCTTTCTCCTTCGGGAACTTCCCGTGCCATTTACCGGGTACCACGACATCACGCCCGTCTGGGCTGGTAGCCAGCCTCCCGCATTCGCTGCACAACCCCATGCCCTTGTACGGCTGTAGTTCCTTGGCATAGTCAAATTTATCCACCATATACTCGTTTGTCAACATCCAGTAGCTAGACGTGGCGGTATTATCAACACAACCGCATTTAGCGCATACAAATAAGCTCATATTTTAGTATCGTTAAATGTCGTTATCCTTATCATCGTCAATCCTCTCCACTTTAATTGTTCCCATATCACCTGAAGGTAACGTGATATCACTATACACATTATTCCAATTCTCGTCAATGGCCAACTGATGTAATATCGACCTATATATCTGGTAGGTGTTACCGATAAGTCTCTTTCTATTGATCATATCTTTACTACCTCCATCATACCCTATATGTTCATAGTCTTCGAGATCCGGGAACAACCTTCTTCTTATCGCTCGTGAGTTATTGACTATAAAGCTTCTTATCCCCAGCGTTTCCGTTCTATCCATATCATTTATCAAAGTTTCCGTGGTATGCTGAAGATCCATGTCTCCGGCTGCGTATCTGCTTATGTCCTCCACGCACCGGGATATCAGCATCAGTTGTTCCCTTGTCAATGTTATTTTATAAAGTTGTTTGTTGTTCATATCCTTCTATTTTATTTATCATCTCGAATATTTTCACCGCTATCAACGGCACTATGGCATTACCATAAGCCTTTATTGATTCTTTTCTCCATTTCCCGTAAGGAATGGTAAGGTTGTCCACATTAAAGGGTAGCCCATCATTTCCTCTACAAATAGGGGACTGAGTTGGAAAACTCTTCCATTGAGTCGATCCCCGTCCATCCCAATCACGGCAGGCATATTTCTTAAAGAGTCTGTTCTCGGTGCTCCGTTGCTTTTTGTCATCTTCCTTATCGTACAAGAACCTGTGTGATCTGAGGCCACTGGTGTCGGTAATAAGTCTCCGTATTTTATCCCTTGTTTGGGAAGTGAACTCAAATCCATGAATCTTGTCTTCCCGTCCTTGTCGCAAACCTTCAACCCTTGCGTCTGAACAGTCGGAAGCAATGAACCATATCCTATACCGTTTATGTGGCGCTCCGACACCGCAAGCTGGAACAATGATCGGTTGGACGGAATATCCTTCACGTTCAAGATCGTCGCAGATGGTATTGATGATATATTCTTGCTCAAGTATCGTTTCCTTGTAATTTTCTTCATCTTGATCACTTTTCGTTTCCACGTCAGTTTCACTACCGGGTTGAACCATATTGGTGATTCCAGCAACATTCTCGCCAATAACCCAGAGCGGTCTTGTCTCTCGTATGACTCTAAGCATTTCCGGCCAGAGATAACGGTTATCATCCGCTCCCTTTCGTTGTCCAGCGACGCTAAATGGTTGACAAGGGAAACCTCCGGTGAGCACGTCGATTTTCCCTTTCCATGAAGTGAAATCAGTTCTTTTAATATCTTCATATAATACTGTTTTTGGAAAATAATATTTTAATACACTTTGACAGAATGGATCTATCTCGCATTGAAAGACATTGTTCCATCCTACCTCTCTAGCGGCTAAATCAAAGCCTCCTATACCTGAGAAAAGACTAGCGTGATTCATTCCATCTTATTTGATATTAATTTTTCTTTTATATGTTTAGATATATCAATTATCTCATCTTTTATATTGCAGTCATCTTTTAATAATGAACCAAATATACATGATATGGCGCCCTTTAGGCCTAGCTCTATCCCTATCTCCAATATTTTTTTATCGGTATTAGAGATTTCTACAGGTTCATATAATATTGATGATATGTTGTTAACGACGTATATTATATCATCTTCATTCATTGATGTAGATTTATCGACAATAGCTATAAAATCTTTTATAATCATAATATAAGCTATTTTTATTTCTTTTATCGTATCATCGCTTAGATGTCTATCTCTTATATGCCTTTCAACATACTTGTTTGCTAGATTCTCTATTTTGTTTGATTTGTCCATTTGTACTATCAATTATTTAGTTAATAATAGATCATAGTCCTCTTCATCTATACTCCCATTATTGTTGACATATATAATGAAATCATTTAAAGGCACGGACTTATCCTTGGATAAGGCTTTTATAATAAGCTCTCCATCATCTTTCAACATCACATGCACAGTATCCCAGATAACATATTTTTGACATTCTTTCTCAATCTTCTTGATTGTTTTAAGTATTATCTTATACGTCTCCTCATATCTTTTTACTATTCCGCACAGTTCAGTCGTATTATATTTACGTATAGCCGTGAATATATATTCCTTTTTACAATCCCAGCATTTTATCAGTTTTTCTGATCCGCACGCCTTATTCTTGTAGAAGAAACAGCCCTTACATGGCTCATTATGGTCGTAACTTAATACTACAAGCAGCTCCATGCCATTCTTGTATATCACATCTCCTTGTTTCATCTTGTCTATTTTATTAATCTCATTATCAATATAGCAAAGTTGGATATTATCCATACTATAGATATCCAGAATGTTATACTCAACATAAGACCTATGTTCTTAGGTATAGGATCTACTCTCCTGAATGTAAGGATCATGAATACAAATGTCTTGAAGTTCATAATTTACGATATTTTTCTATATAGTTAACTATTAGATCCTTGACACCTTTAGGGACATTAATTAGCTTAAGGTTACCTTGGAATATATCCTTACCGTACTCGTCCATGATCACCCCGAATGAAGGATTCATGATTCTTGTCGATATACATATCGGTTGGTCGGTATCGAATCTGATAACAGCTACCTTCTTCTCGTTTATCGCCTTCTTTAGGGCTATATAAAGCTTATGACCTTTAACAATGTCACAATTACCTTTCATGATCTTAGACATATATATGATATGCTCTTTCTTCACATTGCTGAGATTGTCCATAAGTTTAAGATCTCCACCAACAGATTTCCATTTTTTGAAGCAAGATATGCATAGACAATAACTGGACTTGGCGTTCCTCGGCATCATCCTGCTGCTACCAGCGGGAACCGTATCGCCACAGCAGACGCACGTCCGGTCTTTGTTGGTGCGTACTGGGCCATAGCTGTTTATCGGGTATTCTTTTTCTTTAAGCATCTTTTTCTGTTTTCAAAATTATCATCACCATATTCATAATTAGGACAAGCCTTATTGCTTGGGCGTCTCGTATAAGTCTTTTGCTCCCTATCATATTTCCTGTTAGGGTTTATATAATGGTCGCACACTTGCCAAATGGAGCAGCATACTTTCCCGTATCTTTTCGCCCATTCCCGATCATGTAGATGTACACAAGTGGCGCAAGTTGGGTTCTTGAGCTTATCCTTATTCTCATCTATGATCTTATTGACCCGATCAAGAATAACATGCATTTTTTCAATATTTATGACGTTAAATGCGTCTGGGCATGGAAGATATGTCATTGAGCTTATGTCTATGTCCATTTCCTTGGATTTATTGTAAGCTGATTTGTATTTCCTTCTCATCAAATCCTTTAATTGATTTACTTTTCTCTCATAAGTCCCCATATTTCACTCAGTTTTCCATCCTTGTTTTTTCAATAGATCCACCATCATCTCCTTTATCTTAGGGCTAATGGCTTCGGTAAGTATATCAGCGGCCAAGTTAATAGAGAAGCTTGTCATTCTAGATTCTCCTATATACTTCTCGCTGGTAACTTCTTTCACATAGTCGTGAATATCCTTGATCATTTCATTTTGAGATCTTAGGAGATTCAGTATCTCATCGAGTTTATCATTCATCTTTTTTCTCAAATATACCTGATAATAACCAGATAACCACTATCAAAAAGAAACACAACCCAAGCGCCTCATCCGGGTAATCATGCATAGCCTCTAAAATTCCCCTCATAACTTAACATCCATTTTGTTGATTATCTTATAAAATATATCTCTAGTCAGCTCAATATCGTAAGTAGCGTCATGGAGCTTATTCTCGTCGATCTCAATACCCATAGTTCTGGCTACGGTCATCAACTTAAAGTTCTCCATATCGTTTCTTACACCCATCAGGAACGGTGTCACCATAACATATACATCCATACAGTTAGGATAGAACCATGATCCGAAATACTTATCCCCACATTGCTGGAATAAAGCCCGTAGGAAGCTGTTATCGAATCCAGCGTTGTTATACCCCACCAAATACATTTTATCCCTCTTATCGAACTTATTCACGTATTTGGATAATATACCAACTAACTGCCTGTACCCTTCTTCCATAGGCTGATACGACTGCACTTGCTCCAAGGTAACACCAGCCACATCCAGCGCCTCTTGCTCTATCGTGGCGGCAGGGTTCGGGGCTAGGCGGATGTCGAACCTCTCAGTCTCCTGCCCGTCGATATCCACGATCCCTCCTATTTGGTGTATCCCGTTTCTCCAGAACTTAACCCCGGTTGTCTCTAAATCAAAAAATAGTAATTTGCTCATGTCTATTTATTTTGTTAATTTATCATTATCTAAGAACTAGTCGTGAAATGCTTTTATAATATATACTCCCATCAACTCTTTTACCTTCAAAGAAGTATATCCAATATTCTAATGAAGAACATCCAAAAGCAAGACATAGATTATTTATCGCATATCTAAAGTATTTCTTGCCTGAACGAAATAAGATTTGAAATTCTTTATTATTTAAATGGAGTCTTTTTTTGATTTTTCTTTTATTCATGTTTATAGTTTTATTTTAAATGTTCCTTAATCTTATCCAATGCCTTATAAGACAGATAGCTGTCTATAGTATTATCGCTATCTATTTCCAGCAACTCATTAAACAAGTCTTTAGCCAATGCTTTCCACTGCTCTCCCCAATCACGGAGATTCTCGACCTTTGACCGTATATCCTCGAAATAAGAATCTACGTCTGATTTGATTGACTTTGAATAATATTTAACATCCTCCTCGTCCCCATCCATAATATAATCACATTGTGTCCTGATATCTTTTATATGACTGTCTATATCACTGCACATATAATCAACAGGTTTACGTATATTGAATATAGCTTCTGACGTAAGACCGGTTATATCTTGTATGTCTTTTAAATTACCCATGATTTAATCAATTAAATACCAACCATCCACCTGCAAATCCCATTGCGAAAATAGATAAGATTATAGATGTGAATAATATCCAATCTTTTGCGCTTAGCTCATTATTATCTCTCTTTATTTTCTCAAGATAATCATATATAGCTGTATAAACAGCATGGTGAATATTCTCGTCTCTAGCCCTTACGATATTATCATATTCATTATATCCTAGATTATGGGTGGCGCTTTCGATCCTCATATTCCCCGTAACCTTTTTATTTACATCGAAATCGAAACTAACCACTATATCGGTGGTTAGAGCGCTGGCGATTTTGCTTTTTATCTCATCATTACTGAGATTAGCATCGTGCACTAATCGCTCATAGTCTTTATCGTCAAGAATTATCTGTTTTTTAATGTTCATATCCCTAATATTTCTGCTACATAAACAAATCCATAACATATATAATTATCAGCGTCATGCTCACCCCAATTCACATGCCATACGACGGCGCACGGGAAATATAACGGCATGTCCTCAGCCATAGGATCCTCTTTGAGGTCATCGATGTTTATCTTCTCCCTCCACCTCCACAGGTCTTGGATATCGTTCAAAATTAATTTCTCCATAACTATGACGGATGTTAGATGTTAGTAATTCAATAGCTAAGCTGATCATAGCTCCCGCTTCAGTAAGTTGATTCATTTGGGCGTACATTCTATGCTCTGCACTACGATAAGCCTCTCTACTACTTATGGTGTCTAGTAAATCATCTATAGCGTTTCTAAGAAGATCGGTCATCCCATGCCCTCCTATGCCCTTGAAATAATAAATATCACGACCAGCGTAAAACATGTCCTGATATCTTTTAGCTACATACTCTATCCCGGATAGATGGTATTTCTCGTTGTCTATCTCCACCTCTCCTTCTTCTATAGCTCTCAACAACTTCCAATCTATCTTCACATCAGCTTGACGATTTTTTACCTTTACATAGGCATATCCGCCATAATGAGAACCCAGCGTCCTCATCGTAAGTTCATTGACTTTTTGTTTGTCTCCATCCATAATAATCTGGTTTTTAATGTTGATACAAAGATATGATTTAAACAAAAATAAAAGCATGAATAATATTAATTATGCTTAAATATAAATATATCCCTTCTAGTTCTCACGGATATACGTATTCGTACTCATCTGGAGGAGATGTCTTGTAGTTGTAAATTTCATAGAAAATCATAGAAATAACTAAGATATCCTACTCCATTTTAGACGCTTCAACACAACTGGCAACCCGGTTGCTCTGCGTCCGTATAGCCGCATCAACTCCTACGGCTTGTATATTTATTGCAGCGTTGAGATCCCTGTCGATCTCTAAACCGCAATCTTTACAAACAAATGTTCGATCCGATAATTTTAGATCTTTATTCTTCCAACCACATCTTGAACAGGTTTTCGAGGATGGGTAAAAACGATCTATAACAATCAGTTCTTTACCATACCACCTACACTTGTATTCAAGTTGGTTACGGAACATTGAGAAAGAAGTGTCGGATACAGAACTAGCAAGTTTGTGGTTCTGTAGCATACCGGAAACATTTAGATCTTCAATGCAGATAACATCGTAATTATTTACCAACATCGTGGTCAAATTATGCATGTACCATGAACGCTTGTTGGCTATATCACAATGAAGTCTTGATACTTTTAGCCTGCATTTGTTTCTTCGATTACTTCCTAATTTCTTTCTCGATAAATGCCGTTGCATCCTTTTTAACTTCGCTTGGTTCTCACAAAGAAAATGAGGATTTTCAACAGATATTCCGTCAGACAATGTAGCCAATGTTTTTATTCCAAGATCAACTCCGACTGTTTTACCGGTTTTCTGTTTATAACACTGTTCTGTTTCTACAAGAACTGATACGAAGTATTGACCAGCACGGTTCTTTGAAACGGTACAGGAGATAAAACGAGCGTTATCCGGGATTTCACGATCGATAACAATCTTAACCCATCCGATCTTTTCGATCCGGATCTTATTGTCAGTGATTTTAAACTTCGGGAACGGCAATCTAAACGACTGGTTGTCGTGTTTATTTTTATAATTCGGTTTACCGATTTTTTCTTTCCTGTTCTTGTTGAAGTACTGTTTGGAGAACTCGATAAAGTCACGTTGCTTCTGCTGCAAGGTGGCTGCCGATACTTCATTTAACCAAAGTTTTTCAATAACAAGATCCGACTTTGTCGGGAATTTCGGATTAGGGTTTGTTTCTTTATCGTATGAGTTAAATGAGTCAACACAAGCATTCCATATAACACGAACACATCCGAATGTTTTTGCAAGAAGTTCTTCTTGTGTTTTGTTCGGATACATACGATATTTATATGAACGCTTTATTAAACTCATCATCAATTCATTTTAATATATTAAATATACAAATAATTCTATGATTTTACAATGGATTACTATCGATTTTGTAATTATTTAATCATACTTGTCTCCTCTTCTGTATACTAACGCTACCCAATAGTCATATTTTTTGCTGTATCCTATAAGAGGGACATTAGCCATAGGCGGATTATCCTCAGTTTTGTATCTTATTCTTGTTACTTGTTTCATGTTTTCATGGATATAAATACTCGTATTCTTCCGGTGGATATGTTTCAAATTCAGCATCATACTTCATGCAGGTGTAGTACTTATCCCCTCTCCTGTACATTACTTCCCACGGACAACTATATTTTTTGTTGTATCCTAAAAGAGGAACCCCTTCTATAGGAGGCTTATCTTTCGTTTTGTACCTTAATTTTGTTATTTGCTTTATGTTCATATAATCTTATGTTTAAGTAATTCCATCATCATCGAAAACAATGTGTCTACAAGAAGTTTCTCGCTACTCCAATACATAGGAATCTCATCTATATCTCTATACGTTACAGACCATGCATGTTTTAGCTTATAACATTCTAATGTACAACCCTCTATCTCATATGGGAGTAAATTCAGTAACGTCCCTACATCCCAAACAGGGTTGGATATATCCGGGGTAACGGCCTCGATCAGTCCTATACGACCAGCGTTATCCTCCATAGAATGTAATTGATCCAGATACTTGTCTCTGAAGCCGCTGGCGGTAGAGATAGGTAGCCCGGCCTCGATCAGCACCCTCCCCTGTTCTTTTGTGGTGAATATCCTTTCCTTCATAATTTCATTTTCCTTTCTACTGTAACGATCGTATCATTATGCCATCCCCCATGAGCCACAAGAAGAATCTCCTGCTGCTCGAAGCCAAGCCCGGCCCCTATACCGCCGGAGTTCCACGCGCAGGTAATGACTACCCCTCCTTTCTTGGTGATCCTAGCTATCTCCTTCTTCTGCATAGCCCAATAACTAGATTGCGTTGTTTGCATATTAACAGCACCTCCAAGCTTTTTATATGACTCGGATACCTGTCTCGTGGAATATGGTGGATCATACAACACCATATCAGCTATATTATCGCTAAGACCACGCAGGAAGTCCGTGGCGTCTTTATGATACATAGCCCTAGTATCAGGATCAAGATCGTTGGTGATCGTCCCTATATCGCTGTTTCTGGCGAATGGATCCACTATAACCATACCCTCTTCTCGATATTTGTCTATAAGTTCCCTTATCGGTCTTATGCTGAATGTCTCTTTATTCGGCATCGACCATGTCTTGTTTATAATCATATCGCTGTAATTGTGTTTTAAATATGAGTTTCATGGTACTTCTAGGTATAGGATCACATATATCTTCCCACCAATTCTTGTGCCCTTTCGGTGGATGTATATCCTTTTTCCATGAAGATCCCTTAACTGTCTTGATTCTTCCGTATGGTCTCATTTTGCTCGTGTTTACCTTCACATATCATAATTGTTTATTTATTCTCAGACCTAAAAATATCTTTTGCGAACATATCAAGGGTAAGTTTATGTATCTTAGGTAAGACCTTAACCAATTTAATGCCAAAATTTTCTCCCCTCTTAACAAAAGTCCATTTACCATATATGGTTCCATGCATCATGTTCTGTATTACTTCCTTGCTGTCTGTCAAGAATACTTGGTAATAGACACTTTTGGCATAATTAAAATCCTCCCCATGATCATTTGCCGGTCTTAATATCATTACAGCCGAAGAGTATCCACGAACGAATCCGTGTATCTCAAGGCATTCATCAAACTCATAATTATCACGTTCCTCATCATGAACATCCTTAACCCATTTGCATGGTCTCCCGTCTTTAAACGGGATCTTTAACTGTTTCTTTGCCATCTTTTAAATTATATTATAATGTTAGGTAATTATATACAAGTTTACACCATATTTTAGTCTCCATGTCTTATTTGTTAAAAGAGTAATATAGATATAAATACATAAATTGAATAGGGCTATTTACCATACCCTTATCAGTAGGATCATCGTATTTGTCAAGCCAAAAACGAAGCGCCTCCCAATCGATATCCTTACGGTCACATACCATGCAGGCTAGGTTAGCCCCGAACAGTTCCCCGTCGCCGCCCAGCGACTTGTTAAACCTCTTGGCTAGTCTTTCCTTGAATCCCTTATCATACCATATCCCTGAAGTAGCGGCATAACAATAATAAGCGTTGTACTTCATTTTCACGCCCATCTTCTCAAACAATGGTGTATGCCATATCCGATCTAAAAAGAATACTATTCCACGATATATGAAGGTTCGGAGATTTTTCCTGTATTCTTTCCCCAAGAAATTATCCACACAAGATATAGTCCCGCCTGAATAATACCAGTTATTGGCACCTCTCTTGACCTTATCCGTCATCTTGAACTTATTCTTTCTATCCTCTACCCTATCCCAAGGCTTTAATTTATCCTCATTAAATGTCGGGCAATAATGATAGTAATGATTGATCCATGACAGATATGGGTTGTATATCGTGTATCCATTATCGCTGACATATGAGTTCATATCATACCCAAGTTCCTTGGCTAGAATAGATCCCTCATCAGCTAATACCTTCAATATCGGGTTCAAGTTCCATATCTGATCTTGACTGACGAACATCGAGTAACATGGATCCTCATCCTCTCCATACCATCCACCCATCCCGCTCACTATTTTATCCAAATCAAGTGAATAATCTTTTCCGGGTAAAAAATCATCTCTAATAAAAAAACCTCTATATGGGATCATATCATGTATGCCGGGTTGGTCGTCAAATATGAACTTAGCGTTCTCGGTCAATCTAATCAATGTTTGCAAGACAGAGGATATATCTATGGGTGCATATTCACACTTATAGACCTTATTATTTATCCAAAGATATTGAAGAAGCTCGGCTATATTAATAGTCCCGTCCTCCACATATCCTGTCTTGTTATCGAAGTTTATTTTGGCTAGAGGTATATTACTTCCTTGTGGTTGATCACTTTTTTCATTACAACAATGCACGAACCTGTCAAAGAATATATCTTTCCAACCAAAATATTTATCCCTTATCGTCATAAGCCTATTTCTTGTCGTATAACGACATGACGTTAATAAGATCAGCTTTTCTGACCATCCCCTCAAGTTTATTAAAGCCATCCATGTTATCTCCGCTGACGATGATAGTAGGATATACCTCTATACCGTACTTGGATATCTCCTCCTCCGTGGCTTTGTTCTCCGGGATCTGGTTTAACGTGACCTCACCCTCATACTCCTGTAATGTGTTGGCGATAATATATCGCATGTAATCGCTGTACTCAGCGTCTTTCTTCGTGAAAAAATCAATTCTTACCATCTCAAATAGTTTTTAATCTGTTAATAATCAAATCAGCAGTAAATATAGCATTATCTATCTCATCTACACCCATCTTCCTTCCATCGAAACTGTTAGATAATAAATCCTTCACGATCTGATATCTTCTCAACTCCCAATCTATGTCTATATCAAAATTAAGATGCCTTACACAATCATAATTCAGCTCTTTATGATTCTTACCAAGGTACTTAACTATCGAGAATGGAGTGTCATCATCAATAGTACGCCTGATTACATTAACGTATTTACCGGTTCTTTTATCGATAGCCATCAATATCTCATCTACTATTCTTTCTCCTGACTTTTCCATCCTATAAGCCCTTTGTTATGTTTATCGTAATATAATAACGCTATGGCATTCCATGCTACTTGAGCAAGATGCATACACCCTGTATCCGAATCAAATCTCTCCCCTTTCGTATAAGCAACTAAGTGCCGCATGGTCGCACCTAAATACCGATTGAATCCATCAGGTATATCTTGCCATGAGTTTTCAACGTACTTCTTGGCGCCTTCCGTATATACCCTCACGATGTCCTCTATCTCAGCCAAAGGAAGGAGATCCCACCGGAGTTTGCCGTCGGCCCGGTCGTCCTTCCCGCTGCCGTCTTTCCCCACAAGCGGCCCGCTTTCCACCACCGCATCTCCTATTTTTGGCTTCCCGAAATTTATCGCCTCATCCGCCGTTTCATCATCAATAAGCCTTAACTTGATAGCTCTATTTAACGAAACAACCATCTCCTCATCAGCCCAAATGGATTTATATGTCTCATCAAATAACGGTTCTATTTTCATCATTCCCGTATTGTCGGCGGTCTCAAGTACTTCAAATACCTCACCATCATAAACGACCTTGTCGTATTTGCTAAATTCCTCTTTCATCTTAAACTCCTTTTTGTTTTATTATTATTACTGGATCATCATTAAATGGAGATAATATCCCAATATGCAACAATATATTGCGCTCATCACCCTCGTTCTTCTCAGCTTCAATAACATTGATATTCGATTTGTTGCTAGATATAATATCGCTATCTATATTAGGATCATTTTTGATTATAGCCCATCCTTTTATAATAGGCTCATGATTCATTAACTTAGCGACATCTTCTTCAACCAACCAATATTCCTCGAAAACAGTATCCGGATATTTAGCCTTTATTTCCTCGTAAGTATCATACCATGTCATATTTTCATGTTTTAGATTAATAAAATTCACTAAGATCCCTACACTCTGGTGTCTCTCCTGTCATAGAGTAAAGCTCACCAGATGATAGATACACACAATTCGTGGCCTTTCCGTCCCTACGCTCATTTCGCTTCGTAATTCCACAAATAGCGCAGCGTTGAATCCCCGGACCTGCTTTCACCCACGAGTGCCGCACGTTTCTCTTTCTTGTCCTGTTGGTGTCATTAAGCTTTCTCATGATCAATCCTCCAAAGTCATTATAATCTTATCTTTTCCGATAATAACCTCGTTCCCGCTTCTCACATCAAAGCATCTTTCACCCTCTGCCTCCTTGAAATAAAGAGCGCCATTGTACTCGAATAAACCGAAGCCGTAATCGTCTAGCTTCATTTCGTTAAGTTTCTTGAATTTATACACGTTTTTCATATTCTCCATATTATATTGCATTACTGGAAATATCATTATGATACTTATACCTATTACAAGCAACCCTGTGTAAAACTTTTGTGAATCATATTTTTTCCATCCCTCCATCATCATGGCAAAGGAGATTACTGTTATTATAATAATAGATATCAACCCTACCATATCACATCCTCCTTTCTTTCAAAAATCCCATCATATCCTCCACGCTAAGCTGGAATCCGGCAGCCGCCTTATGGCCTCCTCCACCTGGGTTGGCCTTGCGTGCCAGCGCCGAGACATCCACCTCCTTCTTGGTGGTATAGAACGAGCATCTGAAGAATCTGCCGTTCCAGCAAAATGGCATCATCAAATCATGTTTTCTAGGATCGTACATAGACTCGAATGTAGTGGAGTTAAACTCCGTGGTGTTCATACATATCGCCTTATAACCAAACACGTCAGCCTCGAATGAGAACATATCCATCTCGCCCCTGTTTTTCTCAACGATATACTCCAGTATCACCTCTCCGTTCCTTATCATGTCATATATGAAGTCATGATCGCCGTCCATGACCTTTGCCGCCATATCCACGTCAAGACCACAATATCCTCTCATCCCGTATTGGAATGCCATGACATCACTCCACTCGAACCGGTCGTGATCCCATACATCATAAGCACTCAATAATTCTACCACATCAGGGGTTTCGATATCATCGAAAAGATATTCCCACGTAAGCTCACAAGCCGCCGTTCCGATACGTCTTTTGCCTTTGACATTATAGTCCTTCACAGCTTCTATCGCCGTCTTATGGTGGTCTATCCATGTGACATCTATCCCCTTGTCTTCCCATTCGTCAAATAAGAATCTCGTTCTATCGCCAAATGATACGTCAACTACAAATACCTTATCATATTTATTCACGTCAGGTATTTCCTTGCCGTAATTGTAAGGAAGAAGATCAATGTCCCCTTTGAAATACTTTTTTACTATAGCCGCTGACATTACTCCGTCAAGATCAGCCTCATGATATATACATCCTGTCATAATCTGTTGTTTTTGATTAAAAAATCTATGTATTCTTTTATATCCTTGTTCCTATCATTATCCCAGTCAAATGTCTCGTTTATGAATTTGAGGTACGATACTGGGATCGAATGCAACATCCACCCACAATATTTCCCGAATGTCATCACCGTAGATCCAAGGGGATGATCCGGCCTTCCGGGAACAGGGGCGGCGGTTACGCCCTGCGCCAGCCCCCTCCTACGATCTTTCTTGGCGGCTTTGATATCCAGATCTGTTTTCGTTACCTTATCCCCCATCGGGATATTAGTTATTAGCTTATCGCCGATAAACACTCCCCATCCATACCCCTTGTAGTTCTCTATACTAAGTTTCCTTATATCACCGAACCTTGACGAGTTGTTACAACAATCAACGACCAATGCGCTATCCTTACCGTCCTTTATCCTAACCGCCCTGCCAAGCCACTGATAAAACGACGAGAACGAAAATGTCGGTCTTCCTACTATCACGCAGTCCAGACCCGGATGATCGAATCCCGTACCGAGGGCGGAATAGTTGAACACTACCCTCGTCCCACCTGACTTGAATCTCTCGACTATAGCCTCCCGCTGCTTTTTTGGCGTGCCTCCGTGAACCACTTCCGCCATGCCAGCGCATATCTTTGCGTTCATCCATTCGGCGGCGGTATTGCAGCTCTCAACAGAATCCATAAACACCAGTATAGATCTGCATACGTCTTTTAATACCATCAACCGACGTAAAATAAGGTTGTTTAAGCCGTTTTTTCTCACCGCCTCACTAATAGACTCAGCCGTATATTCGGAGCCGTTAGAATTAAGTTTAAGGGCATCCCCATTGAAATCCCATGTCTCATATTTAAGAGGTGTCCAAAATCCTTGCCTTATCATCTCCTCTACCTGTATCACGTGAATCAGGTTCTTGAAATATACCGGTCTCATACGAGTGATGAAATTAAGTTGGGAATATGATGTCTGTCCTATCGACATGTTTTTAAGTCTACATGGCGTGGCTGTAAACCCTATCACCTTTTTCGGTTTCAGTTCATTCATGAATGTCATAAACTCGCTACCATCCTCCGGGCTATACCCGGCATGAGCCTCATCTATCAACACGTTCCTGATCCCCATCTCCTTAAGCTTATCAACAACCTTCTTGATAGACCCTAACGTGGCGTATATCATATTAGACAGCTCTTTCTTACCACAGGAAGCGGAGTAGATGGTAGCCGGTATGCCATACGACGTTATCTTGTCGTGGTTCTGTTGCAGCAATTCTTTTGATGGTTGTAAAATCAGCGTCTTATCTCCCATCAATCTAGCCGCCTCTGCTATCAGCAGTGACTTACCGCAACCTACAGGACCTACGATCAATACCGGATCATGTCTATCAGAATTTATGTAATCGGAGATACTTTTAACACACTCCTCTTGATATGGTCTTAATTTGTAAATCATTTGGATTTGTAGTTATCAAAAACGTCTTTTACGTACTCTAGTCTTATAGGGCATTCCCGACCATCATCCATCTTCACCATCAAAGTTTCTTTGGTCTTGCTTATGGCTATCACCTCTCCTACTCCTATCTGGGTATGGACTATATCGCCTAGCTTTATATTACATTTGATCATGGTCAAGCTTTTTATTAAATTCCTCTATCTTGCTCCTATCTGTCTCATTCACCATCTCAGCCTCTTCCTTGAATATGTCATACCCTTCCCGGATATTGTCGCCAACCATATTCTCTATCATCTCCCTTAGCTCATCGCTTCTTACGGCAAAAGATATCTGGAATGATTTACTTGTGCCTTTCATCAGGTAATCAATCTCCTTCTTACATTCTGCCATTAACCGATCCAGATTATCGAACTTAACGAACTTGGAGTTGCCATTGGCTTTTCTTACCCCATCCTTGAAATCCTCCAATATCCCGTTAAATACATCCGCCATACACATCATGGAATGTAGCCATACCAGCATATTGAATTTATATTCATTATCAGCATTATTCATCAAGCCTATCAAAGACTCACTTTTTGTCAACATGATTTTAGATTCTCGATCTACGATATCCTTTATCTCTTGCCGGTATCTCATGGCTCCAACGAAATCCATCCTAGAGTAACATTCATTTGATTTCTCTACAAATTTCCTGATATCCTTTCTAGACATCAGAAGATCCAATACCTGTTTTTCTCTTTCGTTTTTATCCATAATCGTTTATTTATTGACACAAATATAATTAAAGCCTAGATATTTACCTAGGCTTTTTAATAAAGTTAATCTTTTTTATTCTTTCTTTTTGACTCATCCCAATCCGATGAATACCTACATGTGTTTTGTTTGTGGATTGAGAAATCGCACCAAAAACACAAGGGCTTGGGGCGGGGTTCAAGGCAGGCTGGTTGCCGTCCCATTAGGTAGCGCTTCTCGTACTTATACCCTTGTTTGGCATCGTCCCAAACGTGAGCTTGATAGCTATCTATTTTATTTGTCTCGAAATCATACATATCAAGGAGAATATCGTTAAGCTCCTTGACCGACCTCTCTACTTTCTCCTTATCTACCTTCACGTTCTGATTGTCCAGCATGCGGGTAAAGAAATAGCTGCACATATCCGGCAATACCTTGTACTTTCTCAGTATGTAGAAGGCGTATATCGGATGCTGGAGATTGTGAAGCAGCTTATCCTCATCGAATAACTTTCTCCCGGACTTCCAGTCTATCGTATACATAGCTATCCTGTCTTTTGTCTTATACTCCCCACGCCAGTCCACCGATCCTATGATATGTACCTTATCGTACGTCACGCCATCCAAGGTAAGTGGCTTGGGTAGCTTATAGGGCAGGACGAAGTCCTCCTCCACGCCGGCCGGCCTCGACCCCCGGATCACCTTCTCCATTGGCGTAAGATTGGACCATGCCTTCTTATAATTGCCAGCAGCATCCTTCTCAAACAACCCCACAATCCATCTTATTAACCTAGCCGCATGTTGCATAGACTCGATCTGGGATTTTACGCTATCAAAAGGAATCTGTTCTATATCGGCGTAGTAATTGAAAGCCTTACTCATATCCTCATAAGAAGGTCTACATCCGTTCTTGAAGAAATACTCCATTGTCTGGTGGATAACCGTACCATATGACGTAGCCTCGTGCTTCTCCGTGGATCTGTGACCCTCCACGTAAGTCTTATACCACTTGTATGGACATTGGACGAACGTGTCTATCTGTGAGTAGGATGCGGCAAGAACCTTCTCTCCGTTTATGACCTTGCATAACAAATTATTCTCCGGTATAATCATAAGTCTTTATCTATATCATGTCCATATAAATCCATTGACAGGTTTTGCAGATGGTGGAGATCCTTGATATGTATAGGATCGCTTAGATCGTCTTCCAGATCCCTAAGCCCAAGATAATACCCATCATCAAAAATCTCTATAGATATTCCGTAGCCTCGATATACATCCCGTCCTTTATCACGCTTAAACCCGATGGTATTAAGCAGGTTATCATCTATCTCAATAGGCATGACATCATCTTCCCCGGAATACCATTTCATTATCCCGTCATCAACCTCACGTTCAAGAATCAATGACTTACTTTCATTACGCATACCAGTAACGCACCCTACCCTCCATATATTGCCAGCCTTGTCTTTTACAAGATTCCCTATCCTTAGTTCCTTAACTGAAATCATATTCTTCCTCCTCTTTATAATCATCATCGCAATCATCAACAAGAGGGGTCTCTAACCCCTCTTCCCAATCATCATATCCGAAATCCATTACTTACTCTTAACCCAATCATACAACATATCCACAAATATCCCCACAGTTAGCTCATCAATAGGTTTATCGCCAAAGACATCATCCGGAATCCTTATATCCATCTTCTCTTCAATCCCCATCAATACCTCTAATAAATCAAATGGATCCATAGCTAAATCAGATGAAAAATCACTGTCTTCTCTTACATCATCAATTACCTCTATACCATTAATGTAATTGAACTCATGCATTTTTTCAAATATCTCTTTTCTCGCTATCTCCAATATTTCATCTCTTTTCATAATCCTTTAAATAATTATACAACATATTTATAAGCTCTCCTACCGTCAACTTGTGATAAGGTTTGACATTAAGCACTTCATCAGGTATACATTTACCTGTTTTCTTCTCCACTTCCATTACAACTTCTACAAAATCAAGGGAATCCATAGCCATGTCTGTATCCAGATAATCCTCGTTCATTATCTGAGCGGCGTGATTAAGACCATTAAATTCACCCATCTTTTCAAATATCGCTTCTTTTATTATTCTTGATAATTCATTCTTTTTCATAACTTAAATTGACATTTTTAATCTTCTGCCTAATTCTTTTTTTATATCCGATATCCTTTCGATATCCATCTTAACATCGCCTGTGATAGCGTATTCCTTATCCATTTTCTTGGGAGGATCCGGGAGCCGGCTTATGGCGAACAACCATGCCAGTTCCTTGTTCTTGTTCTCCCTAAGATACAAGTCAGACGTCATGCCATACATTTTTATGATCGTATCGAATAACGTTGATTCTGATAAACTCATATGCACACTATATACATTTGATGGTTTCCATATCAAGTTATCCAATCTCATCGTATACTCACGTTTAAGATCTATGTGGGATATTACGGCTCTTACTATAGGTCCCTCCTTGAAGTTGGTATTAGCTACGAACCATACGAGCCTTTTCTCTACCTCCTTAATAGCCCCTGTATCCTTCCCCATATCGTTATATACCCCAACGATACGGTCCCGGATCCCCTCGACCTCCGGTGTCAGACCGGGTGTCTCTATCAGCATCAGCAGCGACCCTCCCCTTGGCGTTATCTTCCACTTCCCATTCTTCTGAAGCTCGATATAACCAGATGCTTTATAACTATCTATTTTCTCCTTTGGAATGACGCTAGCCATCTCCTCTTTCTGCCGGATCATCAAAAGATACCCGACATCAGACATCGTTAATCCTGATGTCATCATCTGTTCAAAATTTATATACATAAGCTAATGAGTTAAAATATTGACCTGATCTTTCTGGCTACCCTCTCGACTATATCGGGATGATCATTTCCGTTATATATATCTATTAGCGTATCTATTATATGTAACCTTATGTTTTTCTTTGATGAATGAAACCAAAAATCTCCATTTTTTCTGTTTACAGGTTTGAACATCTTCAGTTCTGGTATAAGATAACACGCCACACATGATCTTTCAGCAAGTGATAATTCAACCGCTGCCTTTTCTATTGCTCTGCACATAAATGTATAATTATCATTCTTTATTAGATCGTAAGCTCTTCTCAACACCCTAAGGGCGTCTGCTTTCGATAATCTCTTTCCCTTTTTCATACTGTTTTACCGTATAAGATTCATTAGCCATACCAACTCTACCAACTGATATAGATTGATTTATAGATTGGTTAAGATGCCCTACAACCGACATCTTAGCCCTAACCGTATTGGCGCATCTTAGAAGGATTCGATAATCCTCTAACGCCCTCTCGTATCTTACGTCCACCCTAGCCCTTTTATCGGCGTCAGTCATGCTCTTGCATGTCCCGTCCTCCCTCAAACTTATAGCTATCTTATCCCGTATGATCCTGATATCATCCTCGGCTATCACCAGCTCGGCGTCAAGAACGCCCTTGTAAGAGCTAAGAAGATCCTCTACCGCCACTACCTCCCGCTTCAAGTTCTCCAATTCCAATACCATTGAGTTATCGTTCATTCTTTTATACTCCTGTACTTTATTGGATACCTCATCACAGATGCTCATGATCTCCTTCTCCCTGTCCCGGTTTATGATATACCTGATACTGTATTCGGCCATTTCCTTTAATGAGGATATGATCTCTCGTATGCCCATCTTGTTTTCGGTGGAGAAATTGGCTTTTAATAACATCTCCATCCCTTTTATGATGACAAGCAAAAAGTTTTTCCTTAATCTCATGCTTAATAAGGTGTTTCGTCATGTACTACATTGAAATCATCACTGGGCGGTATATATTGTTGCTCCAACGGGATACTGGGAGGCGGGGGCGGTAGCGTCACCACAGTCGTGTCCGGCTTGCCGCTACCCACGGGGGCATCCGAGCCTCCCGGTCTTTCTTGGCGTACCACCCCTCCATCAGGATAATATCGCTCATATCCTTTCATGATATCTACATGTATCGCATCAATCTCCTCTAATGACCGTTGACGGACCTTTACGATATGATGGAACAATAATCCATCCACACGGAAGGATCGTCTTGATTCACTTTTAAAACGTTCCAGATTAGGATACCATCCTTGCGGAAATTGCATGTATGAGGAGTACCCGTATCTCTTCGGGATATTTAACGCTACCATAGCCGTACATAACTGTCCCAATGTATCTGATTGATAAAAATCAGATTGCTTTGGCATATGATCTTTTGGATCCCGTCGTCCTTCGATATCACGATTGAGTTGGGATATTATAAGAAAGAAAATATTAGGAAAAGTCCTTTTAGCTATATTGCACATGGTTATCAACGAGTCGATATTCCTTTTGGCATCTCCTGAACCTTGTATCAGGGCCGTATGATCTATAGACACGAATACCATTTTTTTATCTTTGTTTATTGGCATATACTCATTCCACAGAAAGTTTTGAAGCTCATCTACGGTTGATGGTTTAGGGATGTATGTTATTCTGCTAGAGTTCTCTTCTCTAAGGCATCTCTGCATTTCTTTTACCTCATCTTCTGACATCTCATTAAGAAGTATATCCTGTATGTCTTTCCCCATTTTTTTTGATAGTGAACGCAACATCAAGTCTTCCGGATTCATCTCAAACTCACATCTTAACCATACATAATCATCTGCCTGTGGATTGATATTGACATTCATCACATTGCTCATGATCTTCTGCGCCAAATAAGACTTGCCGACTCCGGGCCTAGCACCTATGGCTACCGCATGCTGGGGGTAAAACCCTCCCAGCAAAGCCTTATCCAGATAAGGATATCCGGTATGAGCCGGGAGAAGTTCCCCCGACTGATATTTTCTTATTCTCTCATAGGCATCCATGATAATCTCCTTGGATGACCTCCATATCCTATCCTCACTCATCCTCTTGCGTTTCTATCACCAGCCGTATCGGATTTAGACCCTCTGTTAGCTGATCTTGATTTATATCTAAGTCCTTTAGCCGTATGGCATAAATCCTTTCCCTTCCGATAGGCTTTACCTTTCAACTTATCGGTCTTGTAATTCTTACGACCCAACTCCCGTCTCTTGGCTTTCTGCTCAGGTCTGGCGTTGATCTTCTTGTCCGTCTCAGCCTTCTTCTTTCTGGCTTCCGGATGTGTCCTGTAATATTCAGTCGATCTCCCCATCCTCTTCGTCCTCCTCATCATCAAAATCTATATTCTCTTGTATATCCAAATCCTCTTCCTTTAAAAAAGATGGATATTCCAATCCCAGACGCTTAATCATATACGAATATGGATCAGACGCAAATTCATCTGGTATCTCCCATGTGCAAGAGAATGTACCTATTACCTTTTTAAGTTTATCGGCTAATTCGCTACTCATCCCCATATTAACTATTTTATTATAAACTGTAGCTTCTACGCTACTTACATTGCCTCCAACATAAAAACCTGTTGGTTTGTGAACAAAATAAACTTTCTTCATTTTACATGTATTATTCATTTTATTAAAGGTATCCAATTTGATCCAATACTCAAATGTCCCATTATCATTAGCTCTAATGCTCATATTTATCCTTCTTGCGATCTCCATAACTCATATCCATATCACACACCACCGTATCGGTCGTGTCGTTTACCACATGGAACAGGAACTCCGGACATCCGTGGCAGGCGTTGCTCCCGATCGCCACCGCTCCGTGCCTAGGACAAGCCTTCTTTACCATGGTTCTATCATATATCCGTATATGATTATCACCATACTTTTCAATATATCTCATGGTATTAAGTAATGATGGCAAAGACATCTTATATGGGGATACATGTTCTATTGGTATATCCAATTCACCAGATAGGCTTTTGTAAATATCCTGTACATCCCGTTTTGTCCTATACGCAAATATATTAATCTCAGTCATTACCATATCCATACTCCTAAGAAGATCCGGCCTAGCCAGCCTCCCCATAGGCTTCCCAAAAGGATCGGATCTCATCCAAGCCCCACACTTCTCGCACCCAACTTGCTTCCCCTCCACCGTATTTATCATAGTGGATGGGTTCTTGCAATACGGGCATACGGATCCGTTTAACATAGCTTTCTGGGCTAAAGACAGCTCTTTCATATCTTTTCTTCTATCTCAACATTAAATAGATTGCAGAATCTATCAAAATTCCTGTTCTCTATTCTCATATCCTCCTCGTACCTGTCAACTGATTTGATGAAATCATTATAGCAGTCCTTGCACATCCATTGATTGATTACTGCTACATAATAGCCCACGGATGTAGGTCTGTTACACATATCACAAATGCCTAAGCACCCATATCTGGTGAGCTTATCCATCATCTCCTGTCTTGTTATTTCAAGCACCTTGAATTTCTTGTAATTGTTAACTACCTTTGCCATTGTAAATTTGTTTAATAATAAAATAATCCGCTATATCCATTCCCTCATTTATATTGGGTTTTGATTCTAGAAAATTACTTATCTCTATATTCATCCCCCTCATATCCTTGTCTACCTTCTTTCTCCATTCGTTGAAAGCGTCGCCCTTATCCGGGTACAGGACTATCCGCCTCCTACCCAATGTCTCTATCATCTCCCTCTTCAACATATGGATACCGCCACAGGCCATAAACAACCTACTAGGGTACACAATGTTGCAGATAACAGCCGTCTTCTCTGACTCTACTATATACACCGGAGCGTCATTGGGATAGAAGTTGATAAGAAACTCCCCGAACAGGCATTGCCTAAGCAGGTAATCCTGACCGTCCAGTATATGCACCCAACATACGTGATCCATGGGAACCTTTACCCTCTTCCCGTCAGGCCCGTAGTCCATTATCTTTCCGGTCCGCACTACCCAATTCTTATCCAGTTGCCAGAACACACAGCACTTACCCCAGTCCCCGAATCTCATCATCCCCACCTTATACAAGCTAAATGCCCTATTGGTATGATACGATCCGAAGATATTGGATAGATAATCCTGAAGATCGGATGTCTCGAAAGGATTAAGCGTCTCAAACATCTTGCTTACCGGAATGCAGTTGGCTATATCCGGATCCACGGGAGATCTGTACCTCCTTAATACTTTGTTTGAATCGGTAAAAAGATCATTGTTCCCAAGTTCGCTCCCTGTTGGATATTTAAAGTAACCACATTTATTTTTATGATCACACACCCCAAACTGCTCTCCAACGATCTGACCGGTGGTTACGTCCACGTACGGCGTAAAACACTTATCCTTGCCGCATTGCGGGCACGTCAGCTTCCTCCTTGGTTTGCTATGATCCAGCTCATACCGATGAACGCTCTTATTGAACTCCCTAAATTCCATCATCCTCTCCTCTCACTCATCACTCTATATATATAATCTCTCAGCGACTCTTTTCTTATCAAACCATTCAACTCAAAATCACCCTCTATATCTAAAGACCCGATCCTTGACGTAACCGTATAATTGGTTTTCTCAAACTTATACTTACCTTGAAGATATACTACGGTAGCCATATTCAATATAGGGTTGTCAGTCTGTCTCTTCAACTTATATTGGCTGGTCTTTGCGGTAGGATCACCCGGAGCGAAGTTATATATCTCCTCTATCTCCAATATCTTTCCATAGTTCTCTAATATCATTCTTCTATATAACTCAAGTTGGAAAGCATACTCGTCATAGAAATTGCCTTTCCTGTTTGATTTGAAGTCCAATATAGCGAATATCCTCCTGCATCTCTTTATCTTCTTTTTCTCCGTCTTAGGCTGACCTTTCTTGGCTCCCGTCTTATAGAACTCTCCTGTCTCGACCTCTATCTCCACCATCTCCGGCTCGCCATCCATCTCCACCACTGCGTCCACCGAAGAAGCTACTTTCAATCTCCTTGACCTCAACATCTTTTCGATCAATACAGGTTTTACATGTCTTTCCTTGCAGAATATGGCAAATGATATCAGATCCTCTATCAGTTCATCAATGTTGTCCACTAATATCCGCTCCATCCTATACTTGTCTATTCTTAGCTTAGCCTCCTTGACAGCCTTCCTTATCCATGTCGGGATCAGCTTTATATTAACCCCGGTCAGATACAACCCAAATAGATAATGCATGATAGTACCCAGATCAGCCCTATAGTTAGCGTACTCATCAGGGTCCTTGCCCTTGAGTCTCATCTCATTCTTCCATTTCTCCAAGGCTCCGGACGTATCACAATACCCATTGGCGATATTGTTAGTGGCTCCATCGTATATGATAGGATACCCATCAACATCCATCTCATAATACACACGTTTGCCGGCGACAGTCATTCTATATAACACAGGTGTCGGGATATCCTTTATCCATTCAGCGGCATAATACTGTTGCTCTGTCTCCAGATCATACTCAACCTCCATCTCCTCGTTAGGCTCGTTTTTAGGCTCTTCAACATGCTTTTCCTCCTCGACCATATCTTTCTTTGGGACAGTTGATAAAACGTCTAATATGCCAAAGAAAGCGGTAAATTTAGGATCTGTATGATATGATCTTAATACTGGTAATGATGATCGCCAATAATATGACGACGCATTCTCGTCCTTTATCTTGCCTAAAATCTTGCCTAAAGCCGAACATCCTATCTCTCCATCATCCGCAATAGCCACATTGTGTCTCTCGGATAAACGAACTTTCATCTCATCAAACGATTCTTGATCGCTTATGACTTCCATGATCGTCCCATAACTATATACTATGTCACTTATAGCCTTATATCCTAGGTCTAAAAGTAATCTTTGTTTTCTTCTATCCATGATAATAATCTGGTTTTTAATTTACCATCCTCCTCGACTTTAGGTGCGAGATCCCTCATCCTTCTGGCTGCCAACAGCCATACGTTGCCAAACTCGTCCAAGAGCCGGCTGAAATCCATCGTATCTAATAGATAATCGAATCTTGTATGCTCATCAGCCGTCAAGTAGATAATGTTATCATTATCCTCAGCAACTGATTTATATTTCCGTTTAGGGTATAAGTGGCATATGTTGCTTACCCCCGGGCATGGTATGTATGCGCCGGTAGCAGATCTCCTTGTCATACTCAATCTAGCCACATGGGCGCCAAAGAAAACGGCTAGGCTCTTCCCCTTTGGCTTGGCCTTCACCCGTATCGCCGCCCTTTCCTTTGGCGGTAGCTCCTTGGCTCTGCACGCGGGACACAACCCCTTACTCCTTATGGTTACCATCCTGCCGCACCTCTCACATGATAACATCCTACCCTTCATAAAACAGGTTCAAGGAAACCCGCAAGTCTTTATCTCGTGGGAGGGATTGAACCACTATCCCTTCTTTGATTAATAAATTTATTTCAAATATTTGACAATTAGATATTTTTAGTATATTTGCTGTATGAAATTGACATTGCAAATAAAGCTGCTTCCAACATGCAAGCAAGTCGAAATGTTGAAAGATACATTTAGTGTTTTCAATAAGGCTTGCAACGCTATTTCTCAAATAGCGTGGGAGCGACGTGTATTTAAGCAATTTGGTCTGCATAAGGAGGTTTACTATCCAATAAAGGAAACGTATCGCCTTTCCTCTCAGCTTGTCGTACGCGCTATCAGCAAGGTCGCAGATGCGTATAAGCTTGATAGAAAGAAACAAAGATGTTTCCGTGAATTTGGGGCTATTACATACGATAGTCGTGTTCTCTCCTACAATATTCCAAAATCCATATGCTCCATCTCGCTTATTGGAGGGCGTGAGAAAATAGCATATACCTGCTATCGTCCTCATCTTATGCAATTCGCAAAAGGAGAAGCCGACCTCGTCCTTATCAAGGGTAAATTCTATCTCTATCAAACGATAGAGATCCCAGATGAGGAAGAAGAGGATGCAGAGGATTTTATTGGTGTTGATATGGGAATCACAGATATTGTTTCTATCTCTGATGGAACCAGTATTTCTTCCAATGAGGTCAAAAATATACGAGACAAATATAATAAGGTAAGAGCTTCTATTCAGTCCAAAGGCACCCGCAACTGCCATAAGTTGCTGAAACGGTTGAGAGGACGTGAGAAAAGATTCGCTACCATCGTGAATCACAGTATTAGCAAATGGCTTGTTGCGAAGGCCAAGAAAGAAAACAAGGGTATCGCTATCGAGGATCTTAAAAATATCCGATTCGGCATGAACTCCAAAAGACGAAACAAAACATTTCGAAGAAGAAGTAACTCGTGGAGTTTTTATCAGCTTCGTTCCTTTCTTGAATATAAATGCAAGATGAATGGAGTTAAGATCATTGCCGTCCCTCCGGCTTATACCTCGCAAACATGCCATGAATGCAAACATATAGGTATTCGCAATGGGAAGCGATTCCATTGTAAATATTGTGGCAATATTGCAGATGCGGACATTAACGCTGCTAGAAATATTGCTACATGGGGGTATGTAAACACCCATGAAAGATGGGAATTGTTGTCGTGTTCTATACATGATGATATTTCTACGTCTAAAGCCCATAAATCTTTAGTTTACGGGTAGTTTACGCCTTTTTCTTTTTATAACTTTTATTGAACTCCATAAGGCTCATAGCCCTATATCTTTTAAGCCTATTAATCTTACCCTCAGTCCAATCTTGATCCTTGAAGTTGATGATCGTATTGAATATCTGAGCCAGCTCTCGGATATTAAAATTCCTGTTCTGTATTTTTTTATAGAATCCGGACCTACTATACCCTAACTTGGAAGCCAGATAAGTCTTATTAGATAATGTGAGGACACGATAAATCGTACCCTCCATCTTACTTATCTCCATCAACTTCTCGGCTATGGACGACGTGGTTTCGTAGCTAGCCTTGTTGCTTACTATCCTCATGCTTCTCCGGGTTCCTGATCTTACCGTCAAACTCATAGAAATCCATCAACTTCTTCTCCTCCTTAATACAGGTTACCACGAAGTCTGATATAGTCCCTTTCATGCCCTCCTCGAAGTTCTTCTTGGCATGATCAAGATCATTGGCCCGAACGATGTAGTTAAACGCCTTGCGTTTCTCATTGCCCGATTTCTCGTCTATCGTAATATAATCAGCTGTGACCTTATAGAACCGGTCTCCATCCATGGCAAACAATTCCGCTATCCTGAATCGTTTGATATCAACGCTAAACTCACCGGAGATAAATGGTCTCATCTCCTCTATGATCCTAGCCTCACACTCGGTATAAGAAAGGGCATCTACTAAATACTCTTCCTTTACCTTCTTCTTCATGCCGTTCTCGGCATCGGTCTCATAAGAAACCGTACATTTAAACCAATTATGCATCTTAATCTATATTATTGTTAAACAATGGGTAATCCTTTATCCCTTCACGAATATATCTTTCTGTATCACCATCCACGTCATAAGCCTTCTTGAAAAATATCATAGCCTTGTCCGTATCGTGATCCACCAACGGAAGATATTCCTTTACGAAAAGAACTTTAAGATGGTTCATATGATCGATCTTGCGCCTTACATCAATTACTTTTGACCATATCTTGGCACGGATTTCACACATCTTTTTTGTGTTCTCCTTATATTTATCTACCTGATTTTTATATTCCTTCTCGATCTCATCGTTCTTATCCTTGATAGACTTATAGGCCACCTCATCTTTCGTGTCAAACATTGGGATATGTTTGATATTGATTATATCCAACTTATTATATATCTTCTCATTGGATATAGTGAAATCGTATGTAGTCTTGTATAAATCAAACTTACTTAAGAACGTAGCTATTTTAATAGCATCATTCTGATCAAGAACGGCTATACTCAAACCTTCTAAATAGTAGAAGAAATGTGATGGAGAAATAGGCTTATAGTCATATGTCTTCATGATTGGAGGCTCATCTATGAACCTTACACCTTCCTCCGCACATCTTGTTACGATCAATTTCTCTACCTGTTCGTCAGTAAGATTATATATCTCCTGATCGGTCATCTTATCAATTGTCTTCATCATCCTCATCCTCCGACATCGTTATAGCCTTTGTAAACTTTTGTTTATAAACCTCACTCATAAGGCAGTCAAAAGTCCTATCATCTATACTAGCCATAGCACTGGCTTCTACCATAAGATCCATCTCAATGTTCTTTACCGAGATTTCATAGTTATCATCATCTTCTTTATAGAAAATAACTTTACCACCATACTCGAAACCATCATCCTCGGCCTTAACCATATCGATGATCTTCTCTAACTCCTTTACAAATTTACCCTTTTTCATATGTGTAATTTTTATGTGTCTACAAAAGTAGACATTTTGTTTTTGAATTAAATTAAATAAATATTATTAATAGTTAATACTATCCTTTCTCCTATCATTCTCCAGTACAACAGCACCGCGAACAAAAATCCAGTTGTTCCGACTCAGGCTTCCCTTGAAATTTCACCGCCGCCCTGTACCATAACGGAGACAACACCCTTATCTTTTCGGGAGCAGCCGGCGTCATGAGTTTCATGTTTAATGTTATTTAATGTTTTAATCACCAATCTCCTCTATCATTCGTATTGTGCCATGACCATCTGTTTCGCGAAATCTTTGTACGCCACTATTTTTCGCAGGTTTGCTCGCATTCGTATTTCCCCGATACCGCCGACCGGAGACAAGGCGCCTGTATTAACACCTCTTCCCATGTTTATTCCTCCTTGTTATATAATTGCTTGTTTTTATATTCCAACATCCTTCCCATCCTCTTTAACCCAATTAACTGTATCGCAATACCAACAATACCCTGTCTTGGAATCCTTTTTATGAGAATGGGATCCACATGTGGCGCACCAATAATTATCATCCATATTGTATGTATAACTTTCATCCTCATGCATTTTGGCTATTCTAGCTACCCTATCCTCCAGCAGATCCTTTAGATAATGGCATTCGTAAGGTCTATCCTCTTCCTTTAATATATAAATATCGATATCCATCATGCTCCCCATCCTGTCCGTACACATACACTCGGCGGCATGGCGCACGTTCCCTTCCGGCATCCCCGGGACTATCTCCCGGATCACCGCCTCCATCTTCTCTTGGTATTCGGTGTCTACCTTGACCACCAAATCCTCTAATTTATCTATTAAACTCATGATCTTTTTACCTCTTTATATATAACGTCTATATCATCTTTCCTATCTACATCAATACAATGGGTATCCTTACAGTAATAATTCTTACTATTATTAAATACGCATCCTTCACAACTAGCATCACTGGATTCAACCACCTCCAGTTCTACTTCTTTCGAACCAATATTATATTTAAATATAGAGCCTATCTTATGATACCCTATATTCTCCAAAGTTATACTATTATTTATCATATCCTCATGTCTGAATACGCTGTTAATAAAATCAAGCATCTCATCATTGAATGATCCGCTTTCTTCTTGCAGCTCCCTACATTCATCCTCGGTCAATCCACAAGAAGACACCAGTTCCTCTGCGGCCTGCGTCCATCGCCCGTCGTGAGCCAGCTCCTGAACCGCCAGCCATATCCCTTGGTTCATGCCCTCCATTCTTGCCTTATCTAAAATATCCTTATCATTCATATCCTCAATCATTTATATCCTTGTTTCTTACAATAATCTCTATATTATCCAACATCTTATCTCGTAATACCTTTTCTACCATCCTTGAAACGATGTTAAAATCTCTGTTTTGAAGCTCATTCTCCACCATAACCTTAATCCACCGCTCTAAATTATTATCATTCCCGTAAGTATTACGTATACACCTCTCAACATATTGTCTTATATCAGATCTAATTGCATTGATTATATCTTCCTTCGTAAGCCCAAGCTCATTATGGATATAATTCTTTATCGCTTTATATTCTTTACTTGTTTTTGTACTCATATTTATCCCTCCTATTCAGTCATTTTTTTTAACAAAATTTTCCCATAACATATCAACATCATTGTAATGTCTACAACAAGCATTCTGTATTCTTTCTATCAACGGGATGAACCATAACTGAGTTATTCCGTAACGAGTTTGAATTATTCTGCATAGGTTTATTTTTATTATCTCCATATCATCAATACTAGGAGATGTGTTGTTATCATCACATCTATCTAATATTGTTTGAATTGTAGCCAAATAATGATCCATGTCTTAAATTGTTAATTATATTACCATCTCCCATTTCCCGGCGTAAACAGTATCTCCCCTGTCCTCACCCAATGATTCCAGTTATTTTTAAGTTCATCAATATCATACGCCTCAGCCGACTTACCGTTATCAGATCTTTTTATGACCGACATAATACTTTCCGCTTGCACGCTCCAATGACTATAACAGTCTGTCCCGCACCCGCACGCCGTGGCTCTCCCGTTATCGAACTCCCAGACCAGAGGCCGGAGGCCGCATCGTGGACACGGCAACCATTCCATTGGATTCTCCGGCTTCTTGTAAGCATCCATACATTGCTCCATTACATTCCAGTGCTCACGCTCTATGATCCTTTCTTGTGAGTCTTTTGACAGCTCATCAAACTCATACAGTTTTAATACAATCTTTTTCATAATCCCTCCTCTTTTAATATAATTAGATCCCTAACGTCAATCGAATGACATACGTACCTCCTTATGTTCACGCTTAGGGATGATCGTGGCTATTCTCACGAACCACCACAATCCAGATTCAGATATCATTCATCCTTTATCTTTACGAATGGGTTTTCTACATAAAACTCCACTACATCCTTAGATTTTATAGATGTCACTATACCGGTGGTATCCACAAATCCATCTGTTTCATCCATTGTCAAATCTTCTATTTTATCTCCCGGCAGAAAACAAAGATTATAGTCTTGATCAATATACATAATCATCTTTAACCTAACCATGTCATCAATGATGCCTTTCATTCTCTCCACGACATCCAATTGATCATTACTAAGCATTAATCTACTTTTTGATGATTCCACTAACCTTATGTCTCCATTCCTGTCAACTACAGTTAAGTCATTGAATTTATACACATCTTCACGTGTTCTGTAATATGTTTCCTTACAATAAATTTTTCCTTTATCATCTATTTCAACATCAAAATATTCCAACTTATCCTTGACAGCTCTTCCGTTTTTGTATTTCCACACATCACCTATTGGAATGAACCCATATAATGACTCAAAAACATCATATATTGATAGTCTTGTCTTAGGAATGCTCTCGCCCTTTTTAAAACATTCTTCGGACGAATAAAATAATTTCCCATCTAATGTCTTCTCAGTCCTACATCCTCCCCATGTTCCTACATATCTAACTACTCCATATGTAAAACTGATCAAGATCTTATCAATCTCAAACCACTTTAATCTTCCTGACATATCGTCAAAAAGATATCCACTCTCTAGATAAACCGATAAACATTCTCTAATTTCCATAACAATTTATTTTTTTTAATTAAACAACATCATTTGCCTTGATCACTATCCGTATCAATATTATGAACAAGCTCATATAGATCATAATCACTACACTCTGCTAAACATAAAGAGAAGACGTTCCTGTCGTTAATCAGGAAATAGCTATCTTCTAATATGAAGATAGATCTTCCTACCTCTAAAAAACAGTCCCATAACTCATTGCCTCTTTTATTGCCAAACACTTTCTGAAAAGTATGACGATCTGCCTTATTCTCGAATTTACGCATCCGTCTAATCCACTCATATCCGTGCCTCACTAAATCCAAGCCGCCGGCTTCATCGAAGCTCCCGTTTTTATCAATCCATTTATTTACATCTATCAACATACTCCCTTATAATATTACATTAAACAACTCGTTTAACCTATCTATCTCACTTAGGTATTCATCTTCTTTATCAAATCTAATTTGCGTCCCTCCCTCCAATCCAAAGGACAGGGTAAAGGATATGACCCAGCCCGATCCGTCCACGGCCTGCCCCTTGGGAACCCAAGACATCACCGCTTTCTTGGATATCCACCATCCCCCTATCTGAACGAAATCAGGATAGTTGTCCATTAAATACACCATCTGACTAACCATCTTATTAACATCATCAAAAGGCACTATATGATACTTGTTTCTTATCCTGACCTTCAAGAAGGGGTTATCCATATTATATGCCGCAAATGCTGATATCACGGAACTAGGATATCTAACCCCTTTTATTATCACCCATTTCATATATAACATCTCCTCTTTACATTAAACTTCCGCCATCTCATCTGAAGACTTGTTTTGATTATTGATAATATCAAGCAACTCATCCCATGTCCTCTCAAACAATTGTCCATTATTAACTCCACAACACCCACATCCACTAGAAAATACTGGAATCATACTCCCATCGCACATCCTAACGAATTTATACCCTATATATTCATCACATAATGAACATCTTCTTACTGGAAGAAATCTTATTCCATTTTTATTAATGATACTTATTAATGTCTCACGATTCATATTGTTCTCTTAATTTACGTTTAACCCATTTAACTATTAATAAATACTTTTGCCTCTGAGATAGACATAAATCTATCAGGAAGCTCAATATGCCCATTAAATACTTTTACATACAATGGAGATGAATAAATTCTATATCCTTTGTACTTTGTATTTATTTCCGGAAGATTTGATTCTACTCTTATTGTTTCCTCGCTGTCGAATATAATCTCATTTGCCATCTTTCTTATGTGCGCTAAGACCTTGCCTTTCTTTACAAGCACACTATTGACGAATAATTCATATCCGTCATCCATTTTCATTATTTTTATTTCCATTTCGCCTCCGATTAATTATTTCTAACCAAACGGATAGAACTTATCCGCATTCTCTCCCCCTTCTATGATAAAGTTGGCCAACCCGCGCGTCAAAAGGTTTGCTAGGTTGTCCACCGTCTCCACCTCCTTACAGTTAAACCACGCTACCCTGCTGTAGGTGTCACCTATCCATATCACACTCATACTTCCGTCCCGACTGACCTCCTTCACCAGCCCTATATGGTTTTTAGTGTCCTTAATCACATTTAATTCGTCAATATTTGTAAGCCGAACAAAATCCATCGGCCGTATCACTTTATTCTCGTCCATGTTAATCCTCCTATATTTTTATTCTCTCAATTTGTTCTTAACCTCCTTGACATATTTAGGGGAATGTGGCCCCCTATGCAATCTTATAGCCCGATCTATATCCTTTTTAGGATTGTGGTGAGATTGATATATCTCGAACATTTCCCTAGCCTTGACAGGATTCGTTCTGTCACGATACCTGTACCGCTTTTTCTCTCGTTTAAGGCGTAATATCCTATTAACCTCATCAACGTATATCCTTTTCATTTGCCACCTCCCTAAAGCCCCGGAAGTGGCGTTATACGCTCGATCGTCATTCCTTGACTCCACGAAAGACAGGGCGGCCGCCAGCTTATCCCATACCCGTGCCTCTACCACGGCAGGGCTTGGGGCGTGGGGCAGACCACCGTTCCCTTTTGGCGGTGTCAATACTATCATCGCCGTCACGAGTAAGCATCTTATCATACTTCCTTGTTTTTATAAAACTCCTCTTCAAATCTCACATTATCCACATAATCCTCCATACACTCATGAACAACTATATGAATATCCCCCTCCGCATATGTTACCTCGGACATCAGCCTCTCATTAGTCATCCACCAAGAATAACTATCAATATGCCGTATCTCAAATCCACGACCATGTAACAGGCACATAACATTGTGTCTTAAATCCCTACCCATCATTATACACTCATACACGATATATCCGTTTATATTTTCATGAGACTTTCCGAACGTATAAATATACCTGCTCATCAACTTATACAACTCCCTTGCCACAGGATTCGGGATCGCCTCATCCATATCAAAATCATCACCCGTATCAATAATCTTATCCACGTCCCGTTCATCAATACAAGCCCTAGGCATTCCTATCGTCCGTACATAAAGGCGTGATCGGTGATCCCTACTTAACACTGTCCCGATATACTTTTCTCCTTTAGTGTATCCTATATTATGGTTGCCGGTTATATTAAACATAATTTCATCTCCTATATTAATCTCATCCATATTCAAGATATTTATATTACTTGTTATTCTTTTTATACAAAAAGAGGATATAATGGCATAATATTATGATGTCAAGACGCAAATACGTTATCTATCATATTATCACACATACCCTCCATACAACGCTATTCACGGTATTATATCGTATATGATGCCGCAGGTCATAAATACATCTAATTAACCCTTTTTTAAGGGCTTATTGCCATTTAGGTAACTAGCTATGCCTAATATTTTCGAAATAAGGACTTTTTTAGCCTTATACTCATCGTTTATCCCTATTATCGCATATCTGTATACCATCCCATCCTTCGACACCTCCACGCCCACGTATTTAGGCGCAACGGCATCCCTATGTAATACGATAAACGGGCTTTTGCCGTCTAGCTCATTTATCAACTGATTAAACTGTCGCCTCGTCATCTGATAGTGATATTATTTCCATGTTATAAATACGATCTCTTTTTACCCTTATCTTCTCGCACAGCTCATCGAAGCACCCATCTTCTTCTAACCTACCAACATAATATGATACATTCGATTTAGAGCTTCCTTGAAGATATATATTTCCCCCTATATTCCTTGAGAAAAAATTAGACAAGACCATCTTTTGTCTCTTATCCTTGTTATCCATGTAAGATATAACAACAACCCATAATTCTGGTTCCCGTTCTTTTATCGATAACATAAGATCAAGACTCGATTGACTATTGATATTCCTCCTGCCAGTTTCGTTATAACGTAGAATAATATAATCATTCGCGTTATCATCCTCAACCATTACGACCATAGGACGATTACCCTTCCCATTATCACATAATACTCTCGCCTCTTTTCCGTTACGTAGATATACCTTATCGTAATCTCCGTTTTTGTATATCTCGAAATCAAACTCTATTACCATTTTATTTCCTCCTATTGATATATTGTTGCGTACGACCTTCCTCTATCTTCTCAAAATAAAACTTATTCCCGTATAACCTTGTAAAACAGATGTTATACCCGAAATGCTCCGCACGTCTGATTTGCGCATAACCTCTACTGATGTCCTTATCATCAATCATCGTAACAAAACAATGTGATCCTACCTCTGTGTTTAAAACCAGATTTTCCCAATCTTTTACCTCCATATCAAATCTCCTTAAATAATTTTTTGTTATGATTATCGCTATTATACCATTTATCAATATTATCGTACTGCTTTGGATAAACCCCATAAGACCTACACCACCTAGGTAACGGCCCGTTCAGCACGTCTAACGCCGTCTCAAGGTCAAACGTAGCTTCCTCCTTGACACAGCATCCCGATCCACTTCCACAGCTCGGTATATAAGCTCTACTATACGCTACGCTCATCCCATATTCCCCATGACTCAGATACCCGATGTTAGGCGAATCAGGGAAGGCGTAATATAACATTATGTAATCACCCTTGCTCCAACCCCTGTTATAAGTATCATCCTGCCATGCGAAAACCCTGCAACCGGCCTTCTTTAACTCCTCAGCCGCTTTTCTTAAAATATTATCTCCCATATCATTTATATTTAAATTATGCCAAGGCGCCGGGAACCGACCCCGGACCATATCCGCACACGTACGATCATGGTATTCCTTCCGCCCCGCCAAGGCTTGGTTCAACATTAACAAACTTTCATATCCTCACACATCTTAAAAAAGACCTCTCTTATGATCCTCTTATACAAGATGTATATCTCATCATCATCCTCATCGAACTCCACGCCCCATGAACGTAATAAATATCTAATGTCGCAATTCGCTATATGAATCCTAAATATGGATGGAACGCTCATTATGTAATCCTCAAAAGCTTTCTTAATCCCATCCCTTTTGATATGCTCTCTATACTCATCCTTGAACACGTTAAGCATAAAAGATAGATATTCCCTATCATATTTAAACTGCTTCCCATAATTATCTGTATCTATATGATCCAGTATATATATTTCTATTGCGTCTCTATCGTATCTTGACATACCTCTTCCTCCTCCTTTTGATATTTTATAACCTTTTTCTCCCCATACGCCTTCGCTAACTGGATAAGTTGACCGGTAAATACCTTGGTACGGTGTCTTACGATCTTATCCACCAGCTCCGGGCATCTGGTTCTCCATCTATAATTAACCTCGCCCTTAGCTTTCTTCTTGTAATACCTGTAGAATGTTACGGCTACTACCACTTCTCCATTCTGCTCGAAAGCAACCAAATCGTAATTGTTGTAAGTTATTTCGTTCATCGTGTAATATATTTTATAAATTCAATCACTTTCTTTGGCAGTGAATCTATATCCTTCACTCTTTTACCAAAATTGTACATATGACTTCTATGCGGATAATAATCTCCCGCATACATCCCCACTCCTAATGGATGGAATGGATCCTCACTACATGAGAAAACAGGATAATACACCACCCCATAACCATCCTTTATATTTTTATTTACATATACTATGGTATATCTATCAGCCACTTCATCGCCAAAATCATATACTCTTACTTTTACTTTCACGCCATCCGCGTTTGTTATAATATTATCCATATATACCTCCTTTGTTGTTCACTATCCGACTAATCTATTTTCCTTCCATATAAGGTGTATATACCATACCATCCCCTATCCATATTTACCACCTCAATATGATGTATATGATAACAACCATTAGCTATTCTGCCGCAATCGGCTATCACCATAGCTATATTCCTATACCCAGAATCAATGAAAACATGAGCCAACCTACATCCGTTAAATATAGATACCTTGATATCGTCTTTCTCTTTTATAATCCTTCTCATATCATATCCTCCTATCAAACTAATCTATCCTTTTACCATAATTAGTATATGACCCACACCATCCACGAGCCTCATTCGACACCCTAATATGATCAATGGGCTTATCCCCGACCATATTATTGGCGTACGATATTACATCCGACATACTTCTGAATCCGGAATCCTTAATGGATTTTATAAGCGTCCTATCATACCCGAATACCAATATCTTCACAATATCTCTTTCTTTCACAGTCCTTCTCGCTCTCATAATATTCTAGCCATAAAATAAACAAACATAAAATCCACCTTATCATAATCCACCCTATGACCGGTTATCTCGAATATAACCCTACGCTTTTCTATAGTCTGTATATTATCTAACTGAATAGCTATGTAAGGATATTTCATAACTTTCTCTCTGTTGATGTTATTCAAAATAGCGTTGACATCTTGCCTGCGAAAATACATATTTACCCCTATGTAGCTGGCAACCAAAAGACATTCGTCTATTATCCCATCTGTATCGAATAACAATAACATATCATCCTTCTCGATAGTATATTCCATATCAAGAATCTTGATACGTTTGCTTCCGTCCTTCTTATCAGCTATAAGAATCTCTATCATATCCTTGTCAGTCGTAAGGACATAATACGCCTCATCCTTTGTAATATTATCACGAAGGTAAGATAGCGCTTCATCTTGTAATCTTAGTAGTTCTATTTCGTCCATATTTATTTCTATTGTTGCCAAGGGAAAAAGGACGGCGCTGGCGACAAGGCCTGTCCAGCCTCCCCGCAGCCGCCCGCATTCCCCTTGGTATTATTCTGCCACCTCTAATTTCCCGTAATAAGGATAAAAACAACCGTCTCGATAAACCGAATATCTGAGCGTTTTATCCTTTGCTTCATAGATGGAAACACAACCGCTGTTATAAGCGTTGGATAGTTCTTTTGCTACAAATCCGCCTATTTGTTTATAGGTTTTAGGCGTATCCCTCAACGGTCTGCCTACATATATTTTTACTCTTTTGCACTTCTTGTCGCCTACGTATATATCCTTTTCTCTAAGCTCCGTTAAATACATGAATCTCATATCAACCGATTTTAAATCCAACATTCCTCTACCTCTATCTCCATATGATCCGCCCAATCACATCTATCAACATCCTCTCCATCCTCAAAGTAATAGTAAGCCCATACCTGTACGCCTCCTACCTCTATATATCCATCACTTTTCCATTCTATCAACCCGTCTTGCCTTACCACGTTGGTAGGCTCAGCCCCTAGCGACAGCAGATTATTTACTATACTACCGCCAAATACGTTTCTTGCTTCTTCTTTCGTCATATCACTATCAGATTTTTAATATTACACTAACGCCAAAGGAGAACAGGGACGGACGACCAGCGGGACCTACTCCACGCCATCGCCGCCCCCGTTCTCCCTTGGCCTCCTACATTCCCACCATCACCCAAAGAAACACACACACCCATACATAAACATACCTCCATACACATAAGATTCCCTTACTATAAAGATACCCTTGTCCCCCTTCCCTATTGTTTCCCGGGATCCCTTATTTCATCTCGTTTTTCCTCGGTTCACATTGATCCCCTTGACTCCTCTTGATTTCCCCTGATTCCCCTGATTCCCCTTGATTCCCCTTGATTTACCTTGATTTACCTTGATTTACCTTGATTTACCTTGATTTACCTTG